AGTTTATTGGACTATTTAAAGCCCTGCTAAAGATCCTGTACAAGTTTCATGATGATGTTATATAATTTTATTAAAATTATGTGTTGGCCAGAAACCCTTAAACATATACTTATACTTATTTTATTTTTTTAATCATTATTAGAACACATAAAGTGTTATTATAGTACTTAAAACCCTGCTAAAGAAACCTGCTCAAGTTTCATTAAGATCTTATACAAAATTATCAATTCGCCAGAAAATATTAAACTAAATTTAGATATGAATATAGTTATCTATTGAATATCTATGTAAATGTCTTTCATAACAATTTATCCCACAATCCCACATATTATAATGTTGTTTTTTATTAAAACATATCCAAAACTCTTGATTATGTCTTTCTGAATTTAATGGATTTGGATAGTTATTTATATTTTTAAATAATATTGGATCTGGCAATGAAGAAATATAAGAACTTTTAGCCCACCAAAAATTTCCTGAATAATGCAATACTGGCTCTTCTCTTAAATCAACACCTACTGTATCAAAATCTATTAATTTATTAATTACATCCTCATGTTTTTCTACTAGGAAATATAACATATAATGTATCCAATCTTCTATACATAGATTTATTTCTTTTCCAACACCTTTCGTATGGATATACATAACATTATAATCTTTATTATCACAACAAAAATCATATAAAATTTTTTGTGTAGGTACTTCAAATAATGTTAAACAAGTATCTACATTTTTAATTATTATTTTATTTAAAATATCATGTGTAAAATATAGTTTATCTATTTCTAAATCTCCGATAAAACATAAATATATATTTTCTATTTTTGAGAGTAATCCAGAACTTTTAATTAATAATAAATACATAGTTAATCTATCATACCATCCATCAAGTAATGCTATATGTATAAAAATAACATTATGCATTTAGTTATATATTAACATGATTGTTACCTTTAAATATTAAGCGTTTATATTTTTATTATATTTTATATATTATAATAAAAATATAATGGCATATATATATAACTATATTCCTAATAACTTAATTCTAAATACTCATAACTATAACTTTTTGTCTAAATCAGAAATAAAAGAATTTACAAATGTTAAGTTTAGAATACAAAACTCAAATTATTTAAATTTTCATACACCGCTAGGTATATATAATAATAAAATTATAAGTATAACTAATAAACAATTATCATTTTTACCAACTGTATTAAATCACTTTATTGGAGATGAATATGGTAATAAACTAAAAGAAACTTATGATAATTTAATTTCTATAGAAAATAATATAGAAATAAATGAGCCAGTATTGTTATTTATGGATTATGAATCAATTACTGGAACTGGGCATAGTTATGATTTAATTTTTTATTTATTATATAATTACATAAACTCTAATTTAAAATTAAAATTATTAGTAGTCAAATCTGATAATAATTATTATAACATATTATTATCTTTAATAAAAACATATTTTAATATAGAATATATATTTATAGAAATAAATCAAAATTATACTATAAAAAATTTTTATTGTTGTCAATCTTATCAAAATATATTTTTTAATGAAATAAAAGAATTTATAAATAATAAATTAATTATTCCTATAATTAATAAATTTGATAAAATAAATATTAAAACATATGATAATATTTATAAATTAAAAACTTTTAATAAAGATAATGTAATTTCAATAACAGCTCAAATACCAAAATCATTTGATAATTTTATTAATAAAAATAATTATTTTAATATTGATGGTATCGATGAAGACTATAGAATTTATTTACTTAATAAATCAAAAAAAATTATTATTAATTTTGGTAGTATGTATTATATTAATATCAATTATTATTTATTATCAAATGATAATAAATATATTTCAGTAATAACTCTACCATATGAAGGTACTAATCATTTTTTATATAAGATTAAAGATAATTATTATGGTCAAAGCATGCCTTCTTATTATACAGGTGGATTTATAGACCAAGTTTATAATAATACATTTTTTTCTGGCGATGTAATTCTAGAATCTTTTTTTGATGAATATATAAGTAAAACAACCTTATTGTGTATCTAATTCCCACCAGGTATGTATTCCTCGTGTTGAAGTATCAATACCGTAAGATTCTAAAAATAACTTTAATGATGGATATTTTGTAAAATTCCACAATCCTTGAGATAATACATGCATGTGTGGAAAAAATAATGAATTTGTGGTACGTAAACTCAATACGGTTTGTTTATTTTGTATAGAATAACAATTTTTATTACGCATAAAATTTAAACAATCAGAATCTTCATTCTGATTTTTAGATTTATTTAAATTATTACAAAACTCTTCAAATATTATTTTATTCCAAATTGCAGGTTGAAAAATATGACTATCCTCTTTATAATAAAAATAATTATTATAACCACTATATATTCCTTCTTGAGTATTCACAATAGAAAAATGTGAATATGATAGTAGGAAGTTGCATTTATACTGTTTCATAAAATTAATCATAGAAATAAGTATTTCTTCAGTAACATCTCCTATAGGTAACCAATCATCATGTAAAAATAATATATATTCATACTGTATACTTTTTAAACAATTATAAATTCTCTTTGTCCAAATCAACGATTCTGAATATGTACAATAAATCCAATTTGTTGGAATTGTTTTTTTTAATTCGAGTTCTGTATTTTCATTTGTTAAAAAAAATATCTGAATATTGTTATCAACATATTTATTAATTAATTTTACTAATATATCCCATAAAAAACTATATTCCGAATTACTATAAATTAATATTGCAATATTATTATTCATATATTAATATGCAATAAAAATATTTTATATTTATATAAATACGTTAAATTATATAAAATATAATTTAACATATTTATATAAGGATGAAGTTTTTTATTGGGCCTATGAGTAAGAATATTGTAGATTCTATAATTTATTTTTCAAACCATAATAATATAGATATTGTATTTATACCAAGTAGAAGGCAAATTGATCATTCCGGAGGATATGTTAATAACTGGACAACAAAAGAATTTTATTTATATCTTAAACAAAATTCATCTAGAAAAATACTTTTAGAAAGAGATCATGGAGGTCCGGGACAGGGTTATATAGATGATGATGGCTTTGATTCAATAAGTGATGATATAAAATATTTAGATATTATACATATAGATCCTTGGAAAAAATATAAATCGTACAATGATGGATTAGAATGGACACTTAAATGTATAAATTTTATTTATTCTAATAATCCAGAAATAGAATATGAAATAGGAACTGAAGAAGGAATTCGTCCTACAACTGAATGTGAACTTGATATGTTTGTAAATGATATAAAGTTGGCATTACCTGAACCAATTTTCAAACAAATAAAATACCTTGTTATTCAATGCGGAACCAAATTACTTGAAAAGGAAAATATAGGAACATTTGATAGTGAAAAATTACAGAATATGTTGAAGGTTGCAAAAAAATATAATCTTACTGCAAAAGAACATAATGGAGATTGGATAGATATGCCTACTGTGAAAAGCAAGGAGTCATTTGGGTTAGAATGTATTAATATTGCCCCAGAATTTGGAGAGATTGAAACAAATGTAATTTTAGATTGTATTAAAAACAATAAAGAACATTTGGAATTATTTTTTCAGGTATGTTTGGAATCTGGTAGATGGAAGAAATGGGTATCAGAGTCTTTCATTCCTGAAAAAAATAAAGAAAAACTTATTAAGATATGTGGGCATTATGTATTTAGTGACTCTAGAATACAAGAAATGAAATCTAAATATTCTGGTATAGATACTAATATTCATAAGGCAATATTAAATAGATTATATGAATTACATGGAATATTTTCGGTAAGAAATACATGTATGTTATGTAATAAACTAGTCAATACATTATTGGATAATGATAAGGAAACTCCTATATGTTATTCATTATTTGATTCACCGCAAAATAATATTATTATCCCTTATAATGTACAGCACTGCCCTGAATGTGATATATTACAAACAAAATATCTAGGAGATTTAGACAGAATATATAGTGTTAATCATATTGATACATTCGGTACAGTAAAACATAATATGCATACATTTTTCGCAAACTTTATAACATCTAACCAGAATCTAAGAAACAGTATAGAAATAGGCGCATGTCATGATTATTTATCTAGAATTTTATTAAGTTCTAATCCAGGAAATAAAATAACAATTATCGATCCATCATTCATAGGAAATCCTACAGGTTTAAATATAATTAAAGATTTTTTTGAGAATGTGAATATTAATTCAATAAATGCAAATACTATTATAATGTCGAGTGTATTTGAACATTTTTATAAACCAAATGATATATTAGAAATATTGAAAAATAGCACTAATATAGAATATATTTATTTGAATCATCCTAATATGGAATATGCGATACAAAATGATTTACATATAAATTTAACAATTGAGCATACATTCTATTTAAATAATAACACGATCGATATACTATTTAATAAATATGGATTTATATTAGGAAAAAAAGAGTATTTTGAAAATCATACGATATGTTATGAATTTATAAGATGTAATACAGGAATTAATATTCTATCAACACCACCATCATCATACATATATTATAAAAACTATATAGAACGTATTAATATACGTGTACAACAAATTAATACAATTATAAGTAATAAAGAATATACCTACTACTTATGGCCTGCATCAATGCATACAATCCCTTTATTTATATTCGGTTTAGATTATAGATGTATAAAGGGATTTATAGATAATTCTCCAAATAAAATAGGAAAATATTTCTACGGATATGATCTAGAGTGTTTTTCATTTAATGAAATCACAACAAACCCTTTAACAAATATTAAAAACTCCTGTTTATTACTTGGCGGTGCAGAAAATTACAGAAAAGAATTAATATTAAATGAGTTTAATGGTTTAGTTATTATTATTTAAACCAAATATATTTAAAATTATAATTCATTAAAATTTATTATTTTTAATTTACTATTTGTTATATTTAATTCATTTAAATATAGACCAGCACCTGTTAATATAATTGTAATATTTTCTCTAGTATTTTCTATAAGTTTATCATTCATACTTTCACACTGTAGATTGTATCCATACATAAACTTCCCTATTTTATTTGGAGAATTATCAAGTATTCCAGCAAGTTTATTCCATTGTAGCCCGTTCATAAATAAAGTAACCGTATGTGCAGATGTAGGCCAAATATAGTATTTTGACGTGCTATCCTGTAGCATAGTATTTAGTTTGTTAATTCGTGTATGCATTCTGTTAAAATAATTAACAGTATCATTGTAACTAGTTATATTATTAAATGTAATATCATTTGATAATACATAATCTTCCAATCTTATGAATTTTAAAAAATAATAATTATTTTTATAATCATATATCTCATCTATTTTAAAACCATATAATTTAAATAACTGCTTTAAAAAATCTAATTCTATATAATATATATGCTCAAAATTTAAAATATTATTTATATCATTATTACAAAAATATTCAAAATTTGGATGATTTAAATAAATATATTGTATATTTGTTGCATCTCTTAATTTTTCAAGAATATTCACAGGATTATAAAAGTGTTCAAAAACAGCGCTCATAATCATAGTATTTCCATTTAATAATTTAAAATCCACATTTTCACAATAATTATTTATAATAGTTAATTTTTCTACAAAGTCGCCCCTATAACCAGGTTCAATTATAGTATATAATATATCTGAATTTTTCATTATTAGTTTAGATAAAGAATTTTTACACGCACCAACTTCAATGGGATTTATTATATACTTATTTCTTAAAATAAATTCAGAAAACCCTTCATTAATTTCATTTTTAGTACTTCCATAATCATCTACATGATTATTTCCATAAATTGTATTTATATCTCCAATATAAAGTGTTTGAATAATATGACATTTATTACAAGATATTATATTAAAAGGAATACTAACAGCATCATTTTTAATTTCATTAAATAAACTAAACGATAAATAAGTTGAATAGTCATTCTCAAAATATTTAGTAAACTCTTTGTGTTTACATATAATACATTCATCGCGCACTGTATAAAAAGAATTCATTATATTAAGATATACTCCCAAATCTTTAGGTTATAACCTAAAGATTTGGGAGTACACATATATTATATGAGTGCTCCTAAAACTATATTTTGTGATATTGATGGAACTCTAGTAGAACACAAAGGAAGCATTATCAAGAATTTTCAAGAAGATTCTGTTATATTAAATAATGTAGTTGAAACTATTAAACAATGGGACAAATTAAATTATAAGATTATTTTAACAACTGGAAGAAAAGAATCAACAAGAGAAGCTACTCAAAAACAATTGTCAAGTCTAGGAATTGTCTATGATACTTTAATTATGGGATTGCCAAATGGAGACCGTATTATAATAAACGATAAAAAAACAAATAGTCCGAGAAACACTGCATATGCTATTAATCTTGTACGTAATGAAGGTTTACAACATGTTGATCTATCATCTAAACATGTCACAATTCCTGATTCATATTTTTTTACGAGAGTTGAAAAACCTTGGGGATATGAAGAACTGATTGAATGTAATGATAAATATGTAGTAAAGAAGCTATTTATGAAAACTGGACATTCATGTAGTATTCAATATCATAAGTTAAAAAAAGAAACAATTATGGTATTGAATGGTATTCTAAAAATCTCAACAGGTTCTTCCCTTGAGACTCTTACATCTAAATTATATAATACAGGTGATACAATTACAATTGAACCTTATACAGTTCATAGAATGGAATCAATTGAGGATTGCTTATATACAGAAACTTCTACAAATGAATTATGGGATGTTGTACGTCTACAAGATAATTATGGTAGAACTTAGGATAGAGCAATATGTAAATTTAATTTACCAAAATAAAATAGAAATTTAGAAAGATTTCCTGTATATAAGGGTGCCATGTTTAACCAAATAATAGCTGTTAAAATTTCTATCTTTTTTAGATCATAATTATGTTCGTTTATAAACTTGTTATATTCATCTAATTGTTTCATTAACATATAATTACATTTTAAATCAATATAAATAGAAGATTCATTCTCTTCTACTGTAAATAAATTATTGACTATATTTTTGTGGTTAAAAATTATATTATGACGTAGTTTTGCTAAATCATAATACATGTCTCCATAATATAATTCTTTATCAAATTCTTGTCTCCAATCAAGTAAAATAAATCCTTTTTCAGTTTTTATTATATTATCTAATATAAAATCACCATGAAATTTATAAAATATATCTGTATATAAATTTGCAAATGGGGTACATTTTAATAAGGAATCTATTGACCCAATATTAATTTTATTTATTATATTGACTTCAGTAGATATAAATGGTATTTTATTAATTCTATCTATTGTCTTATTATAATAAAAATTCTCACATGATAAAATAAACCTTGAATCTATACAAGGATTTATCCATAAATTATTTTTAGCCCATTCTAATAATTTTATAATTTCACCATAGCCTTTATATTCTGATAATACTATACCAGAAACATATTCCATAGCCATAAAATTATCTTTATAATTTATAATTTTTGGTGCTAAAGGATAAAGATTCAATCCACGTTTTACCCTTTTTATATTTATATCACTATTATAAAAAAATTTTATTACCATGTTATCTAAAAAACATAATGATTCATCATTTTTTTCTAAAATATCATATGATGACTTAAATACTTTACATATATTACTATAACTAATAAGATTACCAGTATCATAATATTTATCAACAACTTTATATGAAAATATGGATCCATATTCTATCATTTTTGATAAAGAATGAATATCGCTTAATGATGTATTATTTTTATCATTTTCATATAACTCATCCAATATTCTCCAAAATATATTATAATCATGAATATATACGATTCCAGTATATATATAATCATTGTATTCATACCCCTTTTCATAAATTTGACTTACAATATTATTAGTTACAGTAATACTTGAGTATGACATATAATCTAAATGTTTTGATACAAATATTGTATTTTGTGTTAAAGGTTGAATTTTTTCAAGGAGTATACTATCACAACAATGAAATATAAATGGTTCTTGTATCTGTGCTTTTGCACATAACATTGAGTATCCTAAACTTGATCCAGGTCCTTGATAACAATCTACTTCTATAAATTTTATATCACGATTTGGATATGCAAGTATTAAAAAATCTCTAACAAAATTACCAAAATATCCTAGTGTTATCACAAACCGTGTTATTTCTGGGTATGATTCTATAATATGACAGATGGCATATTTATCACCAACCTTTATAAGTGATTTATTTGTATATTTACTATGTTCTTTAAGACGACTTCCAATACCGCTCGTAGTAATTAATACAAGTGACATTATAATATTCATAGCGATTCCTTTTTAAATATAAATAATATATCATCAAATCTATTTTTTATTTTCCTTAAATCTATAATCTCTAAAGTAAATCCTTTAAGCTTAGAAATTGGTTCTAATACATTTTTTAATATATCCATATTATCCTGATGAACATCTTCAATAATATAATATCCATTTATATTTACAAAATCTGAATAATCTTTGAAATGACATATCTGATCATCTAATAGATGTGATGCATCTTCTATAATAATTTCATATTTTTTATTATAATGATTTATAATTGAAGGTAATTTAGCATCACCAAAAATCATATTTATACGATTATTTTGTTTATATACTGGTATACAATTATCATGTATATCAATACCATAAATAGTAGCATTTTTAAAATATTGTGTATATAAATGTAATGATGTTCCAGAATCAAATCCAATTTCTAAAATATTTATCATATGTGTTTTAAATTTATTTAAATATTTTTCATATATAGGACCATATGAATGAGATGTATTTTTATCAGTCCCATATGATGTATTAATACTTCCATATTTATCACATAATTCTTGAAATGACATTATATATTATAATATTTTCAATGCTTAAAGTGCCGATATGAATATATATATATATAATGAAACTTATTTTCTTTTACTTAACAGACGATAGGAGACACTATACATTTTCCCATTTTACAAAATTATTAAATAAATCAATTAAAAAGAATGAATGGACGTTATTAATTTTAACCCATTCAAACGATGAACAATTCTATACAGAAGAATTGAAAAAAACAACAATTAATTCTAAAATTGTGAATGTACATCCTCATGATAATTATATGCAAAAAGTAAGGCTTGCAGTAAGGTTTGCAGAAGAAAATAATACTCCTTATTTATTGAAATGTGATAATGATATATTTTTAACACCACAATCACTAGATTATATGATAGATAATCTATCAATACTTGATAATAATGAATATCTAACATTAGGACCAACATTATCATCAGGAATACCTGGTATAGAATACTTTATGAATCAATATCTTTCAGAAAGTGAACAAAACATTTTAAGAGATAAATTTCTAAAAACTAATTTTTTTAATCGTGATGGTGCAGAGTATACTATTCTTAATAAGCATACAGTTGAATCAACATCATGGAATAGTATGGATTTTTTTAATAGTATTAAAAATCTACAACACTATTATAAAGGCATTCACCCAATTCGCATGAATTATGATGCAATTGACTATCTAAATACTTGTATATTAAATAACAAAGAAAAATTTTTTAACACACTTCCTTCTGCACTTATATTAAATGATACATCACCGTATTTATGCGATAGTATTTTTTGTATACGCACAGATGTGTATAAAAAAATTATTTATGATAATTCTCTTTTTGTAGATTCTTATGATGAAGTTCCACTTAATAAATATGCTTGGAAGGAATTAATGAAACATGCTTTTGTTGAAAATGGATTTGCAATACATATTTTATATAATTGGTATAATAATATACATCAATATGAACATGAATTTACTGAAAAATTATTCTCATAATACTATAATTTAAAGAAACAGAATATATATAATCTATGGATTTTACATTTGGTATTATTACAGGTGGTAATGCAGATAATTTTATTTCAAAAATTGTTGTATCGATAGAAGAGCAGGAAATACCAAACTATGAAATAATTATTGTGGGTAACACTAATATATCAGGAAATAATATTAGTGTTATAAAATTTGATGAAAATATTAAACGTATATGGATTACAAAGAAAAAAAATTTAATTTGTGAAAAGGCTAAATATGAAAATGTAGTACTATTGCATGATTATGTTTGTTTAGATAAAGATTGGTATAAAGGATTTTTAAAATTTGGAGATAATTTTCAATATTGTATTACAAAAATTAAAACTATAGACGGGAAACGATTCCGTGATTTTACTTTATTTCCGTATGGATTAGAACCCCTATTTCAAGATAATTGTTTATTTCCATATTTATATGAGCCTTCTAATGATATAAAAAAACTTATGTATATTTCAGGAGCATATTATATTATTAAAAAAAATATTGCATTAACATATCCCTTAAATGAAAATCTTTGTTGGGGAAATGGTGAAGATGCTGAAATTAGTCAACGCCTTGCAACAAATAATATTCATATAGTATGTAATTCTTATAGCAGTACATCATTATTAAAAGATAAAGATAAATGTCATTGGGAAATTGAATTAACTGATGAACAACTAAAACAACTAGAAGGTTTTAGTAAAAACATTATAGATAACTTTTTTAAAAAACAGAAAAATCATGTTCGTAATTGGATTTATTCAGTATGTAATATAACATATTTGCCCTATTAAAGCCTATTTAATTATATAATTCATAAGATGGATTATAATCAATACACAGATTATGTATATTCTATTTGTAAAACAAGAGATTTATCATCTTTTAAAACTAATCCGAATTATACTTGGGTTTTAGAACATGTCAATAAAAAACAAGGAAATGAATATATTTATTATATTAAAAATAAAACCAATATCACAGAAAATGAAATTAAAGAATTCTGTACACTAAATGATTCTATTGGAAATCCTAATAAAGAAGACTTTGGTTTTGTAACTTGTTCGCCAACAAGTTTACGTTATATTTTTCATGCTCATCTAATTCTTACACATATGAGTTCTCTAAATTTATCATCAATAGATATAGTTGAAATAGGTGGTGGATATGGTGGTCTTTGTTTAGCTATACATCATTTTTCTAAAAAATATAATAGTAGTATTAATAGTTATTCAATAGTTGATCTTCATACTATTTCTAATCTTCAAAAATTATATCTATCACAATTAATACAATCATTAAACATAAATTATATAGATGCATCAACGTTTGGCAGTTCTATTTTAAGCCAAAATATGTTTCTTGTAAGCAATTATTGTTTTTCAGAAATTTCAAAAGAATATCAAGCAAAATATATAGAAGTTTTATTTCCGAAAGTATCACATGGATTCATGGTATGGAATATGATACCTACATATGATTTTGGGTTTAAATTTATTGAAGAAAATGAATACCCTAATACAGGAGAATTTAATAAATATATAAAATTTTAATATTACATACTTATTAGCTTAAAATATTATATTTATCTAAATAATGTTTCACAGTCTTACCATCAATAAGCATATTCTATGGTATAGTATATATATATTTGTTTAAATCATAATTATTTTGATAATTTAAAGAAGATATTATACTATTAATAGATATATTAATGATAACAATTTTAATACCTCTATATAATGGAATTGAATATCTTCCAGAAGCCATTCAATCTATTTTATCACAAACATATACTTCATGGAAATTACTCATAGGTATAAATGGGCATGGAGATACTGGTGGAGATATTGCTATAAAGGTTAATGAACTTGTAGGTTCTGACTCTCGTATAAAAGTTATTATACAATCATCTGAAATAAATAATAAATCAAAAAGTCTTAATAATTTAATCAAATATGTAGATACTGAATGGGTTGCTCTCCTTGATGCCGATGATATATGGCTTCCTACAAAATTAGAAAAACAAGTAGAAATTATACAATCATCTCAATTTGAGGTTATTGGTACACAGTGTGAATATTTTGGAAGCTTAACAGGATCCCCCAATATACCTTATGGACCTATTTCAAGAGGTTATACATTACATTTGAATCCCATTATTAATAGTAGTGTTGTATTCAAAACAAAGTATGCATACTGGAATGAATTATTATCTAAAGAAGGTTATGAAGATTATGAATTGTGGTTACAGTTAGATTTTGCAGAAGTACAAATGTATAATATTTCAGAAGTTCTTGTAAAACACAGAATATATCCTCAATCATTTTTTAACACAAAAACATCTGATATTACACCACTTAAAACAAAATACAAAAAAATATTTTCAGGTGAAATGACTTGTGTTGTAACTGCTTATTATCCTGTACCATCAGGAAAACATAGTGTTCGAGATTATAAAGAATGGTATACAAAATTCTTTCAATGTGTAAATTGCCCTGTCATATGCTTTTGTCCAAAAGAAATTATAGATGAATTAAAATCTGTAGCAAATGAAAATGTAGAGTTTATTGTTCGTGACTTTTATTCATTTGAAATGATGTCAAATGAACAAATGATTAAATGGAAGGCATGGCATGAAATTGATCCTGAAAAATTTAGACATTCACCAGAATTATATGCTATATGGGCAGCAAAACAAGAGTTTGTTCGAGAAGCTATAAAAATTTCGAACTATGATATTTATGTTTGGTGCGATATTGGTTGTTTTCGCACTATACGTCCTGGTAGTTTTGATTTTACATATAAATATATTCAACCTGGTAAAATTACATGTTTAAAACTTGATATATATAACACAATCGGTGGTGGTGTATTAGCAGGTGATAAAAATGCTTGGAATATTTTTTATAAAAATTTTACTAATGAATTAAATGCAAATATAAATGGTAAGGACCAAGTCATATACAAACGTATATTGAATACTAATAATGCGGTATTTATAGAACCAAAAGATAATTATGGTGATATATGGTTTTATTTAACATATATATTTTCAATGTCCACTATAATAAATTAATTCAGGATCAATAAACATATTTTGGTATCCACGATTATACATTGTTGCATGAAATGTACTATGTTCACAAACAACAGGATAGTTATATCCACTATTATTATAATAAAACAATCCATCATTGCCAAATAAATACATTCCTACAAGGCATCCATCAATACAAGGTCCTTTTATACTAGTTGGTAATTTTTCTTTAAAAGATTTTACAAGTTCTCTATTAAATATATCAAGATCATTGGTAGGTATTGCTGAATAACGATTATTTCTTAAGCAATACCCCTTATAGATACCCATTCCAGCAAATCCAGAAAACACTTTTACAGTATTATTAATATGAATTGTTGGTAAATTCCAAAATGAATCTCCAAGTAATTCTGGACCAAATGGTCTATCTATATTACGAAGTGCATATAAATCATAATAATTTCCTTGTGAATTTATTCCATTTGCTAATAATACATCTACATTATTAGGAAAATTTTGTATACGATTTTTTATTATATGTATATTAAAAGGGCGAACTATATCTGAATCAAACATTAATATTAAATCATTATCTTCATATCCTATACTATTAATCATATCTAGTAACTTATTCCTTGCTATTGCAATCAATTCCATACGACACGGTTTCATATCCCATGTATTTGCCTTTGTAAGATTAAGTAGTTCTTTGTTTGTATAATCTTCACATAGTATATGAATATTTGATGATAGATTTTTAATTTCTTTAAGAAGATTTTTAGTATTATCTGTACTATTATTTTCATATAAACATATATTTGTTCCTGGAAATACTTCCAGTATATCTTTTAATGTTGAATATAATACAGGGATATTTCTTTCAATATTTTTACAAATTGTTCCAATAATTAACTTCATATACTAGTATTAATTTAAAGATCTTTAAATTAATACTAGTATATTATGTCTGAATATGAAAAAGGTATTATTCCTATTGTTATGGGAGGATTAGGTAATCAAATGTTCATTAATGCGGCTGGGTATGTAGTCCATAAATATACTAAATCACCACTATACATTCTTCAAAACACACTAGAAAATAATAAGCATAATAAAAATAACCATGATTATAATAAAAATATATTTAGATATTTAGGTGTTCACCTTCCTTATCAATATAATGATGATAATTTTAAAAATTCATTAAAATATACTACATTTAGTTTTGTTCCTGCTTTTAATAAGTGGGAACCTGAATTAATAAAACCTGGTACAATATTATCTTATTCATATTTTCAATATTATCCTTGTTTAGAACCTTTTGAATATGATTTACGTGAACTGTTTTTAAAAGGGCTTGAAGATTATCTAATAAAACTAGATAATAAAGATTATTCAAAATGTGGATTTCTTCATATTCGTCGTGGAGATTATTTAAATCATCCTGATATACATATTAATCAAAGTCTAGACTATTATAAAGATGCTGTAAAAATTTTACAGGAAAAAGGAGTTCAAAAAATAATAGTAGTTTCTGACGATAATGATTGGGTAAGATCACAAGAATATTTTCATTTACCTATTTTTGAAATATATAACTCTGTTGATGAATTAGATACACTTGCCCTTATAATAAAATGTTCTGCTGGTGCAATTTGTGCAAATTCAACCTTTAGTTGGTGGGGTGCATTCTTAGGTGCATTTAGTCTTCGTAATCCTGTTGTTGTTCCAAAGAATTGGATAGCTCGAGCAGATACTTCTAACTTATTTCCTAGTGAATGGATTGTCATATAAAGATATTGTAGTTTATGATATAAGAAATGGACAAGATTGATGCAGTATATTACATTAATCTTGAGTATCGTACCGATCGCAAACAAGAATTTCTCGAATGGATTCATGAATCTGGATTTCCAGAATCAAAACTTCATCGTATTCAAGCTGTTCATACGCCTGAAAGAGGACATATTGGTTGCTTACTAAGTCATGTAAAAACTCTAGAAATATTCTTAGAAAGTTCATTTTCAAATTGTATTATATTTGAAGATGACTATATGCCTTTACAACTTGAAGGATTCTGGAATCATTTTTCAGAATTATTTTCTTCTGGAAAAGAGTTTGATCTTGTTATGTGTTCCTATAATGTATTAAAATCCGAGGAGACTGATGTACCGTTTTTACGAAAGGTACATGAATCATTTACAACTTCTGGATATCTTATCACACGTAATCTTGCAAAAGTATTGATGGAACATTGGAAGGAAACTATTCGTTTAGCACTAGAAGAAGAAGAAAGAACCAGAATGAAAACACATACATATACAGCAGATGTATCATGGCAAAAACTCATGCCTCATTATAAGTGGTATTGTTTTTATCCACGTATTGGAATACAACGACCATCTTTCAGCGACTTACAAGGACATTATACAAATTATAATGCTTAAGAGGAATATCTTACTAAAAGACCTTGTAAGCTAGGATGGTGTATAAAGGCATTCACAGTAGCTGTTAAATTACGTTTTGCAGAATTCTTTAGTTTATCATAATAAAATGCTACACTTCCATCAGATCTAGGTCCTATCCAAATTCTATTCTTTCCTGTACGTGACATACGAAATAACTTTTCTGCATTTTGTAACGCATACGCTAGTTTTTCAGGTTTATTCGGATTTAGAAAATCATAAAGTTGCTTTATAAACTCTTCTTTTTTAGTAATCATATCCTCATAATAAATTAGTAACTTAGGACCCTTAAAATCAACATAGTACTTTACCATTGATGCATAGTTTAGACAGTGTCTTTGTAATTCTTCTTGATTTGTTAAGATTCCATCTTCTAAGGTAAATAAATTAACACCTACTTGACGTACAAGAACTTCCTTTGGATTACGAACAATTAAGATTAGTTGTTCTACTGCATTACTATTTTCAGGAACAGCATGTTCCTTTCTAAAAATAGGTTTTGATGCTTGTGTTATATTAAAAGGTACAGGTTCTTCAAAAATTGCATTACAGATCGGTACATCTCCTTCTGCTCCTCTCCATCCTAGTGTTGGGCGTTCACTTAGTAATTCTATAAAAAAACGTACAAGATGATTACCTGATCCAACATAGGATAGTAGTATATTATTTGTCATTCTATATATATACTAATTTGTGTAAGGTTTAAATCAAGAATTTCTTGCACATATATCTACAATTGAGTTTATAATATTTGAAAACATAGTATAAGGTGGCATATGAAAGTCTACATAGTATTTTGATACTAACTTTGATATAAGACTGTTTGAACATTCAATCCATTCTTGTGGTCTACCACGGTCTAATCTAGGAATTTCCTTTGACCATGCTATAAGTCCAACACGTTCAGGGTTTGTTACTTGCCATTCCTTTACACGTTTATATAATTCTATTTGATCTGTACACCATCCTTTACCACCGTGATTTCCATCCGAAGGATATATAGTTGACCATTCTAGTAACTTATTTCGTATATCTTCTTCTGTTTGTATATTAAATAAGTCACTCCATGTACTAGGTGTAGCTCCAACATAACACATATACACTTGTTTTTCTTGTTCATCTATTCCTCGCAAGGATACAAATTGATTTGATGTAAACTGTTCAAAGCCATGTATAAAACAGTCAGCTTGAAGAGGTAGTATATCCATATCACTAATCATAACTGCACCACTTGTTTTTAACAATGCTGGATATAGTAAACGAATACATTGTGCTTGTGTTGCAGTAGGCCAGTTTGGAATGGCTTTGAAAAAACGTACAGCTGGATCATTTTGTAAGGATTCTGGTAAGGTATCACCTACATATACCATAATACAAGGAAGTTTTACTATTCCCCACCAAGCGGTTTTTACAATCGGCCAAAAATCTAAATATCTTGTAGACTCATTACATGCTACTAGTACACATGATACATTCATCCTACTAATATTTTATAGAATATTCTTAAAGTATTCTATATATTTAAAGATTTTTTAAATATTCTAAAATAATGACAACACTAGTCTTATATTGCTATAAAGAGACACATGATACTATGAAAAATATTGAATATTTTATTGAATATGGTATTAATAGTTCAGCCGATTTTGTGTTTATTGTAAATAATAATATATGTTCAGTTACATTCCCTCCAAATGTAACAGTTATAAAACGTGAAGAAGATGAATACGATCTTATAACATATAAGTGGTATTTTGATACATATAAACCCGAATATAATAACTATTATTTTGTAAATAGTAGTTGTATTGGCCCATTTTTACCTTCTGTAGTTTCAGAAAATTGGATTAATTTATTTAACAATAAATTAAAAGAATATGACCTTATCGCACCAATTATAGAATTTCCTCCTGATTCCTGTGGATATAGTTTAATTAAAACTAGTTTCACTGATAAAAATATTCCCTTTTTACACACCTATATGTTTGGGACAAAGTCAAAAGAAGTACTTTTAAAATTTTTTAGTAATATTATTGATACTACACATGATTCTATAATTTTATATGAACGTACATTAACAAGTATATTCTTAATAAATAATAAAAAAATATATTCTTTTCTTATGCGTTTTAAAAATGTAGATGTTAATAATAAACAATTATGGAATTCAAAGTTCTGGAATATAACTGATAAAAGTTGTTATGAAGTTCCAAATAACTACTTTGGAATGGATATTAATCCATTAGAAATAGTATTTGTCAAAAATATTCGTAAATCACATAAATTCCGCGATGAACAATCTTCAAATATATCAAGCAATTTATCTAAAATGTTAAATTTATATATTTCATGGTATTAGATAGTTATTTAATTATATTATTTTATGTTTTTAAATAAATATTTGTCAAAAAATGAATATAATTGTGGTTATTATTATCAAGATGATTTTACGATAAGTTTTAGACCCGTGGGGATTTTAAATGAGCGTTTTTAAAAACGGATAAAAATTGAATATACTATATATTATTATAATGTATATTCAAATGTTGCATAGTTATAATGATGGTTCTATTCTTAAAATACTAAAAGCAAAAGAACTTATACTACTTCCAATATGGAAAGGAAATCGTATTCTCGACAAAGAACATGCAAGTATTATTAAAAAATCGATCGGTTCTAATATTCAACGATTAGATTCAGGATATAATATAATATCTTATGAAGAAAAAAATAGTGATGATAAATCTATTACAACTTCTTATTTAATCGATGGGCAACATCGTGCATCTGTTATTCGTGACTTTTATCGCGATAATTTATGTGAACCAGATTTTGATGTTACAATTACTGAACGTAGAGTAGATTCTGAATCTGATGCTATTGAATATTTTAATATGATTAATAATGTAAAACGTCAATATTGGAATACTGACCCTAATTTATTAATAAATAAGTATATTACAGAAATAGAAACTGCATTTAATACAAACAAGAAATTGTTACTCATACGTCCTGGTTCAACATGTAGACCATATTTATCAAGTGATAAAATTCGTGAAAAGCTGAAAAAATATACATCATATTTAAAACAGAATAAAGAAGATATAAAAATATTTATAGAAAAAATTATTAAAAAAAATATGAATCTTATAAAACAGTTTCAGATTGAATCTACATTGCCAGAAATTAAAGATAGTAAGATTAAAGAACGTGCAATAGTTATAAATTTTACATTAGGTTGTGATCCTGAACTACAATGGATTAAAGAATGTTTAATCTAAACCTTGCGTCTTACAATTATAAATAAATATTTTTTTAGAAATAGATGGTATGTTCATGCACAATTCCTGCTGAAAATTACCCTGAAAATGCTGAGTGGGGTCCATTATTTTGGAGACTACTACATGGTCTTGCTGAATTATCTGGTGTACAAATAAATATTAATAATAGAACAGATGAAATACGAGCTTGGGTATTAGTTTTAGAAAGTTTACAATATACACTTCCATGTGATATATGTCGTCGTCACTATTCTGAATGGATAAGAAATATAGAGCCAAAAAAACTTGCAAATATGCCTTATAGTAATGTACGATCATGGATACGCACAAGTTTATGGGAATTACATAATATAATTAATCAAGGAAATAATCGTCCTATTTTTCCATTTGAAAATCTTCATACAATGTATTCTTCAATAAATATCACAAATACTTGGAAGGCACTACAACCCATAATAAAAAAAGCTATTATTTTAAATGGGATTCATTACTTAGCTTGGGCAAAATTTCTTAATCATGTGCGAACCTTACAGAGTTATTATTAAAGAGGAATAATTGTATCCTGATAGTAAACTGCCCGAAGGCCATACTCTTTCATACATTTCTCAAGAAATTTATGACAGTCTACACAAGGCTTTGAGGGAAGAACGTTGATTGCTGAAACCCTCCAAACACATAAAGAGGCACCACGAAGCTTGGAAATATCTCCCAACTCCTTCACTACCGCCTTCTCTGCATGAATTGTATTACTACTAAATCCAGATCCACGACTCCGCGAACCAATCCGATTATGAGACTCTGCAATAACCTTTCCTCGCTTCACAATCACTGCCATGTGATACTGAGCATTATGCGTCCTACTATCCTTGCACTGAATCGTATCTGCAAGATGAGTATGCATAATACGCTCCATCAGATTTGACATTTTTGTGGTACGGTATACAATTTATACGATACCGATTCAATTTTTTTAACTACTATTGTCAGATGGAAAAGGATGATAAAATGGCTAATCCAGTAAGAACTATTGTACGTTCTGCTTTAATTATTATATGGTGGGTTTGTATTTGGGGTTTAACAGACTATTTTATTCATCATATTTCTTCGAAAAGTCCTTTTCATAAGATTATATTCTATATTGGTTTAATGGTAATTATACTTGGTACACTTGGTCTAGATCCTCATATGTTGTATTATATGTGATGAAATTATATATAAGAAATAAAATTTTTCATATTTAACAGAAAAAATAACTATAAAAAATAATAATAAATAAACTAATTGCAAAAAAATATTCTTGATTAATAGAATATACAATTCTTTCATGAGAATAAAGATCATCAGAAAATGGATGCATTTACTTATACTAAATAAAAAATGCTGTTTAGACTATATAATTTATAAATATTTTCCTTACGAATATGTTTTTTCTAATAGTATATTTGTATACTATTAGAAAATCACCTAATATATAATTAATTTAGATTTGTCCAGTCTATAAGTATAGAACAATCATCAGCATTACCAATAACTTTAGAATCGGGAAAATTTAGTTTAATTCCTACTGCAATATCTGATACATTTTCACTTATTAAACCTTGTATTACATAGGAGGAAAGTCCATCGCGTATTTGTTTTAAAACATTATTAGATAATGCTTCTACTCTTCTTGAAATAAATGTACTTCTTATACTAGGATCTGAACGGGAAGGTTTAGAAACTTCGGGTGTCGGAAGAGGAGGAGTTGATTGGATTTCTTTTATGAGATCAACGGTTAAAGGAAAGCTCATCTTTTTCTAATTATAGATTAGTTTTTAAAAAATATTTTTTACGCAAAATTTTTAATTATAAAAATTTGAACCTATTTACTATATATTATATATAGTATTGGAAATGGAAGTCAAAACAAAGTATATTCTTCCACATTTACGTAAGGCTCTTGAAGCATGCCTCCCTCCTGATATGCAAAATACTAAGGAGTTTCCTACTCTTGGTTCCCTTAAGAAGTCTACTAATGGTGCTTGGGGTAATAAGAATTCATTTAAGGATACTATTGTCAATCTTATTGAATATGAAAAATTATCTGAGATGGAAAAAAAAGCTCATGAGCAACAAGAAAAAAACTTGGACGGATGGTATCAAGTTCCACGAATTACACCAGAATCAAATGAAAGAATAAATAAAAAAATTCAAATGCAAATAAAAGAAGAACAAAAAATGCTTGATGAAGGTGGATTTTATGTTCCTAGTGTTTATAATATTGATGATGAAGAGGAGAAAAAAGAATGTATAGTAAAGCAGAATATTACTCAAGAATATTATGATGAGCAAGAAGAGCAAGATGAGCAAGATGAGCAAGATGAGCAAGAAGATATAAATATTGATGATCAAGAATAATATAAAAAATTGAAACTGATTTTGGTTTTATTATTAGTATAATAAAGATGGCCGAATACAAGCCTTACAGTGTAGGAAAGCTTTATAAGATGACTAAGTCAGCAAATAACGAAGGTATTAAGCGTTGTTTGGATCAGTGGTACAGGATTATTATGGAAACTGTGGATAATGGTGATTACCATGTAGATCTCCATATTGATTCTAAGGATATTGATACCTATGAGAACTATCCTCGTGACTATGTATTTACTGCAATGGATAAGCTCAAGAATGAGATATTTCCTGGACTCAGAGTGATCCTACAACACGATGAAGAGTATACTAATAATACTTGGTATGAAGTCTCTTGGAATGTTAGTGATATTATTGCTCTAAATAAGAAGAAAAAAGATGAAAATGTAAACTTCCATACTCATTTTGATAAGTAAAAATTTGTAAATAATAAAATTGAAAGTTTTAGGAATTTTTTGATTAGGTAAAAAATGGGAGAAGAAACAGCATTTGGCTACGAGCAAGAAGATGGAATAGTTATCTATGTATTATCAAATACAGATTCAGGACTTGAAGAACTAATTCCTTTCATTGATAAACGTACAATTGATACTAATTGTTCCTCTAAACGTATTGCAAATTCTGTAGAAGAATATTTTAGTGATTCATTCAGAGAACATAATAAAGAAGATACTCGTTGGCATATACTATATAGGTTAGATGGAACTACACTTTGTCGTGCTTGGGTTACAAAGTATGATATTGTATTTGTACCCCGTAAGTAATTGAAAAAATTGATTTATATTTTTGCTAATATATTAGTATATTAATAAGATGGAACATTCGCTTTATCGTGTAGATGGTCTTCCTATTGTTGGTGGAGTACTTGTTGCTAAGAAATCAAATACTACTACTAAGAAATCTTGTAAGCTTCTTTGCTGTACTTCTGGTACTGTAAATCCTGGTCATCTACCTGGAATTAATCTAAATAGGGGTAGTTACTGGCCTAGTATCTATCGTGATGGGAAACCCTATGCAAATGATGATGTTGGTTGGTCAAAGGTATATCACCATGACTATCGCCGTCGTTGATAAAACTTATTTATAATAATTAGGAAGATGCCTATTGGCCGTCAAACAAGAAAAAAACATGGGTTGGGTTTAGGTAAAAAAATACTACAGACTTTTTGGACTGGTAAACCTATTGGGAGGCTCGAACGAGCAGCATTACAGAGTTATGTAAATCAAGGTTATACTGTTCACATATACACCTATCTTCCACTAAAAGATTTTTTACTTACTCTTCCATCTAAGAAACATATACAAGTATTTGATGCAAGAACTATCCTTTCTGAAGACCGTATTTTTGAATATAGTGGACGTAAGACTGGAAAACGTAGTGATGCCTATAGTTTCCTACCCTTTAGTGACTTATTCCGTTTTACTATGCTTCATAAAAATGGTGGAACTTGGATTGACCTAGATGTATTTTTACTACGACCTATTCCCGCATCTGTTTGGAATCAAGACTATGTATTTAGCAGTGAGCGAACAATTCAAAAAGGAGCATATAAGAAAAAAGAACCTGAAATTGTGGATATGGGATTTATTAAAGTTCCTTCTGCAAAGTCAGAACTAACTACTTGGATTCTAGAACATATTCCTGAGAAGATTGATTTGAAATCTCCTTTTGACTTTATGAACTTATACAGAAAGGGTATAAAAACTCTTGCATTAGAAAAGTATGTTTTATCTGCAAAAACCTTTCTACCCTTAAACTGGTGGGACGTAAAAGAATCTTTTTCTGAAGATTCTGGAGATTCTAGTGTTTGCTATCCTAGTAAGTATGGTGTTCAAGAATTCTGTGTAAAAGACTTATCTTCAAAAGGTGTTTATGGAATCCATTGGTTTCGTGCTATTTTACGAAAAAAGGATATGCCCTATAATACTTTGGATTCACGTGTTTATACAAATACCTTATACGAGGTCTTGATACAGAAGATTGAAGATGATGCACATATGAGTAGAAATAGTTTATAGGATTTGGGAAAAATTGAATAACTGAATGTTTATAGTATATATACACACGATGTACGTACTAAGTCAGTATGAAATTGCTGAAATAAAGGCATATAGCCTTGAGGAACTAGAAACATATTTAAGTGAATTCTATAATGACTTACATATAGTTCAACTACAACCTCGCCCTTTTACTAAAGAACAACAAGAATATATTGACCAACTTCATGCTTTTATAAATGTATACAAGAATGAAATAGAGTTGGCAAGCATTATTTCTACACCTCCTTTTCAGTCAAAAAATTCTTTAAAAGAAGATAGTATTGAGATTCAATTCTTGATTATTTGATAGTAGAAAAAATTGACAGGTAAAGTTTTGTGGATTTTTTATCCAAGCGTATGAGGAATATAGTTAGAAAAATGTCTTCAATTCGTTTTAATTCTGTTGGAGAGTTGCGTGAATACTTATTTCGTGATGGCCCTGAACAAAAGTGTTTGTACTGTAAGAAGGTTGAAATGTACTCAGGGTGGATGAGCCTTTGTGACAGGACCTGCTACAATGGACTTTCTAACCTACTAGAGTCTTACGAAAATGGGACTGTGACCGAACCAGATCCACGTATTGTAGAGTATTTTAAGAAGTATCCTGAGCCAGAGCATGGGTTTATGAATTTACAAAAGTTGAAGAAGTATATCAAGAACTTGAAGTTAGACTAAATTATAAAACCTTATATAGATACAAAGACAAGATGATTTTGGGAATACTTTTGGTGCTTTTTTTGTTTAGTTTATTTAGTTTATTTTGGGTTCTCAGTATACAAAAAGTGGTAGTACAACCTACACGTAAAGAAAAAAGAAAGGTGTATAAACAATTTCAAGATCTGCCCTATTACTCACCTTCATTTGTTCCCGTTGAAGACCATATTGTACCTACACATGCATCTCACTCAAATAAGATGAATAATATGATTGGGAATGTAAACTCTTCTCAAGGTGTTGGATCTGGTCTACTTGAAGTTGTAGTCCCGTCTGATTATTACGTAAAAAACAAAATGCCTACAGAACAAACAAGAAGGTATTGGCCTTCAGGAAGTATTTTGCCAGATTATATTTTTGATTATTAGTTATTTTTAGTAATCTTCAAAATCATAGTATTTTATACCAATAATACTACATAGTCGCTTATAGTGATTATCAAAGGGCCACACCTTTACACAGTAGTAAAGAGGTTGTGTAGCTAGGAGTTCATTGACTGTCATAGACGCTACATTTGCAAGAAAGGCCGTATCATTTTTAAAATTTGTAGATGTTCCTTGCAGAGCTTTTACAAATTTAGATGCATATTTAGGAGTCCAAAGAGATTTTGTAGACATTTTGGCCTAGGGATACTTAGTGAGTGAGTAAAAAATACTATTCAATTTTTTATTTGTTTTGTTTTGTTTTGTTTTGTTTTGGGATATAGGAACTAGCGTACAGCCTTCTGTGCATCCATCACCTGCCACGCGGCCTTTGCTTCTGCCACCTTTACCGCTTGAGCTAGCGAGCCGTCTAGCATCTCGGCGGCCTTTGTCGCACGGATCGCCTCCTCGGCCACTTGCTCCCAACGCACCTTGTCGTCAGCGCTTAGCGATGCCCACCGCCCCCTTGCCTTCTCCTCTTCCTCCTCAGCGTCGCATAACGCCTCATACTCGGCGCGCTCCTCCGCACGCTCTTTCTTATTCTCCTTAAACACATACTCCCAGTCGGCCTCATTTTTCGCACTCAGCCACGTCGTCAGCCCCAATGCCTTCTGCTCCTTGATCGCCGCAACCTTAGCGTCCTCATAGGCTTTTACGGCAATTTGCTCAGGTGTGTTCTGGTAGTAGTACAACATCTCGCGGTAGGTCTTCTCACCCAGAATATTGTAGACCTTGGGGTATTTGACGTAGCTACCGTACTTCCAGGTGTCCTTACCCCAGATCTTCTCGCCAAAGGTGATAGGGTCCATCTCCAGAAACTCCTCTACGCTCATAGAACCCTTCTTAGCAAGGGCTACGATATTCTCATCCCAGTTGGTCGGCTCAAGCTCAAGCTCAAGCATGAAGTTCTTGACGTATGTAGGATTCCACAGCTTATTTGCAGACATTTTTTGGTGTAGTTGTAGTACATGACTTTATACCCTTCAATTTTTTCACCTAGATGTTGGATTGTTCTATAGTCTCTCAAATACAGAGAAAGATAGAAATATTTATATGATAACAAAAAATATCATGCCAAAATTCTGGTTTATTAGTTATTTTTATGAATGTGAACAACATTATCAAAATCTGTTGAGCCTTCCATGAACTTGATAAGATTAAGAGCAAACTTATGTAGAAGGATAACAGAAGTGCTTCATATGTTTCATTGCTATTTCAAAACGATGAATCTGTATACACGCTTCTTCACGCTTTTCTACATTACCTGTATTGAGAGCATTACGAAGATCACTAACAGCTAGTTCTTGAATTTCCTTAAAGATCTTAATGTATGGCTCAGCATAGGATGGATGAATTTTAGGGATACTTGGGTCATAGTCGGGTTCAAAGAGACGCTCGTCAATTAATATGTTTTTTGCCGTATTATAAGAGTAACCAAGATTGATAAGCTTGAGCATCCTTAGCTCAACAAATGTCTGTGCAATAATAATTGCTGAAGCAACCTCACGATTCTGACAGTCAATACAATCTTGCTTTTTCTTATCATGGACTTTATGATTTTCAGAAAGAACATCGACAAAGTTATGCGATTCTTTAAAGAGGTACTCTACGCAAGAAAGTGCAGTCCACAATCCACCGTCAGTCATTTTGGTATTGTGTATGGGATACTTAGAATCCCATCATATTGGTACTTCAATTTTTTGTGGTACTAAAAAATATTGGGTAAAAAAATGAGAAGTTTCCCACTCTTTTTTTATTTTTATATGTTTTTTCTTTTCTTTTCCTTTCTTTTCTTTTCTTTTGTTTTTTGTTTAACCCTTACTCCTCGGTCGTCTCGGAGCGGATGTCAGGCACCGACATGTCCAGGGTTGTGGACGTGCCCACCATGGCCCCCAGGTAGTTGCCGTCGCCCTCCTCCGTGAAGACGTAGATGTAGGACTTGCCCGCATAGTCGATACGCTCGTAGGCCTTCTCCTTCTTGTCCTTGCCGATCTTGCCCATCCACTTGTAGGCCTGCACGGTCTCCTCTGGGGCAGGGGCAGCGGCCACCTCCTCAGCGGCAGGAGCAGGAGCCTCCTCCACCTCCTCAGCCTCCTCCTCAGAGGCCTTGGCGGCCTTGGCGGCCTTTGTGGCGGCACGCTTGGCGAGCATGGCAGCCTTCTTCTCCTCGCTCATAGGGCCGCGCGGCTTACGCACCTTGCCATCAGAGGCCACGGAGGCACCGCTGCTCACAGAGGCCGCCTTCTTGGCCTCAGCCGCCGCACGGAGAGCGGGGCCCTTGGGCTCAGGAGGGTTCTCCAGGTAGGCCTCAAAGGCCTCTACCACCTGCTCCAGCGTCGGCATAGTGTCCTTGTCGAGGAGGCCCTTGGCCTTGAGCATGGAGCCCACCGTCGTGGGGACAGTGCCAGCCAGCTTCTTCTCGCCAGTGCCCAGCGAGGCGTTGTGGTCGTCGATGCTGGGCTTGAGCATCTCGCGCAGCTGCACAGTGGCCTTGATCCACCAGGTGGCCTCCTTCTTGGGCGCGTCAGGGTCCTTGGCCTTCTTGGAGGGCGTGGCCTTGGCGGTGGGCTTCATGGCCTCGCGGATGGAGGCCACCTCCAGCTTGAGGGCCTTGATCTCGTTCTGCAGGGACTCGAGGGTAGTGGACATTTTAGACTTCTAGGCTTATATGCTGAAGGCTTATACTCGTTTTGTGTGATTGAGATAGTGCCGATTCCATGCTTCAATTTTTTTTTTAAGTTGACGCAGTTTACCTCTGTAGCCCTCTGTAGCCTTCTGTGATAGGGTTGGCTCTTGAGGCTTCTTAGGACTTCTTAGGGCTTCTTAGGGCTTCTTAGGATTTCTTAGAGCTTCTTAGGGCTCCTTAGGACTTCTTAGGGCTTCTTAGGGCTTCTTAGGATTTCTTAGAGCTTCTTAGGACTCCTTAGGGCTTCTTAGGATTTCTTAGAGCTTCTTAGGGCTTCTTAGGGCTTCTTAGGGCTTCTTAGGGCTTCTTAACTAAAGTTATAGAGAAGGCCACAAGTAGTTTAGAAAAAATTGAAGCAGTATAAATATATATAGTAAATCACACAATTAGTTTCTAAAGCAGTAAAGCCCAAAGCCCAAAATGTACAAGCGTAAGCAATTATCTGCCGACCTCAAGAACCGTGCGGCAATTGATGGGGTTTTGGAGGGCTCTGGAGTCATTGGGCGTGTTGAGAAAGCCCTTGGCAACAGTGGCTTTCAGGTGATGTTGGGTGATGGCTCTTTGACACAGGGCTTGATTCGCGGTGTCTTTAAGGGTGGCAAGAACTCAGTAGCCTTTATTGGACCTGGCAACTTTGTCATCCTGGCCTATGATAAGGCCAACACCTCTCGTGCTAAGATGCATGAAATTTTGGGAGTCATCAACGACAACAAGGACCTCAAGAAGCTCAAGGCCAGCGGAGCTCTTCCTGCAAGCCTCTGCGAGAACACTAACGCTGACGACCTGTTTGAGCATGAACCTGATGAGAAGGTTGAGATGGTAGCAAAGGCGGACTATGTGCCTACTAAGGAGGGGGCACTGAAGGCTGAGCTTTTGGAGCGAGTGGACTTGCTGACTTTCCAGGAGCCTGTAGCAGTCTACAAGAAGCCTCGTGTGGCTCCTGGTGCACCTGTCAAGGCTGAGCGACCTATTGAGTCTACGCCAACTGTGTCTACCTGGACCAATGCGTGGAAGGATGACATTGTCTCTGAGCCTGTGCCAATTCTGAAGGCTCCTGTGTGCTGGGAGGACGCAGTAGATATCGATGCTCTGTAAGCCGAATAAACTACAAATAAAAATAAAAAAGATGGGAGGATGGAAACCCAACTTTTTTATTTGTCATTAATTTTAAAAAATTGAAACACTTAAAAAGTTAGTATATTAGTATACAGTTGTCTTAAATTAAGATGCCTTATGATCATGAATGTGAGTGTGGCATTATTATAAAGAATGATATTGATTGTCGTATTTGTGAAGCAAATAAAATTTCTATTAATGCAGAATATGAATTAGACTTAATTCAGACACATCTAAGATTTCTTAATGATAAAATGAAAGAAATAAACAATAAAGTTTATTTGGCCAAAGATAATATTGATAAGCGAAAGATGATTACAGAAGGTTTTGTGTGTTTTGAAGATCATGCCGAGTACATTCAAGCAATAAGTGAACAAATTAATTTTATTCCATATGTAAAAGAAGCAGAAGAGAAAGAGAGAGCTACAAATGAATGTTTCAAGAAGACAATCGAAGATTTGAATACTGTCATCGAATCTTTGTCAAATACAGATACTAAGCTACGATCTGATATAGTAAGTCGCATGAATATTGCAAGTCTTTACAAAGATCATGATACTATGTGTATTAATATTAGTCATTTGCGAGATAGGTCATGGAATGCTTTTAAACAGATTCAAGAACTACGTCAAGAAGGATCTTTAGCATATAATGATATGACATTTCTAATAGAAAAAAAGCGTAAACTCAATATACAAATACAACAACTAATTGATCATATGATTACAAGTAGGAAGAATATAGACAAGTAATAGGGAATGAAATGGTTTATTTTTGGTTTTTTATAAAAAATTTGATTAATTTTAATATATGAAAATATACTAAAATGAATTGGTTCTCAAATATTGAATTATTTACTCCTCAATTCAATTCAGATACTTCTATGCAACCACAACAAACACAATCTGTTAAGAAAATAAAGAAGGAACTCTTGTATCCTTTAAGAAGGTCACATTTAAGAACCAAAGAAAATAATGGAAGACCTGATTGGTATGTAGGTGGTCCGTATAGTCTTTCTCCACTACCTCAATTACCACTTCCACAAAAGAATAAACCTATACCCTTGCCAGTATATAATGACAATAAACAATTGTATACTCCTTGGAAATAAAGTCTAAACATAAAAAATTGAATATCATAAATTTGAATAATTATTCAATAATTACCATGTCATTGTATGCTAAGCCAAATATGCTTCTCTGTCCCAATTGTAAGTATAATTATTTGCGTAAGAAAACCATAAATACTTATATTTGTTCCAACAAGTATTGTAATTGTCAGTACACTGGATGTGAAATCTGTAAGATTTCTGTATATAATAAGTCATACTATGATGGTTCTACGAATTGTGCTGTTTGCACTCGTAAGAAGAAGCAAGAAGCTGAAGATTTGCACAATGCTAATATACAACAGACTACTGCAAAAGATCTAGAAAAAGTAATTGAAATTCTCAAGAAGAATAACACCGAAGCTATGCTTCGTGCTGAGAAAGCCCTTGATGAAGTATCTATTTCACTTTCTATGATTACACATTTGAAAAAGTGTCAGAATAACCTAAAAACGAAACAAGTAAGGTTCTAAATCATTGTAAAATTGATTTATTTTTTAGTATGACAGTATTATAATAAGAAGTATTTGTTTCAGATGGGAAATACAATTGTTCGTGACCTAGTCATCATTGAACGTAAAGGTTCTCATACAGACACTAATAAACCTAAACTAAAGATTATTAAACCTGTTCTTGAACCTGTTCTTGAACCTGTTCTTGAACCTATGATAGAACCTGTTCTTGAACCTGTTGTTGAACCTGTTCTTGAACCTATGATAGAACCTCTTTTAGAAGGACTTCCAAAATCTATTGTTGATCCTATTCAAGATTATAATACTAATGAACATAGTGTAGAACCTCTAGAATCTATTGTAGTAGAAAGGAAGCATAATATTATAAGATATATTGGTCTTGGTACTGGTAACTTTATTGGAGTATGGATAATTCTTTCAGGTATAGTTATTGTTGCAGCAATCATAATTCCCTTTATAATTTTCCTTGTATTAATGATTATTCTAAGTGTAAAATAGTTATAAGTGTAAGGTAGTTCATTAAAAATTGATTTTTAATTGATAGTGAATTATACTATATCTCAATTAGTATGTTTCTTAATCAAACCCTTTCCTGGATAGGATTTGGATTGGCATCTTCATTATTTCAATTAATTCCATGGTCATTTATATTTCTATTCACACGATTCTTTAATATCCACTTATATATTATTCGTAAAAAGGAAGATTGTATTCGTATTCAGAAAAATATAGGACCATGTAGTCATTTATCTAATCAAGGAAGAGGTCATGGATATTCAATTGGATTTTGGTATATTGCATTTCTAGATATTCAAGAAAATGATCATTCTGAATACTATATTTGGATTGTTTCCACTGCATCTACATATAAAAGATTAACAATTGAGAAAGAAATTAAAATTCATAATATAAATAATAATAATAATAATAACGATTTAAGTAATTCTTGTAAAAATATACCATTTAAGATTATGGAACGTTATGGTACAAAATTATGCATTTACTTTCGTAAACGTGAACTACTATTATATATAAAACCCAAACTTCAACAACAATTAATTATTGATGATATTCAAAGTATTCTTAAAAGAAAAAAATCAGTAGTTATTCTTATTCACGGAGAACCAGGTGTTGGAAAAACTATGCTCAGTATACTTCTTACAAATGAATTGCGTGGAATCTATTGCAATAGTTTACAACCTTGGTCACCAGGTGAATCAATTGCAACCTTATATTCGGATGCAGAACCTTCTGAAAGCTCACCTCTTATTATTGCCTTTGATGAGATTGATGAATCATTAGAACGAATTCATAACGGTATAGAATCTCATAAAAATCTAAAAATATGTGTGCAAAATAAACAAGGCTGGAATCAAATGCTCGATGAAGTTCAAATGGGATTTTATCCTAATCTTATTATTATTATGACTACAAATAAGAGTCCTGATTTTATCAATAACTTAGACCCTTCGTATATTCGTAATCATCGTGTGGATTCTATTTATTGTTTGTGAATAGTCTAAAGATTATTTAGTTTTTAAATTTATAAACATATACTATGTCATCTATATATACTAGATCAGATCTTCGAAATATACAACATGATGCACAAGAAAGGCGTACTAATGAAATTCGTAATAATATTTTTTCTATTATACAGCGTATACAAAAAGATGTTATGAAAGAGGTAAAGGATGGAAATGATACAAAATATAAACATATAATTAGTCGAGAAAAAAGTACCTTTTATATCAATCATTATGATGAAATTATGAGTAAATTAAATGAAACCTTTCCTGATTGTGATATAAAAATGATGAGGGCTATCACACATGATGATTTAATTCCATATTATCCTAATAGTTTTAGTTCTAATGAAGAAATAACAAATTTACTTATTGTAATAGATTGGTCATAAAAATTGAACTTACATATAGATTTATATTTTAGCAAAAATGGCAGATTTTTGGAGTGCAGTTATGCATAAACTTTGGAATACAAATCCTGGTATAGATATTCAAAAAGCACGTATCTTTCTATCAAACGGTGCAAATGTAAATATGTGTGATTTGAATGGTTGGACACTTCTTATGTGGGCATGTGATTTTGGAGACTTGGAAATGGTTAACCTACTTTTAGAATATGGTGCCGATATAGAAAAAGTAGGAAAGCCTATTGACACAGAAAATTATACAGGGGCATATGCACTTATGCTCGCAAGTGGAAAAGGACACTTGGATGTTGTAAGAGCTCTTATACAATATGGAGCAAATGTAAATCAGTGTGATTGGTTTGCTTGGTCTTCATTAATGTGTGCATCCTATAATGGACATCTAGGGATTGTACAAGAACTTACAAAGAATATGAGTGATTATGATATAATAAAAAATACTCATGGTGAAATGAATGCCCTTGATTATGCAGATGCAATGGGCCATTCCGAAGTCTTTAAATTTCTTAAAAATATATTACTAGAAAAACGGGAAAAGCGTATGTATATTCTGAGAAATATGTTGACGAAGATTTTGAATGAATGTCTATATATTTCGAATGAACCTGGACATGGACCAGCAGATACTATTGCCAAGTTTCTAGATATTCAGCTTTCTTATAAACGCAGACTTTTATACTGCACTTAGTACTTGCTTAAAAATTGAAAATCTATTTTTTGACTACATATAGTATACAATGGGTCATTGTGATTATATTAAAACACATGAATGGGAACAGCGTGCTTCTCAGCTCTGTATTGACTATGCTCTAAATGGAAATACAATGATTGGAGAAACTTCTCTCGATAAACTTATCCAATATACAAATGGTATTATTCAACAAGCTCGTAGTAATATGAATGCTTCTGTTGCAAAAGTTGAGCAAGCAGTAAAAGATAAAGATTTTGAAGCATATAATAAACATCTTACACATTCTCGTAGTCTATTTGAAGACCTTCAAATAAAACAAGCTGATCTCTACAGTTATCAAGAAATGCAGTGTGCTCTTCTTTGGAATAAGGAACGTGAAGCAAAACTACATGCAGAAATACTACTCAAGGCAAAAAGACTTCAAGAGCATGAATTAGATGATCTTGAAAGAATGGAACTTGGGATGTCTAATGCAATGATCCCAGACTAGAAATCGGAGAAATACTTCTAGAAGGAGATATAAGTAGTGGTGGAGAAGGTGGAAAAGAATCAGGTGTTTGTAAAAAAGAATATTTTTCCAGTTCTAGTTCTGCAAGTCTTGAACATTCTATCATTTGAAGGTGAGCAATTCTAGCAGAGTTTAAAAGATCTTCTTCACATTTTTTTGCTCTTGTAAGTACTTTTATAATTGAATTTCTATATGTATCTGAATATTCAGTAACCATGCCTAGATCCATTTCATTTAAGACTGAATTTGAAACTTCAAGACTAGACTGAATTATATTTACGTTTTGCTGTAGTATATTTTTCCAAGTATTATGAAATACAAGGGCCATTTTTGCCCAACGAACTGCTTCAGGAATTTCATTTTTTGAAATAATTATAGACATATTTCCATAGATAGTTTGGATTTCTGTTCGTGTAGTCATTTCTATAAATATACTAGATATAGATTTTAAATTATGGTTTATGGAAACTTAGTTCTTTATTGAATTCGATAGTTCCACTTTGATGAAAGTTGAGTCCAAAGACTCGTACTTGTACACCTGATTGTATTGCTTGTTTTACTGCATTACAATAAATAGGATCTTCAGGATTTAGCTCTAGACCATCATTACAGTCATTTCTTGGTACTGTGAACAGTAGATAGGTTTCTTGCGTATCTTCTTTCTTAGATAGCTCACACAAGGTTTCTGCGTGCTTGACCGCACGAGGACTTACCGTGTCTTTTTTGGACTTTCTGAATCCTTCTGGAAATATTGCTCGGCGTTCTAGGCGTTTTGTGCGACACATACTAATCATGGCATTTTTGACTTCTACGTAAATCTTTTTTCCGTTTTCTAAGGTTCCTACAAAGTCAAGACGAGTATGATCACTGACTTTTACTTCAGATTTCCAGGTTGCTTCTGTAGAAATCATATGAAGAAGTTTATGGGCCATTTGCTGACTGATCATTGGATGAATACCGACATAGTATAGACCTTCATCATCACTACACTCGGCAATTTGTGCAGTATACTGTGTCTTTGCTTTTGGTCCTGATGCTGATACGTAGATAATACGATCTGTTGCTACAAGGCCACAACAACTGAGTGCTGGTGTATGGCAGAGTGCTTCTGTGCCGTCTTCTAGACGAATATCGGCAACATAGGGACTCTTAATTATTTTAGAAGGACGTTTGATGACAGTGACTCGTGTTAGTGTTGGTAAGGTATGTAGCATTTTAGTGAGGAAGATTTATTAATTATTTAATTTCAATTTTTATATATTCTCTGGTTTAAATTTCATAATGTGAAGATTTTCTTGATTTTTTACGAGTATTTTTTAATTTTAATTTAATTTTCATAGGTATAGTTATATCTAATACTTAGTAGTATAAAAAATGATTACACTCTAATACTTTATATAACTAATCTTACAACTACCTTTTTCATAAATTTTAAAATTGTATGATTGAATATATGAATCAAGAGAATACATATGAGGATATTGATCAATATCATCAAAAACTAACATTCCACCTATAGGAATTTTATCTCTAAAAAAATCAAATTCATCACGAACTAATTTAGTTGTATGAGGTCCATCAAAAAATACTAATGAATATGTATTGATCACTTGCTTATATTCATTATATATGGGAACACCATCTGCATATTTTTTAAAAAATTCAGTATCTTCTAAAGGAAAAAAGAGAACTTCCATATTATTATTTGAACAATATTCATATAAATTTTTAAGCATCTTATTTTTCATAGTATTTGTATAATCTAATTTTTCTTTTCTTATTTCCCAATGTTCATAATCAATATTACCAAATGGATCTATTGCAATATGAACTTTTTTTTGATTAGTAGCTTTTAAAGCATCTAATATTATTTTTGTTCCCCCTCCTTCTCTTACACCAATTTCACATGTTAAACCATCAATTTCTTTAATCTTCTCAGCTGCAGTTTTAAGAATATAATATTCTCTTGAATCTGTATTCATATGATATAAATAATATATTATATATATCATATATCATTTAGGTAGTTGATATATATCTAATACTTAGTATTATAAAAATTGAATATCTATATTTCGTTTTTTATGAATAAGTCAAGATGATAATGAAGCAAAAGAATAAAGAAAATGTGGAAAATCAAATTATTACTCTTATGACTGTACTGTCTACTCCACGTGGAAAACGCAATTTTACTTCTCCTGCCGAGCTAGGGTTTTCAAAGTCTATTGTAGAAAATATTAAGCACCTTGTTCGCCTAGAGATTGAAGAATATGAAATTACGAAAAAGGAGGAAATGAAAGAAAAAAATGGTGTAATAGTATCTATTGATGAGAAACATGATGATACAAACTACCTATTACTTTTCCTATATTACTTACTACTAGGAAGTATGATATTTATTCTTCTAGTTCTAATTTATATTAATATTCAAGTAACTTGGTTTGAATAAAAAATTGAATTTTAATTTGCTAATGTTATAAATACAGATAAGATGAATAAGTATCAACTTCTTATGACTGCGAAAAAGCTTGCTTCTAAGTCCAAAAAAATTACTACCATATATGATAATGTTGTACGGCAAATCGAAGCTTCTAAGAAGACACAAAAGACGGTTGCTCGTCAAGACTTTCTTAATAAGAAAGAAGCCGGTTTGAAGACTTGTGGAAAACATAAGCGGTTTATGCACTACAAAAATTCTGAAAATACAGATATGATGCTTTGATGTTTTGATATTTTGATATTTTGATATTTTGATATTTTGATATTTTGATATTTTGATATTTTGATATTTTGATTTTTACCACAGCATCTATTGGTAGCGTCCAACTGGATATAAGTATCAAATTTATTTAGATTAGTCTAAAAAATTGGACTTGGGTTGATTGTATAATTTTAATACATAATGGATCTTAAGTTTATACCTTTTTATACTCACGGAATGTGGCATATTATTGGAAAAACATATATTTGGAAGGAACAAATTAAAAGTCTTCAAGGAGCTTTATGGAATCCACATTTGAAAGTATGGCATGTTCCATTTACTACAGATATTACTTCTCTTAAAAATGCCATTATAAAAAAGGAAGTGGATATTTGTACAAGACTATTTCTAGAATCCAAAAAAATTGAAGTATAGATTATTTGTAAATATATTATCTAGTATGGACCTCAAAGTAACTCTAACCATTCATAATGATTATGAGCTTATATCTCTACTTGAATTCTTGAAAGGTTCATCAATCACAAGCGACTATATCCCTAATCCTTTATTTATTGATAATTATGAATATACAAAGTTTAGGTATATTCCTACAGCTGAATTGAAATACTTTTGTGGATCTGAAAACTTGAATCAGAAAGGATGTATATCTATTCAATCTATTGTTGAATGTATTATCAAGTATGCAAAACAAAATAAACTTCTGTCACCATTGTACATTGAACTTGATTCTAAACTACGAGAAATTCTAAAAACTGAATTACATGAGATAAAAATTACTAGCCTTCCTAGTTATATTATGAACTTGCTTGAAAGGGTCAATGCTTGAAAAAATTGATGCATTTTTGTGTGATAGTTAGTGTATTAGAAAAGGAAACATGTCAGAATTGAAAGTAAATAAGAATGATATCTATATCTTGTTTTATGCACTGAAGGTATCTATTGATAGTATGGCAAATCAATCTACTGATACAAAAATGAAGGAAGTATTAGATAATTGTAAGAAACTAGAACTGTTTCTTAAAGAAGACTATCTAGAGTTATGGCGTATGGAACGTAATGAACGTATGCAAGCTCATCTCTGTCATGAGTCAGTTGACTCTATGCCAGGACTAGTTCCTAATCAACGTCGTGAGTCAGTTGACTCTATGCCAGGACTAGTTCCTAATCAATGTCGTGAGTCAGTTGACTCTATGCCAGGACTTGTTCCTAATCAACGTCATGAATCCTTTGACTCTATGCCAGGACTAGTTCCACTATATGATCACTCTAAATCTGTAGATATCCCTGTAAATCAACACTTATTCTTTGATGATAATGGAAAGGAAGTTTCTGTAATAAAAGCAAAGCAAGAAGAAGATAATGTGATAGTTGATGAATATAAGGTATCCAAATTTCCTAATCTACAATCACTACCTAAATACTCTAAAATTTACAAGTATATTATTAGGAAATCATTTGATAATAAAGAAAAGGAAGAAGAATTAAGTGATATTTCTATAATTTGTGAAGATGGTCCTCCTCTATGCACTCCTGTAAGGAATACAGTAATTCGTGAGCCTCCTAAGATTAAACGTAATGGTTTTACTTATGGTCATTCATGTGATTCTTGCCTTTATTAAGCAAAAAATTGGTAGTAAAAATAATATCTTTTTATATAAAGAAAGATGACCACCTATCTTCAAACAATTAATATCGATTTTCCATGCTCTGATATGATGTTTCATGGTATGGAACTTGCTCCTATTTGTCCACCATCTTACAAAGCTGAAAATAACAATAATTTTATTGTTATGAAGACACCTGATAAATCAATAATTACTTGGTGGAAGAATGGTTCAATTGTAAAAGTACTAGCTGATGGAACTATTAAGACTTGGTTTCCAAAGCCAACTCTAAAAAGTTCCATTGAAATGTCTTTGTTTCAAAAGAATAGTGGATTCTATATCCAACATTACTCTGACTCAAGTGTAACCTGTCGATTTCCTGATGGAAACTACTACTGGTCTCCAGCAATTCAAGGTAGTCCTGAAGTAGGTGAACAGGTCTTTGGATATGACTATGATCCAAATGGACCCGAGGAAGATGATGATTTCATACCTCCTAAGTGCTATGAATGTTTTCAGAAGTCTAAGTAAGATGTAAAAAAATTGAAGGCTGTGACAGGATGTTTTTTACTCACACTATGAGATTAAAATGGATATTTGTAACAGCATTGGTACAAAGACTTTGTATCCACACCAGTTACACGCAGTACAATGGATGATTGAGCGTGAGAAGGATGGTGGTGGACTTATCTGTGATGAGATGGGACTCGGTAAAACTCTTACTTCAATTGCCTTGCTTCTTACAAGTGTTGTGTCTAAGACATTGATCCTTGGCCCTCTTGCCGTGATTGACCAGTGGATTAGTATCTTGAAGACAACTTCGTTGGCCATTTACAGAGTTAATAAGGGCAAGTGGGAATACATTCATGGAAATAAGCTCTTTGGCTCAGTCTACATCACCAACTATGACAAACTTACTGGAAACAATAGTTTATTTACACAAGATACTTGGAATAGGATTTTGTGTGATGAAGCACATATCTTACGTAACTTTGAGTCAAAAAAGTATCAAGTACTCGATACTCTCAAGGCTACAAACAAGTGGCTTCTTACTGGAACACCGATTGTCAACCATATTCGTGACCTAGGTTCTTTAATCCATCTTATTCATAAGAGGGTGAGTCCTAAGTTAGCAACTGTAGAAAAGGGACATACTTGGATGCAGAAGTATGCTCTTCAACGCACAATCCAACAAGTTCGTGACGCACTACCTGACATTATGCCTAGTGAACCACTGATCTTTCATCATCGCCTCGACTTTGAAACTGAGGAAGAAGCAACCTTTTATCGTTCCATTCAGGGGGCAATTGTCCAGAATCTGCAAGAGATGATTGATAATGACAATATTGATATCTATGCCTTCTTGGAACTGATCCTACGCCTACGCCAAATTAGTACGCACCCACAAGTCTACATTCAATCACGTCGTCGAAAGATCGGTGGTTATAGACGCCCTGACTGGACTGGAACATCTACAAAGACAAACGGCATCTTAAACATTCTTCGTAGCGAGAAACAACATCACGGATATGTTATCTTCTGCCATTTCAACGACGAAATGGAACTACTAAAGAATATTCTTGAAAAGGAGGCTTGTATTGGCAAGATATGTATCTACAATGGGAGTTTGTCATCAGAACAACGCACAAATGTAATTCAAGAAACAAAGGACCATATTGACTTACTCAAGATTATTAATGGAGGTTATATCTTGGACGAGTTTCCTCATCTAAGTACACTTCCTAGTGATATGCTAAGATATGAAATTCAGCCCTTCCTTGGTCCTCAACACACAGTACTTCTAGCACAGATTCAGACCGCTGGAACAGGGTTGAATCTTCAGCACATGGATCGTGTCATCTTTACTTCTTCTTGGTGGACAGCTGCTCTTATGGACCAAGCAGTTTCTCGTGTAGTACGTATTGGCCAAACAAAGCCAGTTCACATTCACCATGTTATTCTTAATGAAGAAGATAATCTTTCCATAAATATTGATGACTATATTCATGAACGTGTAGAAATGAAACGTGAGCTTTGCAGTGAACTACTTCTTTCTGCGAACCACACTATGTAAGAAAAAAGATGTATTAGAACAGAAAGACATGGAGAATGTTAGTTCAAGTAGTAATTCTACTAGTTATGTTACAATTCTAGGTTTTGTCTTATTTACTATTCTTATTTTTTGGATTGTACTGAAATATGCAAAGACTCGTCCGGTCAAACAAGGATTTTATGGTGGTGCAATCACAGGTTCCTCTTCTATACCTTGTGGTCGTATGATTAGTGAAGCCGAAAGTTTATATAGTCTTTTTGCTTCTAAGAATACCAAACAATCTGAAGAAGGTAGTGCCGACATGATGGATTTACGAGGTTTGTTAAGCAAACTCTGTTGTCTCAAGAAAGATTTAATGTCTCCTCAACAAATTATTAGTGCGGTTAAAGAGCTTAGATTAAATACCCAACAAGATATCCAACCTGTTGGTGATCTAATTGGACGTTGTTTTGCAAAGACTATACCCGAACGTGACTTAAGTATACAATGTATAAAGTGGCGTGAAGCTGGTTTAACCCTCATACATAGACTTTGTACAGGAGCAAGACTCTCTGAATCAGAAGTAATTAATGCAGAACAATTATTTAAAAAAGTGATGGAAGATGTTCAAGATGTTGCTTATACACAGTGCCTTACTGTACTTCCTAAAGAAAAGAAACTTCGTTCAGATCCTCAGCCTATGACTACACAAGATGTTAGTAATCTAAAAACTTATGATGGTCTATACTAGATCATTTTTATTCAAAATGACAAGTTATTTAAAGTATTATACTATTATACTATTATACTATTATATATAATATGGATAACGATTTTGGAATTATAGAAGATAAAATTAATCATGGATTATTTGGTGCTACAATGACATGGGTTTTAGAAATACTACCATATTTAAAAAAGAATAATATATATCCAATCTGGAATATTGATACATATTGTTATGGTAATATATTTCCTAGTCTTATAATTCCTAACAAAGTGAATACAATTAAAAATATTAAAACAAGTCTAGTAAAAATAAAATCTTCACAAGCACATCAGTTTACAGTAGATGATTTTAAACTAGCACATGATTTATTTTTTGAGTATTTTTCTATTTCAAGTGATATTTTAAAAAAAGTAGATGATATAAAAAATACATTTGGAAATAAAACCCTTGGAGTTCATTTTAGAGGAACAGATAAGTTAAATTTAGAAAGTGAATATATTTCTAAAGAAGATTATATAAAAAATATTAATGCATTTCTTTCTACACAAAATGATTTTGATACTATATATGTAACATGTGATGAAGCTGATTTTATACCATTGTTATTAAATAAAATTTCAGAAACAAAATATAAGATAATTGTATCAAACTCATTTAAAAGTACTAATAATAAATCAATTCATTATCATAATTTTGGAAATCATTTAGCAAAAGAAGCATTAGTTGACAGCTTAGTATTAAGTAAGTGTGATTGTATCATAAAAACTTCTTCAGCCTTATCAGACTGGGTAAAAATATGGAATCCAGAAATTGAAGTATATATTGTAAATAAATACATTATTCCATATTTTCCTCATGCAATGATTCCAGTAAAAACTTTCTATTTACCCGATTAGAGAGAAAGAAATGTCTGCTATACAATCTGCATGCCGTGCTGCCTTTGAAGGTTTTGCCGATAATGCTCCTAATGCCAAACGTGAAGTATATGCCAATTCTATATCAACACTTTTAGCCTTCTTTTTAGCCTTTGTAGTCCTAGCCTTTGTAGGAAAACTCTTATGGAATAATGTAATTGTTGACCTATTTTCATTTGCCAAACCTGCTAAGAATTTCTGGCAAATCATTGGTTTAATGTTATTTATTAATCTAGTGCGTCCTTAGAGATTTTATTATAAAATTATTATTCTAAACAAATATACTATTGTATAATAATAGCCTATTTGGTTTTATGACTTTTCATATACAAGCTTTTCCTTTGTTACTGCCTCACGATGTTCATTAATATACTTTAGTGCCTCAGATGCCTTTTTATCGTCTTTCATATAGTCTGTTAGGAGTTTTTGAAGGGACTTGGCATTGAGTCCACTCTTTCCTTCCTTCTTTTGGTATAATATACGACCACCACTATTCTTCAAATCAAGGGCACCGTGGTTTTGCTGCTTCATAATCGTTAAAATAATTCCTTCTAGAACTTTTGCACGTTTTCCCTTTTCACTTACTTGCTGTTTATGCGTAATAATTTCATCACTAATACGACGCCATTCTGAAACAACCGTTGCTAGATTTTGAGCTTCTGCTGGTTTTTGTTGTTGGATTTGTTGCTGATCCATTCCTAACTAGTTACTATAAAGGACATTTAAGCCTAATTTATTATAGTACTTTATAATTCTTATAATTTGGATTAAAACACATTCGACCAATGGGCATTATAAATGGGCATGTTTCTAAAAGCAGTGCTTTTCTTCATTTACGCAATCTATCATGATAACAAAGCCAAGCGTTTGCTCCCACATTTTCTACATCGTGGCAACTGTCTATACCAACTTTGAATCTTACTTGTAACAAATAATGTGAATATGCTGTAGTCATTTTTTGTTCAAAAAATGCCCACTTGTCTAAATAAAGGCTGATTCAAGTAATTCAATAAAATTGAAATCATCCATTCCATTTGTTCATGTATCACATGCTAATAGCTACGGAAGGGGATACGTTACGCTTCTTAGAAAGCCTGTGGTTTCGTCAGGGACAAATTATAGTTAATCGTATTGTAGAGATTTATAAACTCAACGAAGACCAAAGAGAAGCTCTTGAAGAAATTCTCTTGCGTCCAAACGACTGGATTGTAACTATATGTCCACCGATGTAGAATTTCATAAAGAAGAATTAAACTATATTATTAAAGAATCTGAAATAATACGCAAAGAATTGGTAAGACTTGAATCATATGAATGTAAAAAAACTATGAACGAAAATATGCGTTTAGCCGCAGTAAAATTTCAAACTACTATATTTCGTGAACTTTTACGTAAAAAAGAAATTCATAGAAGATTAATATATTTTAAAGAACCTACTGTAATTAAAGATGATTGTTTCTATTTCTAAGAAAAATAGATTTTTATTCTATCCTTTACAGGAACTCGGCATATATAACATGTCATGCTCTGCCTCCCACTACACGAACTACAAAAAGTATGTCCGCAAGGTACCGAAACAAGGGCTACTATATTTGTAATGCATATAGAACATAGTGGTTCTGCTGATGCGTTTACAAGCTGACGTATACTTGAAAAAGCATCTGTTAATACAGCAATCTTTTTTATAATCTTTACTAGTTCTAAATAATCTTCTTCAATACTATGAGAATCAAATATTTTTTTCAAATATACTTCTGAAGAACTTAGTAATTGTTCATAACCATCTGTTGAAGGTAGTTGTAACATTAGTTGAATATGTTTATATATATCATCAAATGCACTACAATGTTCAGATAGTTTTTTCTCAACATTTGAATATTCAATTGTAGCTTTTTTCCATTGTTCCACTATAATTCGTGTTTGTTGAATCCATTGATGTAGAGATGTTTGTGTTGTTTCTTGTAGAAGAGTATTTATATTTTGAACAATTTCATTTGAACTTACATCGAGTATGAGATCACGTATCTTATTTTTATTTCCATTATATTCTCCCTTACCAAATCGTTTTAGAATCTGGTAGGCTTGTGAAACATTTTTTGATTCACTTATTGGTTTATCTAAAAAATCAAATATTGTAGTCGCTTCACGAATGTAAAAATCACGGAATACTTTTTTTACATTTTGTCCTATACGAGGTTGTGTAGGTTCAATAGAATCTCGTATTTCTTGTGTATGTCTATATGTTAAGTTACGAATTGCGGTTGTAATGGAAGGTAGTGGTTCATTTGAAGTAATTTCTTCAAGAACATTTGGATATTGTAATGGTGTATCTAAGATATAGTTTGGAGGCGGGGTACCTTGTCTGCTGGCTGCAGTAATTAATGGACTTGTATCTGTTGGTGGTTGTCTAGAGTTTGTCGATGTCGACATCTTTGTCACTCTCTATAGTGTATTTGCTATCTCTTGCCATATTTCGTTTTATATCCTCTTCTTGTTTCTTTGTAGCTCTTTCTTGATTTTTCTCTTCAGAATCTTCTTCATCAGAGTTAGCTTCAAAATCAACACCATCATCATCAGGGATTCCTGATGCTGAATCAATACGCTCAAGCTGAAGGAAGAGTCGTGAATTCACACCAGGTTTCTTTTTTAGTTCACGATGAACTTCACGGCTATATTTTTGAAGAATATCTGCACGATTATCAGAGTTTTTTGAACCAATTCCATCACCACGATTACTATAGAGTACAATATCACCCTTGTCAATCGTCGCCTTTTTCTTACTAAGTCCGCCACGAATATGGGCAATACGTTCCTTGTCATCATTACAGTAAAGTAAAACATTACGATCGCCAAGATGTTTTAGTACACGACCAATACTTTGCCCTTCTTGTTCATTGATTTCATAGAGTTCTGCTTCTTCAGTTGCATGAGATCCAGACTTGTATTTTTTACCTCCCTTCATGTTTGGCATTTTTATATGCGATGCTTTTAGTAACTATATAAATATATAAATACAATTTTAGGCCCGTTCAGATTCAGAAACAAGTTCATCCATAAGACGCTTTGTCATAAAAAGAGGAGGGCTTGTACCTTCATCATCCATAGAACGATGAACTACAATTGCATTTGACGGAATATCATAAGCATAACCTCCTCCTAATTGTCTTGACCTAGTATATTTGTGTTGTTTTTGTTGTTTTCGTTGTTTTTGTTGTTTTTGTTTTCTTTGTTTACGAGATTTATTTTTTCTAGAGTATTTCATTGTAATCTACTTAGTAGATAGATTATTTTTCATCGACAAGTATATATCCACGTTCTAGAAGGTGGTTTTTTACGGCACCGCGATTCAATTTCAATTGAGCATATATAGGTAGTTCATACTTCTTCAAATACTCCTTGTAGGCATCATTAGTATTCGGAACATGCATATGAGGTAGTGTAGATGGATGTGCTAGAATAAGACCACGTTCTGATAAATGTTTTTTCACATACTTATAATCACCTTCTGTTGTAATTCCATGTAATTCTTTATAACCCTTATATGAATTTTTACTATCAGCCATCATATATGTTTTTTGAGTATTGATTATTTGTACTGAATTAATACTTTTTGTAGACTTGGATAGTTTAGGAGCCAGTGTACATTCAGAATTTACATGTATTCCCTTTCCACAAATCGAACAAAATGATGACTTTTTAAGAGGACATGATGATTCCTCATGAGAAATACAATACGGGCCAAGAATTTTTATACAATAGTTACAAGACATTGTGAACAAGATTTTATTTTAAAAAATAATTTCAATTTTTTATTTATCTGTAGTTATACTGCATGAGATAGTATATAATAACTTCCTATAACAACAATAAATCCGAAAAGAAGAAGAAGTGCTCCTTTATATTGGTTTAGAGTTTCATTATCGACAATATTGATGGTGTCTTCTTGGTCATGTTCATAATTATAATCTTGTCTTCTATGTACAGAAAACCAAAGTGTATGGTCATGTTCAGTATCCATATTTCTAAATAATTTTATTATTTAGAAATCTTCAATTTTTTACAAGTGTCCCGAACAGGAGGAAGAGGAGGAATATGAGTGTACTAAATACATGCTTTAATAGTTTATCTACAATTCAAGGTGTTTCTTATAATCAGAGACATGTGTACAAAAGTTCATGGGATACTTTTAAGATGGTAGAATTATACAATAGTAATATAAGCACACTACGTTCTGGTGGAAATACTACAGCTCAGTATTATCAGTATTCTTCAGAACAGTCTATAAATCAATATAAACAAGGAGCTTCAATGTTTTATTACTATCTAGGATATACAGATATTGTACAAAAAATATAATCTATGAAATAGATATTATGAGCCAAAGTTGTATATCATCTCCTCAAGTTGCAATTGATTCTTCAAAATTATTAAGTAATTTACAAAATCAAGTAGAATGGGTATATAAAAGTACAATTGAAGGTGTTAAGGGTTCTAACTATACATATCAGTATAAGAGTCAGACTGAACGCCTTCAAGGTCTCATGGGTCGTCTGAGTCTAGGACAGTGTTCAACACGTTAATTTGTTTATAATAATAAGTACCTAGAACTTGTCGCCATTGTTCAAATTCTTCATTCGTTATCTTCAGAATTCTCGACAACGGTGGCTTTGTTTGCATGATTTTTTCTGCTGTTGGTAGTTGTTGGTTTACGCTCTCTTGATTGCTGTTGTGTTCTCCAGGTAGTAAGAAGTCTGTTAAGAGTTTGGATGGCTTCAGGTTTATAGGTGATATTTTCACCTTCATAGGTTCCAATTGGGACTGGTGACACGGTATCCCATGTGTAAAGGATTCCTTTTTCTGTGAAATAGGGGACTCCATGCAAGATTTGTTTTTGCATTTGCTCTACATATTTAGCAAATGCAAAAGATGTCAATTTTTTACCTACTCGAATCATTTTTACTTGAAGATTCTAATGAATTTATAACATTATTAATTGCAGATATAGGTATTTCTGTATCTTTAATTACCTTTGAAGCAGGCTTACCTGGTGCTATAATACTTGAAAATATAGTAGTCAAATTTGACTTTGGTTTTAAAGATGGTGATTGTTCTGGACTAGATTCATTTGCTTCAGGACTATTTACTAGTGTACCATCGCGTAATTTATTATTAATATTTACAGGATCTAAGTCACCTGCTATTTCCGGTTTTTCAATTTTTGTATCTTTAAAAATTTTATTGAATTTACCAATAATAAAAGGAATTATATTCGGTGCCGTATTTTCTAAACGATCTTGTTCATTACGTACATGTTTTATTAAATCAAGTGCATTATGTCTTTGATCACGACGTAAAGCTAGTTCATTCGTAATCATACGATGTAACTTACTATAACATAGTCCTGTTGCACGATGAGATTCCATCATTTGTTGTGATTTGATATATTGGTTCATTGTTATAAGCATTGCTGAAAAAATACTAATAAGACCAATAACTGTTGTTGCTACTTTTTGTGAACTAGGATCGGGAAAAAGACTTGTAAGGCTCATTGTAACACCACCATTTAATGTAGAAATAATTACATTTGGAATTGTTAAATAGAAATTTGCTGATTCAAAATAATAAAAACAATGTAAATGAAGCCATCTCATACAATTTGAACGCTCAGCAATTGCTTTTAATAACTTTTCTTGAGAAGTATTCCATGATGATGTATCAACCGATCCCATATCATCTGTTTTATTGTCTTCTTGTTGGGGTTGTTGTGGTTGTTGTGGTACTACTTGGTCACCCATTTCTAATAGTAAATCTAGAATCTAAAGTTTTATTGTTTCTATTTTATAGAATGAGTTTATTTCTTCAGAATGTACAAACTTTTTTATCAGGATTATTTACAAAGAAAATTATTTTATCTAGAACAACAAATCTTGTAACACGTGAAGTTATAACTGAACAATCCTCCGAACAACCCCTTGTTAAACAAATGAAAACATTTATTGAACATACTGTTGTTAAACAAGAGTCACATCCTCTTACTGAACAAGAAGTACAAGAAAAAGATAATGAAGAAGTACAAGAAGAAGATAATGAAGAAGCTCAAGAAGAAGATAATGAAGAAGCTCAAGAAGAAGATAATGAAGAAGCTCAAGAAGAAGCTCAAGAAGAAGCTCAAGAAGAAGCTCAAGAAGAAGCTCAAGAAGAAGCTCAAGAAGAAGCTCAAGAAGAAGCTCAAGAAGAAGCTCAAGAAGAAGATAATGAAGAAGCTCAAGAAGAAGATAATGAAGAAGCTCAAGAAGAAGATAATGAAGAAGCTCAAGAAGAAGATAATGAAGAAGCTCAAGAAGAAGATGATGATGATGAAGCTAAAGAAGATAATAAAGAATCTAATAAGTTTGTATTTGAATAAGAATAATAATAATTGAATTATTAATTGTATAGAAAATTAGAATTTAAAGTTTTATTATTTGTATTTATAGAATGAGTGTATTTCTAGAAAGAATTAAAAACTTTCTTAACAATATAGGATCTTCTATCCTTACTACACTTGTAAAATATGATATTGTTACTATAATTCCTGAACCAAAAATTACAAAACAAATTATAGATACAAAAGAATCTAAAAATAAGAAATCAGCTGATGTAATAAAGGTAAAAAAATTTAACAATATATTCTTTGATATGCTAGCAAGGAATAATATTATTTTCGCTCCAGTGTATACTGTTGATGTAGATTCTCCCGATAATAATGATTCAAAAAATATAAAAACTTATATTTATAATAATGATTATGAAAATGAAAATCATAATGATAATGAAAATGATAATGAAAATCATAATGAAAATCATAATGAAAATGAAATTATAGTAGAAAATCCTAATGATATTATAAAAAAATATTCTGGAATTATAGATAAAGGAAATAATAAACCTATTAGTTCAGTTAATTCTATAGATGCTATTAAGTCATTTATTGGAAAAAATATTTATATTCTATAAAGAATATATTAATTTAGAAATCAGCATCCATTGCAAACTTTTTTTCTTCACTTGAACCATTTGTATTCGCTTTGGCATACGTTGTTACACGTTTCTCAAAGAAATTATCCTTGCTTTCTAGTGATAGACGCTCCATAAACGGAAAGGGATTCTTTGCATGGTAGACCTTAGGATATCCTAGTTGAAGACTTAGACGATCCGCTACAAATTCAATATATTCTGCCATAAGTTTAGAATTCATTCCAATGAGTTCACACGGTAGAGCCTTTGTAATAAACTGCTTTTCAATCTTTACTGCATCACGAATAATTTTGTGTGCATCTTGCTTAGTAAGCTTTGTTTGAAGCTTACTATACAAGAGACATGCAAACTCCGTATGAAGTCCTTCATCCCTGGAAATCAGTTCATTCGATACTGTAAGTCCTGGCATAAGACCACGTTGCTTAAGCCAGAAGATCGAACAGAAAGCACCAGAGAAGAATACACCTTCAATTACTGCAAAGGCAAGAAGACGAGTAGCAAAACTTGCTTCCTTATTTTCAATCCACTCTAAAGCCCACTTTGCCTTCTTTTCTACAACAGGAATGGTTTGAATAGCTCGTAGAATATCAAGCTTTTCTTGCTTATTATCAATATAGGTATCAATCAATAGACTATAGGTTTCAGAATGAACCGATTCCATGAGATTTTGGCAAGCATAGAAGAAACGTGCTTCAGGCATTCCAATCTCACGAGTAAAACGCATAGATAGATTTTCCATAACAATACCATCACTACCCGCAAAGAAGCCAAGAATATGCTTGATAAAATGACGTTCATTATCTGATAGCTTCACCCAGTCATTCATATCCTTACTCAAATCAATCTCTTCAGGAATCCAAAAGACTGACATATGTTGCTTATACTTGGCCCAAACATCACTATGTTCAATAGGGAAGATTACATGACGATTCGGATTTTCCTTTGTAAGAGGTTCTTGAGGAATAGGACAATCAAGAATTAGTGAGGGAGGAATGTCTTCTTGAACCATCGATATCTTTCTTGACTTTAGTTGAGGACTTTTCGTCGAAGTTAGAGTAGGGATGATAGACGAAACAGGTTGGGCTTCCATTTTGACAGGACCGGGCATTTTTATTATGAATGTTTTTGTCAAAGTGTTTGTCAATTTTTTGTGTAGATACTAGTTATTCTACTTAAAAATACAAAGTATTTATAAAGAAAAATTAATGAAACTATACAAAGACATTGAGTCTCACTATCCGTAGTTATAGGAAGTTACAAGGATTCATAAAATACCTTGACCTTTTTCGGAGCTTTAAAAGCTTGTGCTTCTAAGTCATAGATATATAAACTCTCAAGGCTCTTTACACGGCTTAGTGCTACATAGGCTTGACCACATTCAAATGTAGAACGACCAATATCTATAATTGCTGAATCCAAAGTTGCTCCTTGACATTTATGAATCGTAATTGCGTATGCTAATATAAGAGGAATCTGTGAACGTTTCAGCCCATCTACTTCACCTGACTCCCATGATACTTCAGGAATTGGTATAGCTTCTGAAGATCCTTTAAAGAGTACAAGAGGAACTAGTGGAGTTGTAGCAGTAAATCCTTCTACAATACCACGACGTCCATTTACAAGACCAGATTCTTGATTTATGTTATAGATTAACATAACTTGAGCACCTACACGAAGTTCTAGCTTAACTTTATACGATGCATCACGATCTAGTTTTTCAACAGCTCTATCTAGTTCAGACTTTGTGGTTTGTACTTCTAGATTTGCTGTGACCAGAGTTTTTGCTTCAAAGGTATGTAGTGGTGTCTTGAGTGCTTTTAAATTATTCTCATTAATCATCTCTACTTCAGCACGACGTGAGAATAAGAGTGTAGGACGAATCTTTTCCTTTTGCCAAGTATCTACCATACGTTCTTTCAGAATTTTTACCGAATCTTTTGATAGTGCACCAATTCGTGCTTCTTTTAAGATACTATGGAAGACTGGATTATCTTGACGTATAATTTCTGTAAGATTGACTGTAGTAAGATTGAGTTCCTTCCAAATAGGGCTTTCAAAAGTAAAGAGAGTTTCTCCTTCGCGATAAATTGGCGGTAGTTGAAAGAAGTCTCCTACAAGAATGACTTGCATGCCTCCAAACACTAACTTAGACTTACGCATTGCCATTGCAACTCCATGAATCTTTTCCAAGAGTTCAGGAGTCATCATACTCACTTCATCAATAATTAATGTATGTGTTAGTAGCCATCGCTTTTTAGCCTTGTAATTATATTTTTGTATATTGGCCACTAGTTTGGATGCATCTTCCTTAGCAAGGCCTATACCAGCCCATGAATGAACCGTCTTTGCTTCACGACCAAGAAGTAGTGCTGCACAACCTGTCAAAGCTGTAACACCTACTCGCCTTCCTGATTTTGTTAGTTCATCTACAATAGTATGAATCAGGTAGGATTTTCCTACACCACCTGGTCCAGTTATAAAGAGTGACTTACCTGCCTTTGCTAGATCAAGAGCTTCTTGTTGAAGCGTGTTTAGCATTTTAAAAAATTATTCAAGTGGTAGAGTATCAATTTTTATGCAGTTATGTATTTCTATAAGAAGTTTTATATATGTAATAGGTATTTCTTGAAGATTTAAAAAACTGCGTAAGTAGTCATTCGGTACAATCATTAGTCCATCTTTAACACACCCTGCTTTTACGAGATACATAGTTAAACATGATAAGAAATCTTCTAATGTATATATCTCAACACCAATTGTTTTGAAAAAATCTTTCATATGCGGTGTAATATTGGGATTGGGTTCATGCTTATTTGTTATAGATTTTACAAATGGTTCCGCACTTGATACAAGAGATTTAATTGTTTCAAGTGTATTCATAATATGATTAACATCCTCAAAATGTTCCATAGGTATCTATAACTATATAGTTATATGCCTTATGCCTTATGCGGTTTTCTATAAAATACTTGTTGGGATATAAAACTCACAGGATGGTGGATATCGATCCAAAGGGCAAGTGTAGGATTGATTGTTGGTTTTGCGGTCTTTGTTGTTTTTGTAGATGTTTGTTCACATTCCCAACAAACTTTCCAATGAGGAGGAACTAGTAAGGCCGAACCAGGACGTACAATAATATCTACAAATTGAATTTGGCCAAGTAATGGAGCTTCATCACGTGTTAGTTTACTTAGACGTTTTCCTAGCCATTGTTTCGGCAAATAAGCATCAGATGACTCGTTTAATAAACTTACATGAAGAACACCTTCTGTAGCAAGTATAATTGTACAATAGCCAAATGTAGGACGTAGACCCTGAGCATTGATGGCTACTTTAGTTTGTGACCATAATAAAGGACCCCATAACAGATTTTTAAATGTTGGTAAGAGAGTTTGTTGTACCCAAATAGGAAGACCAACTTGATTCGCTAATGAATGTGAAGTTAGTGGATCTAACCACGAGGATTGTTTAGTAAGATATTTTTGAATTTGATTTTTCAGAAGTGGTCGTTGTTGTAAGTCTTTTATTGTCCAAAGATCAATTGGTTTTGGAAATGGATAGATTACAATCGGACAACGTTCTTGTAATAGAATTATTGACTTATCAAGTGACTCTGTTTGTAAGATACGAAACTCCTTTACAGCTTGTCGATAAAAAAAGAAAAGAATAGCTATAATAACAGTAGTTACTAAGGTTATTTCAAAAATCATAGTGTAGATTAATCCTATTAACATATAATATGTAGTAGTGCATATTTCTACCGCAGATTTATTCGGGCTTGTTCATTATCTTATATATATTAATTTTACATTCAACATATTTATTAAATTCATACGAACACATATGATTCATACTATTGGGATATGTATCCACATAACTATTATCAAAACATGAATTTAGTTTCATTCTTTGATCATAACATAGATTTGTGACAATATTCGTTTTTTTCTGATCTATTACAACAGTAGTAATAACATACATTGTAACAAATAGAAATAATATGTAACAAGGATTCATTATTACTTTTTAATTATAATAACTATTAGCTATTGAAGTCATAAAAATTAATTCAATTTTATCAAATCATTCGTCGAAATAGTCCAGGAATGAATCGATTGTTTCGTATATGATTGATTTCTTTTTTGGATAAAGGTTTTTGTTTTCTTGTTGTCTTCTTATTTATTATTTGTTCACTACGTTTGATTCCCTTGCCATTTTTAATATTTACAATATTACGTTTTTTCATTGTATGGCCATTTAATTTTGTTTGATGAGTTTGTTCACTATAATACGAAAAATGGTTCATGGGATTTATTCTAATTGGATTTTACTATTAAAATTTTATGACGTGTAAAGCTTTTCCGTTTTTTGATTGGTGTAACACCACGTCGTCCTTGTAACCGTCGTGTCTTTTGTGATTTTTTTATAGGTTCAATTGGATTTGTGAATGCAATTGATTCATAAATTCGTTCCCATTGGTTATTTGTGAGTATATCACCGTTTGCTAAGATAGTAAATATATTAATATCTGTCGGAACACTATCTTGAAAGATGCGTTCTAGACTTCCTAAAAGAGTTTGTTGAACATCATAAGGAAGATGTAGGGCAATAAAATCTTCAACAATGGGTTCTAACCAAGTTGTTGGCCAACCATGAAATTCTTCGTCTGCATGTTCGAGTAGTTCTTGTACTGTAATTTTCGTATGTATGGGTTCTTCTTTATCTTCTAGACATGTTAGTGACCAACTTAAGAGTCCATACATAAATCCTTGTATTTCAATTTGCATCCATCGTGGAGATTGAAAACATATTGTTTTTATATCTGATTCGACGCGTTCCATACTTAACTGTGTTTGGAAAGGTTTAGATATTTAGAGTTAAATAATATGCAATAAACGATTTCATTATTGTTTCAGGTAAACCATGAATAAATGTCCACCATTGATGTGTTCCAATACTATTATTCGAAAAAGTAGATTCTGTAAAATAATTTTCTGATTCTTTAAAATTTGGTGTTTTTCCATTGAGTAGATTAATTCCTTTTGATGCGAAACTATCTTGCATTGGTATACACTGCAATGATTCATCCTGTAGGTTACAAATTTGTTTCATTACTTTGGTTTTTCGATGTGTTAGTCCACCACCACCTGCATCATTTGGAAGCCAATTCCATTTACAAGCAACATAGTCATAGTCATAAATGGATTTTGGAATAGGTTTTAGTAAATAACAATCTGTTTCCATTGTAAGAATATAATCTTCTTTAAAAACACTCCAGAAATTTAATTGTTTTAAAAGATTATTATATTCTATTTTACCTTGTTCAGGAGTACCAATCGTGTCAAATATCTTATAAATATGAATATTTGGAAGTTGTTTACCACAAATGGTTTGTATAAATTCATAATTTGCTTCGCTGCAAAAAATATGTACTGAATAACCACGTGCAAAATATACAGCATTTTGTAAACAAAATTCTAAGTTTGGATGACATCTACGTTCTACAAATAGTATTCCCTTGTTTGAAGTATAGGGAATATTCGTTGTATTCCAGTAGTGTTTTAGAGGAGGTCCATATAATTCACGTAAAGAATTAAATAGTATTGGATCTACTTGTAAACGTATTTGGTGGAGCAATTCGTTTTCTTTTGTAAATAAAGATATGCTTAATTTTACACTTTTAATTGTTGAATATATTTGATCTACATAGTAGGATAGTTCCATCTTATTTGAGTTAATCTATATTCTTTAAATTAATATGTCATTCCTTTTCCTGTTAACTTACATATAACATCACATGATCTAGTTAGCATTTTTGATCCTAGGACTGCAGAAAAAGTTCTATCATATACTGCATAGTAATTAAATTGAAGTTCATTTCCGTTTCGTATCATATCTTTATTAATATCTAAATAACTCATTCCATTAAAATGAATAAAACTCGGAGTTGTATTAAGAGGAGGAAAATTAACATATCCATTAATAATTTCAAGTACATCCCAAGAAATTCCTTGCATATTTAGACTAAATTTTGTTTCATAATCAAGTTTTATATTTCGTGTTTGATTGTATTCTAGAAAATATCGGTTTGCATATTCTTGGTCATCGCCTTCTATAGATTTCCATGAAAGCATTTGTTTAATGGCTCGTACATAACCAATATAAGTACCTGAATTTAAATAACGAAATATTGTTGTGCTATTAGGATAGTTAAGTGTTTTTAATACTGGAGGGTGTAGATTTGTCTCTGCACCAAATAATAATTCACAATTTGCTTCTTTAAACTTACGTATAATTGTATCTTTATCGGCATTGACAATCAGATCATAAGAATCTATAAAACATACAATATCATCATCAGGAAAAGGTTCAATAGTTTCTTTCAATGCTAGTAATTTTTGATGAAATCCTTCCCATTCTTGTGATTTTGCTAAATTAGTAACTTCTACATTATGAAATAATGCTGTTTCAAATAAGTATTTTGCTTTTGATCTATCTGTAAAATATGTATAGAGATGTAGTGCCATACTATGGTTTATATAATTATTTTTTCTTTATATCTAGAACCATTTAATGGATTTGTACATATATATACTTAGTTATGAACGTAGTATTAGAGTTCCCATATAATACTGTATCACTAAATCCTGAACAGTATGCAGTCGTTACTGCTTCACCCTATGAAAATCAGCGAATTCTTGCTTCTGCTGGCTCAGGGAAAACAACAACGATTGCAGCACGAATTGCATGGCTATTGACAAATACTCGTGTAATGGCCAATCAGATTGTCTTACTGACCTTTAGTCGCAATTCTGCACGAGATATGTTACAACGTGTACAACGTCTTGTTGGTCCTGTAAGTATTTGGGCTGGAACCTTTCATGCTCTTGCAAGTACTGTCTTGCGTGAGATGGGTGAGACTGTATCCGCAAGTCAGAGTCTATTTATTGATGAACTTCCTGTACGCTGGATGCAGTGGATGCGGACTACAAAAGGACGTGAGTGGGTCGGTCGCCTACGTTATGTAATTGTTGACGAATTTCAAGATATTAATGCCATCCAATGGAGACTACTCGAAACTATGCGGCATACTGGATGTCGTTTTAGTATTGTAGGTGATGATGCCCAGAATATTTATACTTGGCGTGGAAGTAGTTCTGGATTTTTATTAGAATATCATAATATAGTTGTGAACGTAAAAGACTACCAACTACGTTGTAACTATCGTTCAAGTGAAGCAATTATTACAGTGGCCAATTGTGTGATGAAAGGAATTCCTACCTTGGACTGGAAAGAACACATGGTTGCTAATAAAAAAGGTGGACTGAAACCTGAAGTCTTGTTTTTTTGGCGTTTGTATGATGAATATGCTTGGATTGCAAATAAGATTACTGAACTTCGTAAGTCAGGTGGGGTCCAGAAGTCGTTTGCGGTACTGTCTAGAAATAATATTGAATTATATCGTGTCGAAGAGGCCTTTCTACGTGCTGGAGTAAAAACACGAATCTTGTCTCAAGAACGTATTGATGGAAGTGGGTCTGAAACTAATGAATCAGTAGTAGACTTGGCAACCTTTCATGGGTCCAAGGGTCTCGAGTGGGACTGTGTATTTTTAGTATCCTTGAGTGATGACCAGATTCCTTCACGTAAGACACCCTTTGAAATTATTGGTGAGCGTCGTCTATTTTATGTGGCCGTGACTCGTGCTCGTGAGCGTCTTTTCTTTACCTATCATGGAAATGAACGTACACTATCACGATTTGTTCGCGAAATTGGCTACAAGGTCCTTACATTCCATGGTCTAGCAAAGTATGCCCTTAGTGAGTATGAAATGTGTTTTGGTGCACCATCGTTGCAAAACTTGCTTGACTGTCTTGATGGTGAAGAATGGCAAACGATTCGTAAGATGGGAGCCCTACCTTGGAAAGAAAGTATTGCAGAAATACCTATTAGTGAAAGAAAGTTGTTTCCTAGTGGTGAGTCATGGAAAATACCTTCATGGGCTGATACAAAAGACTTTGAAGCCTTTCTTCGTCTATGGACTAAGCGATGTATACTGGAACTTCGTAGATGGAAGGAAGAATTTCAAGATCCATTACGTGAGCGTATGATATTTACTATACGAGTCTTTAATGAAGATAAAGAATTTTGGGAAAAATGGCGTGAAGAATTTGAAATTATGATTCGTCATTTTTTTGCCGATACAGAACGAATTGAACCTGTTGCATATGGAGATATACAAGCTTGGTCAGCTGCTAGAGAACTAGGTTGGACTCAGAAAGAACTTGTAGATGCGACTACATTAATGGCTAAGTTACGAGGACAAATTCGTTGTTTACGATTTGAAAAGTATAGCATTGATGAATTCAAGATTGGCCCTATTCAATGTGTCGTTCCGAGTGAGCATCGTCTTGAGTGCCTTCGCTCATGGAGAAAGTTTGTAGATACGAAACTATCTTGGCGTGAGTGTTTATTGGATATTTGGAGACTTTCATGTTTAGAACAGGTTTCTGAAGGACGAAATGCTGGACTATATCGTACAAATACTATGAAGGACTTAATTGAAACTTGTGTACCTTTCTTGGAAAGTTTAGAACGTAGTTTTGTTGATGTGTTTGATAGTAGTTGTGATTTATCAATAAATCCTACACTACACCTTGATCAAATTACACCGGTATGTATGGATTTTTTATGTGGTTCGACCTTATTACGTATTTGTGGCGAAAAGAAACCTGACTATTATATGTGGGTAGAATCTTGGATTATGGCTTACTTATGTTTTGCGTCTATGAATCATACGATTGAAAAAATACAAATCCTTCATCCATTTTATGGTATACTCTGGGAATTTAAGAAAATAGAATTGGTGAAAGCAAAACAATTATATGAAACACTATTAAAATTCTGGGAAATTAAATCCCGCACTAATTAGGAGCTTGGCAGAGATGCTAAAGAAATATCCGACGGATTTTAGTAATCAAATACTCAATATTATACGTGCATTGTCCTTTACCGATGGCAAACATGTAAAATTAGTAGGAAGTTATTCCTTACGTGATCAAGTCTATGCTGGTGACGTAGATAGTATTGAAAGGATTCCTGCAAGAAGTATTCGTGATATTGTCGAGCGATTTCAAAATAACGTGAAACAACTTGTGAAAATGCCTTTTACCTACATTAGCGATATTAAGTGCGGTTCTATTGAAGAATGGATAGTAGTTCCTGATACTGCTACTATTCGTAACGGAAAAGTAGTTGGTTATGATCCTGTAGTAGTAATGAAGCGTGTAGAGGAACTTTATACTACAAAAATTATTACAGATGAACAATATGGCATGGCAAAACGACTAGTTAAAAAACATGTAAGTCTTGAAGAATTTATTGAACTACAAAAAGAACTACGATTTAATATTGTTCGTTGGAATTATAAAGAAATTATTATTGGCCACAAGTTCTTACAAGATGGACGGCGTTATACACTAGAAGAAGCTGTACAAGCTCCTACCATTACAAAAATGGATATTGTTTCTTGGGTCACTGGTAATCATTTTATGGATTTTGAAATGATCTACGTATTCAAGATTGGAAATCGTATTATTAATAAAGATTTAGTAGAATGTAATCTTGCTATTAAAAAGTCTATTTTAATGCTACGTAAAGAAGGAAACTACTTTAAACTTGCGAAGCGTATGCATGCTCTTGCTCGTTATTATAATTATAAGGATGATTTAGAAAAAATAAATACTATACTTATTGGGGATTTAGGAAGATTATATAATATATATGGCGATGTTAGTTCTTTAACATTTATAATTGAAAATGTGAAAGAATTACCAAAAGATAAAATAGCATTTGAAACTGACTACTTTATTACTCGTTTATCAAATATTAGCCTTCCTAGTTATTTACGTCATGAAAAAACAATAATGTCTATTGTTCATCAACTAAGTAATAAGGATTTATATAGTTATAAGAATCCTACAATATTACGTTTATTAGAGCAGTTAAGTGAAGAATTATTTAATATACTTTCCAAGCATACATTACGATATTTAAAGGCAAATAAATTATTTCCACTTCATGATAAGTATTTACTTTAGAGATAATTTAATTATATAAGAGTTTCTTTGAAAAAATCATCAAGATTATTTGTTTCTGTTTCAGCATCCTTTGAAAGAAAACCTTGAAAAAAACTATCTTGAGCTTCATCAAAAGAGTGTATAGATTCTATATATTGTTTTGCAACTTCAGTAGAATCTTGTGAAAAGGTAGATTCATTCATCATAAAACTTGCGCGTAAGGTTTCCATATATTCATTATTTTTTTTCGCAGCTAAGACTTGTTCTTCTGTTGGTAATTCTGAAAATTTCGTATTTGACATTGGGTCATCTTCTCCATGAAACTGTATTGGAGGTTTCATAAAGTCTTTTGCATGTTGAAATGATTCCCAATTACTTTTTACGATTGTTGGATCTGCAGATCCTTGTAATGTAGCCTTGACCTTTTCTAAATATGTTTTATATTCTTCTAAACTATGTGTACGTAGTTCATCTGAAGATTCAGATAAATATTGTAGTGTTGCTGTTAATTCTGAATCAATTTCTTGTTCGAAAACATCAAGCTGGATTATGAAGTCTTTTTTTTTTGGTCTATTGTTTCGGTGGAAACAATAGGATTATTGGGGTTTATACTATTAGACTCTAAAAGGGTTGTTAAGTCTGTATCTTCTTCTAGAAGTGTCGTTGATGTAGGTTCATCTTTTTTAAGTTGACTAAATTTAAATAACTTGGAAGGATCTTCATTCACCAAGTCTTGAATTGCTAAACTAATTGATTGAATACGACGAAATAAGATTTGACTGACTTCTGCAGGTGTCCATTTATGATGTAGTGCAGGAGATGAAATTTGTTCTAGCTGTTCTTCAGATAATATTGTACTATAATATTTTTCAAGATGTTGTTTGAGTACATTACGATCATGTTTCTCAAATTCAATCATCATATCAAAGCGTCCAGGGCGTAGCAAGGCTTCATCAAGACGTTCAGGATAGTTTGTACTGAGGATAATAATTCTTCCAGGAGTTTCACGAACACCATCTAGAACATTTAATAGTGTAGCCAAGTCTAGACAATCTTTTTCTGAATCCTTTCCTTGTAACATACGATTTGCTGCATCAATTCCTTGTGTTTGTCTTAAAATTTCTGCCTCAGCTGCAATTTTAAGTTTCTTTTCTTCTTCTTTTTTTAATTGTTCTGATGTGCGTTTGACAACTACTGATTCCATTGCATCAATATCTTCAATGACATATATACGTTGTTTAATAGGAATATTTAAGACTTCTATTTTTCCATCAACAAAGGTATGGACAACATCATTATAAAACAAGTCTTTTAGAGCTTCTTTTGTTTTGATTTCACTCAAGGCAATATTGAAGATATGACGCTTGGTTTCATTAGCAATTGCTTTAATTGTACTTGTCTTTCCACAACCAGGATGGCCATACATAACAATTCCAAGAGTATGCGGAATTCCTTTACTATCATACCAATCACGACGACGCATGAAAAAATCTACTCGTTGCTTAAGTTCATCAATTTGACGCAAGTAGACATTTCCTAGTGAACGATTACTCTGAAACTTACTCTTTGTAAACATACATATTTGATTACTTATAGGATTTCTATACGCTCCACCTGAAGCTGTTACTTGGTCAAAGTAGTAGGTTTCACTACCAAGTTTATTCTTCTTTTCTTGTTCATAGCGTTCCATAGCATCTTCAACAAACTTATGGAGCCAGGTAATGTCATGATCATAGGTAGAAAGTCTGTATAAGATTGGTTCTAGTTTCATTTCTTTATTTACATTTGGAATAGGGGCTGATTGAGGATTTAAGACTTCAAACCAAATGTCATTATCAATCATAATACTATCCTTAAAATTCGGAATCATTTCAATACCATTATAACGTAAACTACGTACATCAGGTAGGTTACATACATGGTACATTACGGAGTCAATACGAGGATCTACCGTTTTTGCATCAATTTGGCGTTCAAATTGTATACATGCACGAATTGACTTTGTTGAGGGAGGTGGTGTAGAAGATGGCATTAGTTCAAGAGGTGGTAGAAGCTGTTTTTGTTGAGGTTGTTGTTGAAACCATCCAAGTGTGGTGGTGAACAGTGTTGGACTTAGTTTAATGACTTGATCATAGACCATTAAAATCAACATTGTCCATATAGATGATTTTCCAGTACTATCACTCATAAATTTCATGAGTACTTGTATCTTGAATAATTCAAAGACTTGGTTCATACCTCCAAACCCTTGTTGATTTTGTTGTAGAGAGGGTTGTGTTTGTTGTATTTGTTGAATTGATTGTTGCATCTGCTACAAGTAGTCTTAGTATATTTTAATACAAAGAATACTTACAGATTTTGTTAGTTTGTTTGTTAATTAGGAACTCTGCGAGGCATATTATTCGGTGAAGAGGGATTTTTACCATCTACCCTTTGCCATAGCATCGGGCCACATCTAGAATCTTTTTGTTCATAACGATTTTGCTTTGTAGCATTTAAGAAGAATTTAGAAGCACCTTTTAGCCCACATACCATTGCTTCTTCAGAACACTTGTATTGCCCATTACGTTCAAGTGCTGCAGGATCGGCAAGTTCACGAACCATTGCCGATTTAGGTGTAGACTGAGGAGGTAGTAGGGCATATTGTTGAAAAGTATCGGATGATAGAGGAAGTTTATACTGAGATGACTTGCAGTTGCCTTCAGTTAATAAGTCATTGTTTAGAGGTTGGTCTAGTCTTCTGAGTTGACTTTCATGATCAATGGCGGCTAAGTAGCGTGTAGGAGGATGAAAGTCACTGGCTCCAGTAAATACCATATCCTTAGGAGGGGAGGGAGCATGTTCATGAGGAGAACTTGTTACATATTGAAGGCAAATCTTTGTCCAGGGTCTAGGATCTATCGGGAGTGATTGAGGACCATATTGTTCATGAACTGTATAACGATATACCATTGTAGGATCCCAGTGTTTAGGTGCACAATAATGAGATAGTTCAGGATCTAGTGTTTTGTCATTGGCAATCGGAAATTTAGCAGGAGTTATTCCTAATGACATTCTAATGATAAGTGTGAGTTTACAAATTATAATATATGCATTATTTTTTAGTTGCTCCTGCTGCTGCTTTTGCTGCTGCTGGTGCTGCTTCTGCTGGTGCTGCTTCTGCTGGTGCTGCTGGTGCTGCTGGTGCTGCTGGTGCTGCTGGTGCTGCTGGTGCTGCTGGTGCTGCTTCTGCTGCTGGTGCTTCTGCTGCTGGTGCTGGTGCTTCTGCTGCTGGTGCTGCTGCTGGACTAGATCCAGGTTTTTCAACTAGTGTAGGAATACTTGAATCTAGAGTTTGTTTTGTAGAATATTCTGTTATTGATAATGATATACTCCAATCACAATCACTATTCACAACTCGTTTTCCTTTAGAATCTATCCATTCAAATGAAAGTTTATCTAGTTTTGATATAGGTGGATTAAATGTAATAACATTACTTATAATAGTACGACTATATGTATTAAAATCACCTAATAATAATTTTCCAAAATATTCACTAATACTACCAGTAGGATCTCGAGTTATATTTAATTGTTCTGTATTAGTAATATCTAGAGTATTTATCTTGTATTCAGGACTTAATCGTAGATAAATATAATCTTGAAGAATCTTATAAAAACTTGTTGCAGGATGTATAATACTAAAGGATGAATCTACATTTGTATATCCTAAATTAAATCCTAGACCCCAATTATTGACTAATTGTTTATATTGTGGTAAAAGAGATGAATTCCATTGAATTTGAAATATTAAGGGTGCAAAATAATTTAATCTTGATACAGATGTAATAGGTATAATATTTGCTAAATTTGTACTAATATAATTATATATGTTTAAATTTACATAATTATTTACTGAATTTATTGTATTTGCAGTTGTACTATAATTACTGGAATAATCTATATAAATACTATTAAAGGTACTAAAATTTGTTGATGATAAACGAATGCCTTCAAAATTAGATATTCTATTATTACCAAAAATTTCTGAGGTAAAATTATATGCAGAATCAAAATTTGATAAACTATTTTTATATTCTAAATCAAAATTATAAGAAAATTCTGGATTTACACTTTTTTGTATTTCATCTATTAAATTATCTATTGAAATATAACCATAAGTATATTTATTTGGAATAATAAATCGTATAAGTGATTCAAAAGACTCTGTTGGAGAATATCCACGAACTGCTATATAATTATTTGAATTAAATGATCTATTAATTGGAATTTTTTGTATATGTGAATTAAAATAATATCCAGAAAATTTTTTATCTACACTTGTATAATTAGATTCATTTCCCCATTTTAAATTTACATCATTACAAAAACTTTCTTTAGAATTGTAATAAAATATATTTGTATGACCATATTCTGGATAATTTAATCTTACCAAATCTGCTTCAGGATTGTATGTAATATTAAGTTTTTCTAACACTATTTTTTGAAAGGGATAAAATATTTGCCATGCTCCTGTAATTAATCCATCAATATCAACATCTGTATTACGATTTCCCCAAAGTATATTTTTTACACTATCTTGAATCCAAATTGAACCACTATATCCAGAATTAATTTTACCTATTTGAATACCAGTATTTAAAAATTGTTTTTGTGTAAATTTTTTTGTAGTTATATTCCATGCATCAATATAATAGATTGTATTTGTAATTGTATTTGCTAAAAATATTCGATCATCTGAAGATGGAACAGATGTACTTATATTCATACATATTTGATTCCAAACAATTGTACTATCAGATGAATTCCACATTATTCCTGGAAATGGTGTAGTTATATCCCACTTATAGATAGTATTACCTGTTCCGTTTGCAGTTAATCCAAGCCAATATATAATTGAACTACTTGAATTCATATCATGAACTGCTGATGTATATTCAGAAACTATTATCGTAAAAAGTGGCGATGATTCAATAATACTACCACGAGTATAGTAAAATGCTGTACCTTGAGTAGTTTTATATAATAGTACCATCTGATTTGCATCATTTATGGTAAATGACTGTATACTTCCACCATGAGGAATTATATAAGATGAATTCAATATTACCTCATTCATTCCTCCATCAGTAAGTGTAAATCGTTTTATACGTAATTTTATATTTGCAGATTCATATACAAATCCTAGGAAAAAATATACAGTACTATTACCAGCTATTCCAGCTAGATATGTATTTTCTGAAATATTAAATATTTCATCAATTGTAAATGTATAGATTGGATTTGTAAATTTTGTAGTATTTATATAATCAGAATAATTATAAATACTAATTTGTTCATCTTGCATTAGTATAGTATCATTTACGTTTGCATTTATTTTACTTACTTTATCATTTAATAACCATTTATGAAAAAATTCTATATAGTTTTGTATAGGTATTGATTTTTTGTATAATACAACACTTGTACCTATAGGTTGTGAATTTAAGTACTGAGATTGAGTTATATTTGTTATATTAGATGTAAATGAATTTGAATTATTTGTTTCACTGGGCCACTGTGTTTGATTTCCTATAATAGGAATAATAATTGAATCATCTTTATAATATGACGTAGTATTATCTAAATATGTGTTACTTACTCTCGGTATACTTGAATATGGATATGGAACTGCAGAACCACTCAAAGCCTTTATAGTAATAACAGTATTATATTTTGTAAACCCAACACATGCATACATAGATTCTGGTTGTGAAATCATACTAAAAGAATTTTGTGAGTATCCTAAGATATTTGAAAACAATATATTACTAAATGATTTATCTTTTTGAAATTCATAATATGTACCTCCTTTTACATCAAATCCTTCAGAAACTGGAGTTTCATTTGAATTATATGTAATACGTGATGAATTCGATAGTACTATTATTGCATTACTTAATGAAAGAGATAATGTATTTTTATTAATAATATCTCCTAAAAGAAAGATTCCTAAGTAAAAAATATTTTGATTTGGATCATTTACATAATCACTAATTGCAGAACGAAATATAATTCGTTTAATATTCCATGAACCTTTTTCTGGAATAATTGTAAATCCTAGTACGCCTTTTTCTAATTGTAGCTCATTATTTTGACCACTATATTTATATCCTCTTAAAGGTGTATTTAATGTTGTAGCAAGTGTATAAGGAAGTTGAGAATTAGAATCTGAAATATACGTTGGTTGATAATAAGATATACTTTCCTTAGATTCTGGTAAGTAATTTACAGAATAATAATGTACAATTTTATATTCATGACTTACTACATTAGCAGAACTATATATGTTTGTTAATCCAGGTTCATAAATAATATTTTGTGAACCTGAGTAAAAATAACTTTTATTTAATGGAGAATTCGAAATAAATATATATTGTGTAATGGGATCAATACCATATTTATTTGTAGGATAAAATCCTTGTGTAAGTGAATTTTGATTATAAGGAATATAGTCAATATAGTCAGTACTAATACCATTTATATCATAACCCATTAATATACCGTCAGTAATAATGGTAGAATTTGTCAAAATATTGGAGTTTATATTTGATTGAATATATGGAGAAGTAATTGGTAGTTGAATCCAATTTGAATCATATACTTGTGCATAATTAAAATTTGTCGCTACAAGCGTACTAAAATTTGGTGAATAGATATCTGTAGAAGGGTTTATTCCATCAATACTGAGACTTTGTTGTGTTACTTGTGCTGAACTTGAAAACCAAGGAACAATATTAACATAAGTCTTTCCTATATTTGATGTAGGTCGTATTATCATATAATAAGATTTATTTTCATATGTTGTAAATGTAAAAGTTGTATCTGTAGTAAGTGTAGAGATAAACAATGAATTTTTATAGAAATAGGGATTTTCATTAAGATTACATAAAACATCTGCCATAAATCCAGCACGATCTTGATAAAAAAACGCATTTAGTGGGTTTTGAATTGGTTTTGGTTCAAAACTATCTACTGAATTTGTAAAATTTATTGTTATGTTTAATGAGTAGGTAAATGATGAGGTTAATGATAGTGGAGTAAATACATAGGGTGTTGTAAATTGTACATATATTGCTGAATTAGTTTTTGTTGGTGTGATTATATAATTACTCGTGTAATTTCTTAAAGAAGATAAATATGATAGATTCCATGGATTATCACTTGAAGACCATCCAGGAATTTGATAAATTAAATTATTTGGTATAGTATCGTAAATATGTAGATAATTTTTTTGTGGTTCATATGGAAGATTTGAAGAAAAATTGTAGGAAAAATTAAAATAATGGTTAATTATAGGATCAAAATTACTTTTATTATATTTTGGTAAACGATATAGAATTGGACGTGGGAGTGTTTCGACTTGAATCGTTTGACGAACATGAGAATTAAAATTAAATATAGTATACTTACCTGCTTCTATAGGGCATACTACAGTAACACTATCAGTTAATTTTTGTGAATATAATGTATAATCAGATTGTATAAATGGTTGATGCGTGTCGATTATATTAAGTGTATTTCTATATACATAGTTATAGGAAGAAATATTTGTACTTAAATTGAATAATGATATAGTAGGTAGATTTGTATTAGATAGACCAGGCCAATAGGATTTTGTATAATTAGGAGCCTGAATAATAGATTTTGTATATGTTACTATACCTCTTGCATATGATTCTGAAGCTGATGCTGGAATATTGGTAGCATTTGTTCCATTTTGAAGAAAAAATAAATTTGATGAATTTACATAATACTCTTGTGAATATTGATTGTACGGAACCGCAAAATATTCTAAAAAACGTTTTTGTTGATAATCATATAAAGATTGTAATACAGCAGATGTATATGATAAATTTGTTGCACCTGATGTATATTGTGAATTTGTTATTTTAAATTGTGCAAGAATTGCAGATGTAAATGACTGTTGAATATTATTTAATAAATTTACAAGTGATGTATTTAAACCCGAAGATGTTATATTTATATACTGCGTTTGTGGATTTAAATTTACAGAGTATTGATTTATAAGAGAATATAAAAATGTATGTTGTAATCTATATTTATCTAGAATATTTATATTTGAAGAAATAACTGATAATACAACTAAATCTTGTAATCCTTTAAATGAATATAAACAACGATTTATAACATCTTGTATTGATACAACAGTGGAATCTATTCCTAATCCTGAAACTAAATTTATATTTGATAAACTCATACGATTATAATTATCTGTTAATGGAATTGAAAAGGATATTGTATTTAATTCTGGAACTGTATATCCAGTATTTACAGATATTATTTGTTTATTATCTAATAGAATTTCTTTTAATACTGGATAGTAATATGCAACAATAATATCATTTTGAGTAAATGTATTTTGTTGTGAGTACCTTGATGGCCAAAAATAATTTACAATTGTATCCATAGTTGGATTAGAAATATTTTTAGATATAAGACGATTAAAAAAGTAGTCACCAGGTTGATTAAAAATAATACTTAAGTCACCATTTATAATAAATGAACGTGAAAAATCATCTAATCCATTTACAAAGTTAAAGAAAAGGGGTGTTTTATTTAGAGCTTGTTGTATTTCTGCTTGTAATGATGTAATATTGTATGTACCATCAGTTATATATGTTTTTATTTTTAAAGGATTAATTTGTCCATCAATAGTAATACTTCTATCTTTTTCATAGATAGTAATGTCTGTATTATTTTTTGATAAAGAAAATTGAAAAAATGATGTTAACATTTTTAGTTCAGCAATACTTATAGAAGTAACATTTTTATATATACGTGGAAAACGAAATGTACAATACGTTGGATATGGATATACTTGTAAATCTCTATTTGTAGAATCTACAGTTACAATTGTTGTATCTTTTATTGATTCTGTTGCAAAAGTTGTATGGCCGTATGGATTTTGTTTTTTTAACGCGTCGGGTATAAGAGGACTATTAAAATTTTTATATTCTTCTGATGTTTCTTTTGTAATTGATGAAACTAAAGATATACCTCCTGTTGCTTGAAGACGACGTGCAAGATCAGAAAAATTAGGTCCGGTTGTTAGTAATTGGTTTGCATTTTTAGATTGTGATGATAGTGAAGAATTGGTCGTATACGTCGTATTTGTCGTTTGTGAACTATCAGAATCTGATTCTTCACCAGAATCATATGGTCTATAATATGACTGAGGCTTCTGGGCCATCCTATATGACTATTGTAGATTTCTTTAAGATATAAATTTTAATTTTAGTATTAGTATTAATCTATCTTGGATAAATTAATACTAAGTGTATATATAAATTTAGTAACTAACTATACTATTTACTTTTTAAGCATTCTAAATATTTCGTTGATTTGTTCTTTGAGTTGTTTATTTTCTTCTTGTAAGGCTGAAACTTGTTTAGAAAGTGTTTGAATTGCACCTACAGCAAGGACTCCTAGTTTTGAATAATCTATAGTTAAAAAGTCTTTTACTAATTTTCCATATACAAATATAGTATCTTCTGAACTATACATTTCTAAAGGTTCAATTATAAATGAGAAAGGTGTAACTATAGATACTAATTTACGATTAAATGATTCTTTATTGATGATTACTTTAATTGTATCTTGAACTTGTAAATTATGTTCAATATCAAGTGTAATTGTAAGAGTATTATCAGTGTTCTTAGTTACAGATGTGGCATTTCTATTAATATTCGGTAAATAATCTTCATTTACTTGTACTGCTTCAGGATATACTTTTTGTAATTCTTGAGCAATGACTCCATGAGATACTTTTGGTTTAGTTTCATCAACATATTTATAACTACGTAGTTGTATAGAATTGACTGTTTCAAGAGTATCACTTGATGTATGTATATCTTTCTTAATACGTTGATCTGACGATCCTGTTATAGTACCATCACATTTTATATTTCCATCTACTTTTAAATTTCCTGTCGCTTTTAAATCAATTGCTATAATTTTACCTCCACAATATATTCCTGTATCTGGATTAAAGTGAGCATACATATTTGGATCTATTACTATACTTGGAGCATTAAGATTTTTATTTTTATTTGATCCAACTATACTATCATTTATATTCAATCTAAAAACAGTATAGGTATTTGAAGTATTTAATGCATTTGCTACATTTGCAGTTCCTGCTGTAAGATTATTTGCAGTTCCTGATAGTCTAGTACCAGGTCCGTAGAATCCACCACGAGCAGCAATTTCTCTTTCACACACAATATTTACATAAAATTGACCTATATTGTTATCTAATCTTACATATTCCAGATCGGCCATATTACCACCACCAGTATCACCTCTTACTCTAATTGCTAATCCAGCCATTACATAGGTTGATGTAGGATTAATACCTGAAGAACTTGACGTAATCCCTGTTAGTTGTGATCCATCACCGATAAATTTAGTTGCTTTGATTCCTCCTATACATTCAATTGCTATACCATTAGGAACAGCTGCTGCATCAGGGTAAATAGTTGTTGTAACGGTTCCTAATCTATTTCTAAATACGATTGCAGAATAATTCATATTAAGTGGTGCAGTAAATGTTGCACTTGTACCAGCGAAAGAAAAATTACTAGAAGTTAATGTGTTCACTGTAAGATTACTAGCAGTATATGATAAACTAGGATTTAATGTATTTGTAACTTGAGCAGTTGTTGCAAACGTCGCATTTGTCGCATTTGTCGCAGTTGTTGCATTTATCGCATTTGATGCATTTCTCGAATTACCAGCAGTAAATCCTGACGCATAACCTGTTAATCCAGAACCATTTCCATTATATAATCCAGAAGTAATAGAATCTCGTGCATTAAAAGAATATCCTCTAAGACCACCTTTAACATCTAAAATATTATTATTATTTAAATTACCATACTTATTAGGGTCAACTGTAAGTACTTCTTGACCATCTTTAAAACTACGTAAAGCTCCTCTTAGATTAATTTCATTAATAAATATAGTTCCATTTACGTTCATATTGGTATTCTGTATAGTTTCAACAGTTATTGTATTACTTGTAGTGATATTATTTGTACGTATATCATTTGCAATCATATTAGTTGTAGTTATACTAGCTGCATTTGTTACTACTGCTCCTGTAATTAATGTAGTTGCCGCATCAGCACTAGTAGCTCTACCAACAGTAAGCCCTGCTGCAGTACCTGTTAGACCACCACCATTTCCATTAAATCTACTACTAGAATGACCACCACTATCAAAGATAGTAAAACTACTCGCATTAATACTAGCACCATAAAGATTGCATCCAGTAATAGATGCACCACCACCACCTAGTAATAATCTTGTTCCATCACCTATAAACGTACCAGTAAATGTAGTAGCAGTTATTACATTAGTATTGATTGTAGAAGCAGTTATTGTAGTTGTACTAACTATTCCAGGATTAATATATGTAAATCTTCCAACACCATCATAAACATTTATTCCAGTAGTACTTAAATATCTTGTATACGTAGTATTTGTAACATCTAGATTATTTGCAACATTTAGATTATTTGTATTCGTATTGGTTGCAACATTTAGTGCATTTGTAATTGTACTATTCAGTGCAGTAAGATTTTTTGTAGTTGTATTATTTAATACACTTAATGTTGATGTTATAATTGTTGATTTATTATTAATCATTGCACTATTGATTGTTCCTGTAATATTAATACTTTCAGAAGTAATTAGTTGTGAGTTAATAATTGTTTGTGAATTTATACATTTATTACGACTATTTACTAGTGGAAAATCTAATGTACCATCAAGAACAAGATCAATAGAAGAATTCCATCTATTAGTTAGACTATTGAAATTATTTAAAATAGCACCATTATTATTATTTGCGAATCCTCCTACTAGATGATTGGTTAGAATTGGATTAAATGCTGATGTAGTACCCATATAAGTATTAGATAGTGTTTTAGATACAGGATCAATCACAGAACTAAATCCACTACCACTAGAACTAGCACTAGACCATGTTAAATTTAAAGGAATATTAATAGGTCTGCTAATTGTTGAATAATAAGTAGTTGCTATTGTACTTGTGGCATTTCTAGAAATTCCTGTTACAACAACAAACGTAGAATTATTTTTAATTCCACATGATATCGATGTTGCACCACCAACATTGAAAAAATATTGCGGTAAATTTGCATCATACCAATCAACACCATCATTATAACTATACATAACTGTACTTATTGTTGATACAGTACCATCTAGTGTTACATTATTTACACCTGGTCCTGCCACAAAAAGAATACTATTTCTTGTATCATTATCAATACTTTTAAAGGTTTGCGGTAGTCTTTGAGTTCTTGCCAATGGACTAAAGGTATCTGAATCATAATATACTGAATCAGTAACATTACCAGAGTGATAAATAGGTGATACGTTAATAGATGAAGCCTTTCCTACAAGATAGACAGGACCAGTTAATGAAGATTGATACATATCATATGCAGCTATTAGAGGAGGACCATTCCATCCAGGTTCTGCGATTTCACCATGCTGATAAGCAGGATTAGTTCCTGATACTGTTGATATATATGTTAATGAAGATGTTGCAGCAAAACCACCAGGTTCTTTCGAAATATATACTGAATCATCACCTGATAAAGGACTTGTTAATAAGTAGTAATTACTATTTGCATAATATACGGAATTTACTGTTTCTAATAATGCAGGAGTTAAAGCTGTATTAATAACACCACTATAAGAATAATTATTCTGATCTTTTATCATTGAATTCTTATAAGAGTTCCAATTACTGGCATCAGTTGAATATTGAATTATGTTTGAATTTTCTCTTGTATTCGGATCTAAAAATTCGTTTGTATTACCATATGCAAAAAAAGTACTGATATAGGGATTATATAATAATCCAACAGGATTTGTATATGATGTAATATTACTAGGAGTATATGTTAAATAAGGTGAAAATCCACCTTTAGTTGCACTATACCAATTACTATTATTAATACTATGTTGAATTGAATTACTCGTAGAACTAGCACTTCCAATCGTTACTATAAATCCTTGTAGGGGTTCTACAAGGATTTTCTTTACATAGGAATATGTATAAAAATCTCCAATATTTGCATTTGATGTTCTAAAAGAATTGGCTGTTTGTTCATTTACAATTAAATTATCAATATTTGCATTAACAGATTGTATATAGTTGCCATATAAATTATTATTACTGAAATTATTTGTTATAATATTTTCCGTCTTTACTGATTTATTTGTAATTGATGTAACCATGTTATTAATAGGATATGTTATATTTCCAGGAGAAACAGCATAAATGCTTACATATCCATCAATATTAATATTACTAGAGTTATACCAATTTGAACCATCCATACTATATTGTAAACATTCACGAGAATCATCAGAACTTCCACCAGCAATCCAGTACTTACCATTAAATCTTATAGAATAACCTGAATATACAAAACCTCCTGATTTAGCAGAATTCCAGTTACTACCATCTAAACTATATTGTATTGTGGATGTAGGACTTACATAGACATTTTTATTAGTAAAGGTTTTAGCAATATCTCCAACTGCTACCCATACTCCATTTCCATATCCTACTCCATAAGCTGCTGTTTTAAATCCTCCTTTTTTTATACAAGACCAATTGCAGCCGTCTATACTATATTGTAGTGTACTTTGTGAAATTCCATTAGTTTTACCTGCCGCAACCCATAATAATTCATTTGTAGCAACACCATATCCTATTGAGGTATCAAAACCACCAGTAATAGCAGGAAACCAAGATATACTATTTGAACTATACTGTATTGAATTTTTTGGTGTAGTATCTTTACCTGTAGCAACATTGAGACCGTTAAAACTGTATGCAAGACCTGTGCCTTCGATAGAAAAACCTCCTAATGAAATATTATTAAAATTACTACCATCCTTACTGTATTGTATGGAACCAAGAGCAGTATTAGTATTTCCTGTAGCTATCCATAAATTTAATTTTGTATTATATGTAATTCCAGTTCCATAATTTAGAAATCCACCATTATATATATTATTCCAAAATATTCCATCAACACTTGTTTGAATCGATGCAGTTGATATATTATCAACAGTAGGACCTACAGCTCCCCATAGACTTCCATTATAATGTAGACCATTTGTTTGAACATAGTTTCCTCCTGTAAATCCTCCTTGTAAAATCGGATTCCAATTTGAACCATCAGTACTATATACCATACTATTTGTTGTTATAGTATCGTCTTGATAATTTCCTGCAACCCAACCAGCTACAGGAAATGCTGTTTCACGAACAATAAACGATGTTTTTGAGTCAGTGTATTCTAAATTTAAGTTTACTTCATATGATAATATTACAAGACCATCATTATTTCGTAGACCCGCGTTATTTTTATAACCATTTACTGACATGAAATTATTTGATTGTAAACCATCATAACATTCACTATTTATTAAATTATCTATATATGATGAACCACCACCACCAGCTCCACCAATTTGTACAGAAGTATTTACATAAGTACATAAAGCTCCTGAAAATTCAGTAAATGTACTTAATCCTTGACCACCTCCACCACCTCCATAATATCCACCACCTCCACCACCACCTCCATTATTATTTATAGTTGAAATATAATAGCGACTTGAATTTGAATTGAATACAATAACACCATCTCCACCCTTATATTTAATTCCTGATACACCACTGAATATACTACTTGTTGTAACACCTATTCTATAACTACTAACTCCAATTCCACCTGCACCACCTAGTGAATATAATCCACCACTTCCATAAGGAGCTTCAAGAGAAATTAAATAAGAACCAGGATAGCCAGCATAAATTCCTGCACTACCACCTGCACAGAATTCACTAAAGGAACCACCACCTCCACCACCAGCTGTAACTAAATCTTGAGTACCATCATTAGTTGCATTATTAATACGAATAGCAGAACGACCACCTCCACTATATCCATTACTACTAATACCACCACCTCCAAAAGTATCATATTTACCAAACTTACCAGCTTCACCAACAGAAATTTGTAATGAGTCACCAGGAGTTACACTTAGATATCCACTTACATATGCACCATTTCCTCCGTTATTAAAGTTTCCACTTCCACCACCAGCTCCCCATAATTGTACATATAAATTAGAAACTCCGTAAGGAATTGTAAATTCATGTTGACCAACTGTATCATATACATACATGGGACTTTCATCAGGATATACATTTGTCGGTTTAGGATTATTAAAATTTAAAGATTTTAAAATATTAGAATTTGCTCGTATATTTTGCATATCTACAAACGTATTCGGACCTCCATATAATACTAAATCTGACTTATTATAGCTTAAGATTACAAGACCATTGCCACCATCGGTTGTAATAGAATTTTCTACTTTTCCAGTACGTAATCCTTCATTATCTATATATGTTCCACCTAAACCAACACCAGGTTCATATCCATCTACATTTACATACTGATCACTATTTATACCATCAAGGGCTGATATTATTGTTACATACTCTGTATTAATAAATGATGAACCACCACCACCTCCACCACCTGTTCCAACATCTCCACCACCACCGCCACCACCATAAAATCCACTACCACCACCACCACCACCAGCACCAGTATAATAACCATTTGCTGGTTTGTAAGCAGATCCATTGCCACCTGTATGACCAATAGCATTATCTCCTGCAAGTGTATTTGGTCTAGTCATATTTTTACCTCCACCAATACCAGGTGTTGATTGTGTACCACCTGATCCACCAATACTAATTCTACAATCATTAGTATTATCATTTCCAGGATAACCTTGAATTATACCACCATGACAGTATGGATTACAAGAAAGAGGTGTTCCATATGCAGCACCTCCACCAGCACCAGCAATTACTAAAGGTACACCATTTTTATTCAAAATTGCACTATATGTGCCTCCTTGGGGACCAGCAAGTATTGCAGGATGACTAGGACCATTACCTGGATATGATGCTCCACCAATTGCATTTGTATCATTCAATACAGGTGAAGAAGATTTCGATGCCTTACCTCCTGTACCTACAATAATTGTAAGAGTTTCACCAGGTGTAACTTTTAATTTACCATAAATAAACGCACCATTACCATAATAACCACCACCAGCTCCCCATATTTTAAAATATATATTATCCACATTAGGAGGTATAATAAAATTATTTATATTTAAAGAATCTGGATTATTATATTTATTTATAATATCACCTGCAGGATTTGCATAAATTGCATATAATGCATCATTTCCTGATATATATAATTGCTTTACATTTAAACTGCTTGTATACATATTATTTGTTATAATATTATCATTTACACTAGCTTGATTAACATATAAACTATTAGGATATTCTGTAATAACAATTAAACCATCACCAGCAGGTATAAATTGTTTAGTACTGTCTATAAATCCTCCGCCAATAGCAGCATTATTCATATACTCAGGAATCATTGAATATGTAAATGAACTTGTTCCATCAATTCCTACAGGATTCATTAAAGTACTAATATAAGAAGAACCACCACCACCACCTCCATTACTACCACCACCACCTCCACCAAAGTAACCACCACCACCACCTCCACCTCCAAAAAGATTAGTACAACCACATGGACCAGATCCTGTATTAGGTAAATTTACACCATAACCACCAGAAGGTGTTGGAAAATTTATACCAGTACCATTTCCTGCATTAGAACCAGATCCTGGATTACTACCACCTACACCACCAGAATTTTGTGAACCACCAGTGCCAGGATTATTTCCATTACCTGTATAACCTAAATAAATTCCAGCATGACTATATGATAATTTTTCGGAGTCACAATGACTTTCATTACCTATATCATAAACAGCACTACCACCACCTCCAGCGACTACAATAACATTACCACCTGCTGTAATAAAACTGCAACCTCCACCTGAACCTGGTCCATTTCTACCTCCTTGACCACCAGAACCTTGTCCAGTATCATAGTTTAGAATTGATGATACGGCACCACCCTTTCCAACATAAAAACTATATGGTTTGGTAGAATCTATAAATATTTCTCCTGAAACATATGCACCATTACCATAAAATCCACCACCTCCACCCCATAATTGTACATATAATTTACCAATATTTGAATCAAATGTTATATCTTGTACAGTGTCTGTAAATATTCTTTGATATTTATTTACATATGTACCAGTACTTACATATAAAATTGCAGAATTTTTATTTTTTTTATCATCAATAAAATGTAGATATTTAGTATAATTATCATATGTATTCAATGTACTAACATTTAGTTCATCTAAACTTAAAGAAGAAATATAAGATTTATTAGCACTTAAATAAGAAATACTAGCATTATTCGCAGTAATAGAACTTATACCACGAATTAAAGGTGCATTTATTGATGATACCAAAATTGAAGATGCAATTATTCTATCTGCTTTTAATAATTGCGTAACAGTCACGTTTCCTACGATTTTAAATTGTTCAGATACAAGTGAAACAAGATTTTGGGGATTTGGTAAGGGTGGATTCGGACGTAACTTTTTATTACAAGCTAACTTTTTACCTCCCATGCTTTCTATTATATAGAAAATTATATTATATTATGATAAATACTTACCCGGAAGTATATTTTTTTAATAAATGCGATATAGTTGTAATATATTCTAAAGATTTTATATAATCAGAGAGAAAACATAATATGACTCAAGGTGGAGGATTATTACAACTTGTTGCACAAGGAAAACAAGACGTTTTTTTAACAGGAAATCCAAGTGTTACTTGGTTTAAATTTGTATATAATCGCTACACAAATTTTGCTATAGAAAGTCAACAAATGTATTTTGATGGTTCTCCCAATTTTGGACAGAAAATATCATGTCTTGTACCAAGAAGTGGTGACTTACTTGGTTCTATATTCATGAAGTTAACCCTTCCACAACTATACTTAAGTCCTTCATCATTCAATCCTCCTACTGCAAATCCTATTCCTGTAGGATATGTCAATAGTCCTGGACATGCATTAATTAAAGAAATTAGTATACAAATCGGTGAACAAGAAATTGATAAACAAACCGGGCAGTGGATGGAAATATGGTCATCACTAACAACTGATGCAAGTCAAAAAGATGGTTTCCAACAAATGATTCAACAAAAGTCGGGATATCCTCGTATTGATTATCGTAATAATGCACCTGATTTATCCGGAAATAATAAAACATCTCCCAAGGCAATTTTTAGTCGTGATTCTGGAAATCTAAATATTGATGTAAGTGGTATTACAATATTATTCCAGGGTATTCCTGCTATTTTACCAACAAGCATGTACCCTAAACAATTTGATGAACCAATTATGGGTCCTATAACTTTATATATCCCATTACAGTTTTGGTTTAATAAGAATCCCGGATTATACCTTCCTCTCTTGGCTATGCAGTATCATCCTGTACGGATTAATGTAACTCTTGCACCAATACAAGATATGTTTTATACAAAACAATTATATAATTCTGAAGGCAGTAATACTTGTGGTCCATGTGGTACATTTAGTGTAAATTCTTGTAGTAGTAGTAATCTTGGAATTGAATTATGGGGTGACTATGTCTTTTTAGATACAAATGAACGTCGTCGTTTTGTAAGTTCTACACTTGAATACTTAATTGAACAAGTACAATATACACCTCCTGTAGCAATTCCTGCAAACTCAAAAATAGCCAGTATTCCTCTACAATTTAATCATCCTATAAAAGAATTTATTTGGGTTCTTCAACGAAATGTAAGTGTATGTCGTCATGAATATTTTAACTGGAGTAGTCTTGGATTTTATGAAATTGATATGGCAGCCGTAAATGGTCTCCCTGAACCTCCTAATCGTAGTGATTTAATGACAAGTGCTAATATTCAATTGGATGGACAAGACCGTTTTAATGCTCGTGACCCTTTATATTTTCGCCTTGTTCAACCATATCAAAGACATACAAGTGTGCCTTCCGACCGTTATATCTATGTTTATAGTATTGCTCTTCGTCCCGAAGAACAACAGCCATCAGGTACACTAAATGCAAGTCGTATTGATAATCTTGTACTCCAACTTGGTATTGCTACTGGTGGTTTGTGTGGTTCTGGTTCTGGTTCTAAAACTAATTCACCTAATTTTGGTGATATGTCAGCATATGTCTATGCTAGAAACTATAATGTACTTCGTGTCATTAATGGATATGCGGGTCTTCTCTTTTCAGTTTAAATAGTCTTTTAACAGGAGACATGGGTACCATGTTTGATTATACACAAAAGTCATTTTGGGGTGGTTCTTGGTATCCATATTGGACATTAATTGTAGCAACTATACTCGGTGGTTTTTTTGGTCTTGATCATATCTGGCTTCGTAGTCCAACTTCAGGTTTACTAAAATTTATTGTAAATATTCTTACACTTGGGCTATGGTATTTTTATGATATGATTCAAATACTTGGTGAAAAAGAAAATGTTATGAAATATGGTCTAAGTGCTCCGATTGTTGGACCACTTGGAATTGGTGCTGGAATGTTTCGTGATAATGATCCTAGTGGTCCTATTGCAAAGAGTCCCTATATGTTTTTAGCATACTTAGTTTTATTATGGGTACCCTTTGGTTTTGATTTATTTGTTGCTGGAGATAGTAGTGCTGCTATTGCAAAGTTCTTATGTTATGTTATTATTATACTACTACCCATTGCATTCATATGGGGTAGTGTAAATGTTTTATATGCTGTGCTTATGCCAAAGACACTATTTACTAAAGGAACATATCGTATGTTTCCTATTTCATGGATTATGGATAGTTATGGTCCTAGTAAACTTGGTCCTATTGATATTCCTGCTGGCTCAGGTGAATGTGGTAGAGAAGGGTTATCAAATGTTGCTAGCTCCTTTAGTTCAGGAATATTAGGAGCATTTACAGGGTTTGTTACTACTATCTTACGTTCTATACTAAACATTATTGCTCCTGAATTTACAATTGCCGCTGCAGCAGCTGGAAAGGCAGTAGAAGTTGTTGCAGATACAACACAGGTCGTTGCTAGTGCTGTTGGAAAGACAGCTGAAACGGCTAGTAAGACTGCAGTAGCTGTTGGAGATTCTGCACAACAGATTCTAAAGTCAGCTACTGGACCAATTGTATCAAGTGCAAGTGGTATACCTTCATTAGGTACTGATATTACTAAGAAACTTGGTTCCTTAACAAGCCCTAAAGCCTTAGCTGCTTTGAAGCAAACTGGAGGAGGGGATTTGAGTAGTGGTAGTGGTATAGAAACAATTGCATTACTAATTCTCTTTTCAGTCCTACTTGGCGGTGGCACACTTATGGCAGTGCGTCGTATGAACTTAACTTATTCTTCAGTTCAAAAGAAGAATGAGTCTGACACCCCTCCCGAGCCACGAAGCATTTGAAGCTATGTTACGTCCTCGCAGACCTACTGAAGATGGATTCTTAGATAACTATCTACCTTGGGTATGCATTGCCTTTACCGCCACATGGTGTGGTCCTTGCAAACGTATTAATAAAGAAGAAATTGCGGCGGCAGCTCCTGCTGTAAAATGGTATGTATGTGATGTAGATGAGAATACTGTTACACTTGGTTATTGTAATCTTAGAAGTATTCCGTCATTTTGCCTTATAAAAGATGGTTTATATAAGGGAGTGAAGGCTGGTGCTAGTTCTGAACAAGAGGTACTTGATTGGTTAGTAGAATATGGTGTACCTATTAACAAAAAATAGTTATTGATTACATAGTTGTATTAAACAATATTTTTTTTAAATACTGTTTAATCATACTCGACTATCGGGTATAAAGTTTATTTTTTATATTTTTTATATTTTTATGTTTTATTTCACGTATACTTTCTGTAAAATTTACCTTGTACTTGGGAATTCGTATATTTGGAGGACGCTCATACCTTTCAAAAATATCCTCATTTGTCAAAGTTTGTTCATGTTTTATTTGTTCATTTTGTTGAACAATAGAGATAGTCTTTTTTTCTGACCCCCAACATATTCCCATACTTCCCCTATTTAATACTATAGATTAGGATGCAGGCCCAGTATGATTGTATAATAGTGGGTGGTGGAATTAGTGGTCTGTATATGGCAAAGAATATTTTACAGAAACATCCTAGTTGGTGTATTGCTGTTGCCGAACGCTATAAAGGATTTGGTGGTCGTACTTATTCGTATAGTCATAATGATGTTATGTGGGAAATGGGAGCTGGGCGGATTTATAAAGATCATGTTCATACTATGAAACTAATTCATGACTACGGACTTACATGGATACCAATTCCTGATTCTGTAGACTATAAACCATTTCCTGGAGGAATGAGTATAAAAAATCCTTTTCCTATACTATCTAAGATTTATATTCAACCCTTACAATATCTTTCCCCTGATATTTTGAGAAATTCTACTATTGAAAGTCTGATGAAACAACTCTATGGACCCTTACAAACAAAAGAAATCCTTTCGTATTTTGCTTATCGTTCTGAAGTCACAACTATGCGTGCCGACTTGGCTTTGGAAAGTCTTTTAACAGGAAATCTATCTACACATAGTGGGTATGGAATTATTAAAGAAGGATTTAGTGAACTTATACAACGTATGAAGGATGATCTAGAAAAGAAGGGATGTAACTTCCTTCCTAGACACTATTTACGTGACCTTCAAGCCGTAAAAGGATCAGAGTCAACAGCTACCGACTGCAGTTTTGAGTTTGGCTATCCTGAATCTAGTAATGGAAGTATTATATTACGTGCTAAAAAAGCTGTTGTACTTGCATTACATAAAGATGCAGTGGCTGAACTAAAAGTATTTCGTGGTTGGAAGACTTTAGAGCATATACAAACAACTCCACTCTTACGAGTTTATGGCCAATTCAAAAAACCTTGGTTTGCTACTATGAAACATACAGTAACTCCTGGACCCTTACGCTATATTATACCACTCAATCCTCAACAAGGCACAATTATGTTAAGTTATACTGATAATGATGATACAAAGGTATATAATCGTATATACAATAATGAAGGTGAAAAAGGACTTCAAAGACGTATTATGAAAGATATACGAGCATTATTTCCTGAACTTGTCGTGGATGATCCTGAACTCTTTAAAGTATTTTATTGGGCTACTGGAACTAGTTATTGGACTCCTGGTAATTATTCTCCCGAAGTACTTTCTCTAGATTCTATACACCCACTTCCAAAAGTTGTTCCCAATGTATGGCTTTGTGGTGAAAGTTGGTCTACATGCCAAGCTTGGGTTGAAGGTGCTATTAAACAGACTATTCTATGTCATAAACAATTAGAGAGGACACTATGATGATGTCTGATTCATTACCATTTACACCATATGACAGTATGGAATATCAAACCGTAAGTCCTCAAGTTCCCACAGGATTTACATCACGTGATAAGGTTGCTGATGTACAACAAAAAGATTTGAAAAAAATGATGCGTGATGGTCCTTCTTCTAATTCTATGCAGGTTCCTGTTGAACCTATACCCATGCAACAAAGACCTGTACTACAAGATAATAAACCTAATAAACCTTATAAACCTGAAAATACACAACAAACACAAGGAACATATGTTAAGATAGAAAAAAGACCTAGTCTATCTAAGAAAGATATTGGAAATTATAAACAAGTCTATGATCTTGTATATATACTTGTTGCTGTACTTGTTGTAGAAGTTGCTATTATTTTCTTAGTACGTTATTCACCTGAAATATTTGGTCAAGTCTTAAATCGTTGGTATGATAAATTCGGATTATGTGCAGTAGTTATTGATGTTAGTATCATAATTATTGGATTTATGCTTACAAGATATGTATATAGTGAATACATTAAACAAAAATATGCAAAAGGTAAATGGGATGTAGTAAAATTCTTAGGAACCCTTGTTGGAATAACTGCAATTCATGATCTACTCTTTTATTATGGTATTATTAACCAAGTTCCCAGTGGACATAATTCTATTATAGATACATTCAAGGATTATTCTGCTGCTGGTCCAAAGATTGTTGCAGGTGATTCCATCATTATGGTCTTATCTGCTGGAATTGCTATGCTCTTAAAATCACAACCTAGTCACATACTTGCATCTATCGGCACACTTGCCGTTTATATAATTCCGTATATTTTACAAACAAAGAATCAGTATTCTTCTTAGATCGGTGTGGATTTTAAATGAGCGTTTTTAAAAATAAAAATTGAATATACTTGTCGTTACTATCATATAATAACGACAAATGTCTACAACAAATATTTATATTATTCGTTGTGAAGGAGATAGATATTATATAGGAAAGACTAATGATCTAGAAAGGAGAAGACAGCAACATCTTAATGGAACAGCATCTGCATGGACCAAAAAATATAAACCGATTTCAATTGAAAAAATTATTCCAAACGCAAGTCACTTTGATGAAGATAAATACACAAAAGAATATATGTCTAAATATGGAATTGATAAAGTTCGTGGCGGTTCTTATGTTGAAATAGAACTAGATGATTTTCAAAAAGAAATTCTAAATCGTGAGATTTGGGGAGCAAAGGACCTATGTAAGCAGTGTGGAAGATCAGGACACTTTATAAAGGATTGTTACGCTAAAACAGACTCTTCAGGTAATAAAATAGAATATAAAGAGGATACATATGAATGGGGTTGTGAATACTGTGATAGAACTTTTACAACAGCATTTGGTTGTGGTGTTCATGAAAAATCATGTAAAGAAAAGAACACAAAAAAATCTTATGTAAAGCAGGCATTTAGTAAAAAAGAAGGAACCTGTTATCGTTGCGGTCGCTCAGGTCACTACTCTCCAGATTGTTATGCAAGGACAGATCATAAGGGTTATGCATTAGATTCAGATAATGAATCCGACGACAACGACGATGACTCTGATTAAAATCCGCACGGTGATCTATATATTTTTTTTATAATTTTAATTCTATTATTATAGAAATGAATACACTAACATTAATTAACTTAGGCCATATAGTTCTTATACTACCCTTTTTACTTTGGGTTGGAATTGCTCGTGGCAATGTTCCGAACGAAGTATTTCAATCATTAATTTATATTGGAGCATTTGTTATGATTTATCAAGGATATAAAGCGTATTCAGGTTGGATACAAAACTCTCAATATCTTTGGATAAATCTCTTACATGTAGTATATATAGGACCCTTACTAGTATATATAGGAATCTATAAAAAAGAAACGCCCAAGAATATATATGATATGTTATTACTCCTTACATTTGGAGGATTTGGATATCACTTATATGGACTTGCTTCTCGCCTAGACTTCTTATAATAGTGATGCCCATTTTTCAGCAAGCGGATGGTCTTTTGCAAGACGAATACATGATGATACATGGTAGTAGTACATTGACATACTCTTGAAGGACTTATCACATTCATTACACTTGACAATAGTATTATCAAGTGTAGGTTTTCCCTTCATCTTATTTGTAATGTCTTTCAAGTGAATTCGTGCAAAGTGAATTCTACAATTTCCTTTGCGTAGGTCTGAGTAGTCACAACACGGACACTCAAATCCCTTTTCCTTTTCTTCACTATGGTGTGCTTGAACGTGTAGATTTAATACACTCTTCTGAAGAAAGCTCTTTGCACAATCCTTACATTCGTAGGACATTGTATCATCGTGTTGTTTTAGATGATAGTGCATAGTTGATTGATTATGCGTCTTGAATGTACATTCCTTACAAATAAAGTCTCCATCCTCGTTTTTAGAATATACAAATACCATTATATACTTTAGACATTATAAAATAATTTGTCAATTTTTTTATATGGACACATGTCTAAAGGGATTGTATAGAATTGTATACAATGACAACAAATCCTCGTATCCTAGTTCTTACCGTGGCGATTGGTGCCGACTATCGTCTAAATCTTAAAAAAGCTCTTGATTCTAAACGTGACTATTGCAAACGTCATGGTTATGAGTATCTTGAACTTCATGAAGAAGTATGGGATCGTGATCGTCCTATTGCATGGAGCAAGGTTCCGCAGTTTATTAAATATGCTTCTATGAGTGATAAGTATGACTATATCTGGGTTTCAGATGCCGATGTTTGGATTACGAATCCTAGTCTACGTCTAGAAGACCATATACTTCCCTTACTACCATCAAATAAGAATCTTCTCTTGACATATGACACTTGCCATCACGTAAACTCTGGAAATATGATTCTGCGTCCTTCTAAGTGGGTAGTTGATTATTTTACAAAAGTGTGGAATAAGACAGATGATATGTACCACATTTGGTGGGAGAATGGAGCTATGTGCAAGATTATGTCTGAAGATCATGAGAGTTGTGCGGCAAATATTGAAGTCACAATGGAAGCCTATAAGTTTAATGCATATCTAATGGGCTTTAAAGGAACACGTATGTGGTTGCCAGGTGACTTTCTTGTCCATTTTGCTGGAATTTATGATCCGAAAAAAATGGCAGATCTAATGAGCGAAATTGAAGCTGGTAAGATTCCTAGACTTTCTATGTTTTAGTAGATATGTTGTTCAATAATAGTACTCGTAAGAAAAATAGTAAGAAAAAAAGCTACTTACATTATGGAAGTGCAGAAAAGGCACGGCAAACTTTGAAGTATTTACGTGGAAAGAGTCATGGAGAACAAGTACGTAGTGCACAGACTATGTACTTTCGTGCCAAGTACCACGCACATCAAACAAGTGATATGAGAGAAGCTATGAAGGTATATGCAAGGTTTCTAAAGAAACCCGACAGCTTGTAGATTATTTTATGCGTTCTATTTAGAAATGGCTAATACTCGTCGCAATACTCGCCGTAATCGCAGAAATATAAATGGTGGTAGTGCTAGTATGCTACAAATGATGGGTGCTGGTAAGATACCCGCTGTTGGCTCCAAGGCGGCTGTATTTCACGGAACTGCTAAACACACGTCCGGTGGACTTCACAGAAATGATTTAATGAAGACCAAGAATGGTCGCATTGTTAGCAAGAAGAAGCATGCGGCTGGAAAGAAGGCTATCAAGAACCTACGTAAGCTCGGCTACATTGCCAAGAAGGGCTCTTTCAAGCTCTTCACCAAGAAGTCTAAGCGTGGTGGCAGTGCTTCTCTAATGCCTCTCATGAAGGCTGTTCTCTAAACACTCCGTTTTAAGAGAGTTTGAATAACAGTTTCTAGTAGTCGTTTCCCTTGTTGATTCGATTCTGACGTATAATACCAATATAAGGATGCCTTAGATTCTTCTATTGTTGATACAACCAATGTAGCTCCCGCCACTTTTAAATCACGTATTGCATCTTTCAATACAAACATTCGTAGTATATCTGTTGTTACAAGACTCTGTAAAATTAATTCTACTTGTTCTGTTGCTGATTCTAGTTCTTTCGAAGGTGGAAAAAAGGTAGCGTCAAATATTATAAGAGGAGTTATTATTGGAGATGTTAATAGTGAAAAAACAACAAGAGTCGGTAGTTTAGGACCAAGTTGATTAATTTTTTGATAAAATGCTGTAGGTACTTGGACTTCTGGAGTTAGTATTACAAGACAAGGATGATGTATATTCTGAATAAAAGCAATTATAAGAGACCATTCCATCGGAGTTTGCGGTATAAATAGTGCATCATAACGATCGACAAGCTTCCACGCTTCCGATGAATTATGTGATGATATAAGAATCTTTCTTTGAAATGGAGGAGATTCTGTAAAGATTTGTTCTTGAAATCCAGGTGGGTAGGCTATAGGATGGTCATGTCCTAGATACCAACGAAGGCGTTTTCCTTTGATCGGAGCTTCAAAAGCTTCCAGTTGAAGTACAGACATTTGTAGTAATCTTGAAAGATATGTATAGATAGGTTAGAAACATATGACCGCACTACAACAGTTATTTACTGTATCTGTACTTTTATTCATGGTGGACTTGATTTGGTTAACAGGTATTGGCGAAAATTATCGTTCGATTGTACAGATTATACAAGGTGGTGAAATGGTTCGTATGCGTCCTTTAGCAGCGTTTATTGTATATCCTGCACTTGCATTCTTGGCGCTTCGTACTAAAAGCCTCAAGGATTCATTCTTAACAGGATCAGCTGTCTATGCTGTATATGACTTCACCGTCCTTGCTATATTCAACAAATATCCACTATATATGGCAGTTGCAGATACTCTCTGGGGAGGTATACTGTTTACTGCGACATATTGGATAAGAGAACGCTTTGGTCTATGAGCTTAGCGGCGGCTGTTGCGACGGCTTTTGCGGCTGTTGCGACGGCTCTTGCGACTGTTGCGGCGGCTCTTGCGGCTGTTGCGGCGGCTCTTGCGGCTGTTGCGACGGCTGTTGCGACGGCTCTTGCGGCTCATGTTGTTGCGGCGGCTCTTGCGACTGTTGCGGCGGCTCTTGCGACTGTTGCGGCGGCTCTTGCGACTGTTGCGGCGACTGTTGCGGCGACTGTTGCGGCGGCTCTTTGAAACATTCATCCACTTGAAACTGGGTCCCATAGAAGTTAGAGAAGGACGAGAAGGGGCGGCATTCATAGGGTTGTTTACAAACATGGCAGGGGCGTTGTTAGGCATGTTTCTCTTTCTAATTAGGCTAGAGATTATATATAAGGATTCCATGACCATTGTAGCAATGCTTGTCTTTGTCTAGGACGACAAGAAAGATCACCAGGTCTACAATTATGCTTGATTCCACCAGCATGCCTTGCAAAAGCTTTCCATCGTTTTATTTGTACACTATCAAGTTCTGGAAGTCTACGTCCCATCCAATAACGACAATACCATTGAAACCAACCGCGTTCATCGGGATTTGTAGATTTATCTGAGAGTGTATTATAACGCTTAGATTTATTCTTTGAAGCTACCCAGCCAGATTTTTGCCATTCTTGAAGTGGAAGACGACTATGGATTTTAAACAAATTTATTTGTACATCGGGAGATTCTGGACGAAGCTTGTCCATTGCGATTGCATCAAGAAACCATTCTTGAGGAAATTCTTCTAAACAATCATTTAAATATTTTCCTTCAAATACACCTAGACGTAACATTTGTCCAGGTGTAAAATACGGACTAAATTCAGGATCAAAGTTTGTTCCAGGATTTTCTTGTAGTGTATATGAGTAGTTTTTTACCATTTTATTGGAAACATGAATAATATCTCCTTTAATAAATGATTCTAAAGAACGGCCTTTTTTTTGTAAAGTTTCTATCATAGATTCTAGGCTCATTCCTATTCCTATAACATAAAAATTGATATATAACTTTGTATGTTTCATTGTAAACTCGTTTTAATGCAACGACAAGTACTTCCGCCTCATCCACTACCATCGGATTCTGAAGAATTTCTAGCATGGTGTAGTCCTCAAGAAAGAGCTGTGCATATAATGGCAATTCAAGAATTGGGTTCAAGCTACTTTATGGAAAAGAGTCATGGATATCAAGCTTGGAAGAAGATAACAAGTTCAAAAGGGAATACAGTTTCTCAACAGAGCAAATAGAATGCTTACCCCGAATCCATTAGTTAATGGACCAATTGTAAATAGATTAGATCCTTCATCATTTTTAAATTCTGGAAGTGGTTCAGCACTTGTCGTAAGTAGTAAACGATCAAGTCGTACAATTCGTATGGAAGTGAATAGTATTGACCGAGATTATTTAAAATATCCATATTCTTCAAATTTCGAATGGATACTACCCTATCCTGTGAAAGAAATACGAGAAGTTCGTCTTATTGGTGGAACAATACCAATTCCTTACATTAATATTGATACTACATGGAATAAATTTATATTTCAAGAGATAAATACACAATATACTATTACAATACCAGTTGGATTCTATACAATTACTACTCTTATGCCAGTACTTTCAGGACTTTTAAATACAGCTGTAGGTGCTTCTAGATATACCGTATCTCAGATTAATCCTACAGGACAATTAACAATTGTTTCGAATAATACATCAATACCATTTTTCTTATTGTTTCTTTCAGGAGAATTTCATGATACTTTTGAACGTACTACAAAGAGTCTTTTACAAATTGGATGTCCTGCACGTATACTAGGATTTGGCAATGCTGATTATATTTCTTCAGCTGGAATTATAACTTCAGCACGTTTACCTAACTTATGGTACTGTCTTGAACGTTCCTACTTGTATTTTAATTTTGATAGTACACAAGACTTACGAAATGTTTTTCGTGGAAGTGGTCGTAAAGAACCGAGTGTAATTATTTATAATGATGAAATAAATTCTTATAATTTTGCCCAAGTAAATTCTCAACTACCCCCTGTCCCATTTGTTAAATATTTAAATAAAGAAACTTTTGATACAACTATTGTTTCATCACCTGCATCCTTGAGTCGTATTCGTACAATTAATATTAGTTTACGAGATGTATTTTATAATCTTATTAATACTCAAGGCCGTGAAATGAGTTTATTATTAGAAATGGTAGTTGTCGACTAAAAAATTGGACGTATATGGAAAAATTACTTACAGTTAAAAAATGAACACTAATGATCGTACTGTTGTTCATGCCAATCCTATTCGATACCAACAACAAAATAGTGAAATTACAGAACCTAAACTACCAAACTACATGAACTATCTCATATGTTTTCGAGAGTTTGCAAATACATGTTTAATTTTAATAGCATGGATTCTTCTTCTAGGTCTACTTGGAACGATTATTTGGGTGATTATTAAACATTCGTAAAAATTGAATAACAGCACTTAAATATTTTTTCTATAGTACAAGTATTAAGTTCCCACTGAAAAACTTACAGAAAATCCTCTCTTCGCCTATGGGCTCGTTTTACACTGTTTCTCACCAACGTTTCCTCCGACAATGGTCATTGTGGAGTCAAAATCTTTCTTCTGTCAAACCCTATTACGCTGTAAAGTGTAATACTGACAGAAACCTTTTACAATGGTTACATAAACATGGTGCTGGGTTTGATTGTGCTAGTTCACAAGAAATGGATCTTGTTTCTAAAATGTATAATGGTCCACTTCAGAAAGAAATCCTATTTGCAAATCCTTGCAAGACACAGCGAGATATTCAAGTAGCGAAAGATTATGGCGTGTCTTGGGTAACAGTTGATTCAGTTGAAGAACTAGAAAAAATGAAAAAAGAAGAATATACTCCTGAACTCATCATTCGTTTGCGTGTAGATGATAAGGGTAGCACTAGCCCTTTTGCCGCAAAGTTTGGTGCTTGTTCAGAAATAACAAAGGAAATTACTCGTGCTGCAAAAGACTTTCAGATGCCCATTGTTGGACTCAGTTTCCACATTGGCTCTGGAAGTGAACGTCCAGAGGCATTTTACAACGCGATTATTCATTCCAGCAATATTTGGAATACGATGTTTACTAAGAAAGTAATGAATGTACTTGATATTGGTGGTGGTTGGTCGCATCATCCCAAACTATTCGGTGACCAAGCCTACCAAAGTCGTAAGGCTTTGGCGTATTGTTCTGCAGAAAAGGTGATTGCTGAACCTGGACGATTCTTTGCTGCTCCTTTGTATTCCTTATACGTTCGAGTCATTGGAAAAAAGCCTTATGGAAATGGTTGGAGGTATACACTCGACGAAAGTATCTATGGCCAGTTTTCGTGCATTCCATACGATCATGCGAAACCTTCTATGGGTTTGCTATATTCTAATGGCAATGCTAAGAAGACAAAGGCTATCTTATTTGGACGAACGTGTGATAGCTTAGATTGGATTGCCAACAGTATTTCTATGGAAACTATGAATGTTGGTGATTGGCTCTATATTCCGAATATGGGAGCATATACGACCGCTACTAGTACAGAGTTTAATGGATTTCCTAAGCCAGTTATTATAGAGTCTGATGAAGTTCCTCAAGATGTACGTTGGCTACAATTGACCTATCCACTGGCAAATATGTTATCTGTAAAAGATGCTGAACAAGATGTATTTGTAGAAGATACAAAAAAAACTATTGATTCAACCTTCCTAGTTCATGCACGTCGACCTAGTGAACTAAATCTTGGAAATAATGTGTATGATTGGACAGTTCAGCATTGAGAAAATTATTAGTATCAATACAAATAATAGAATGTCAGAATCTGGTTCCAATGATGCGAAGACCTGTCCCTGGTGTCAACGCTGGTGTCTAAAAGATGCTGCATGTGCCTATGTATTTGCATGTGGCCTCGATTTCAAAAACAAATTTCACATAGGCCAAGGATGTGGTAGAACTTGGTGTTGGACTTGTGGAAAGAAGTATTGCTCAGTCTACATAAATCCTACAAATGGGCAAAAAGAACCTGCAGCAAAAGATCATCATGACGCCCTGTGTTGTAAGCAGGAACCAGGGTTCAAGCAAGAAGACTATTGTGAAGGTGGTCACAGCCCACATTGTTCAAAGCGGTGGTAGGCATTATTTAAGAGATTTATAAAATAAAGCAAATATAGTTACAAAGATAATTACAATCATATTTATATAATTTTTATTTTTTACCTCATTAATCTTTATTTCTTCTTTCAATTCTAATATTTGATTACATAATTTATTAATAAGATACTTCATAGATTCTTTTTCCTCTTTGATTTGTTTGTAAATTTGGGCATCTAAGTTTTTGATACTAGTAGAAATTTCTTTTTGAATATCATCTTCTACTTCTTGAGACATAATAATTATCTATGCTTATAGAATTAATTTATATATAATCAATTTTACACTAATCAAAAAATTGACAATTGTGGACGTAGAATTACAAAGCCATAAATGGATCCTCTACAAGACGGTAAAAGCAATGCCGAAGTTCTTGAAGTCATGGGTAGTGATCTAACAGTTGTCAATGCCGCACGTGTTTCGTTTTCCAAAGAAAGTACACTATTTGAAGAGCGTGATTCCAAGCTCATCAAATACCTAGCGAAGCATAATCACATTAGCCCCTTCTTTCATCCTCAAATTCGTATGCGACTCAAGATGCCCATCTTCATTGCTCGTGAATGGTTTCGCCACACAGTAGGTTTTGCTCGTAATGAAGTATCTCGTCGCTACGTAGATACGCCTCCTGAAATCTATATTCCTAAGGAACTTCGTGAGCGTGATAAGAATCTAAAACAAGGTTCTAAGGAAAATACCATTGAGGAAAATGAAAGTGTTACGAAAGTACTCGAGGAATGTCTTTCTAACTCAGTAGGATGCTATCAATCACTCCTTGATTCTGGTGTAGCTCCTGAGATGGCACGACTTGTTCTTCCACAGACGATGTATACCGAGTTTATTGAGACCGGTTCTCTTTCTGCCTATGCTCGGTTGTGCAAACTACGTCTTGACCCTCATGCTCAGAAAGAAATTCAGCTGTATGCCGACGCAATTAGTGCACAGCTAGTCAAGCACTTTCCTGTATCTTGGGAGGCACTCATGGCACCTTCATCATAAAAATTTGAAATGGCTTTGGTAAAATATTTTTGTACAATATTTTATATAATATTATATACTATGCCCTGCTTAAATCGTTTAACAAAGGCTTCATTAAAACTTCCTTTTCCAGATGGAAAACATTACTTTTATGGAGAAAGTGCTTGTGGAAATGGATGTGAGGGAGATATATGTGATTCTTGCAAAGGAAAAAAGTCCGATCACGGTCTTGTAAATGGACCCTATGTTGAAAAAAGTCATATTTATGGTACTGTATGGTATTTGAAAGCTGTAAGGACTTATGGAGAACCTGCACTAGATGTTTTAGAGAAGGCTATGGATGCTCAGAAGAAAGCACGTAGTGGTGGGCGTGTTGCTAAGGTTAGTCTAGAAAGTCTAACAAAGAAAATGTCATCAGTAAGTCTACAAAGTCAAGCTTCTTCAACAAGTAGTCCTAGTATTTCTGCTACTCCTGTTACTCCTGGTACTACTGCTACTACTACTGCTACTACTACTGCTACAGGTGAAACTAAGAAGAAACGTGGTCGGCCCCCTAAGAAAGTTAGTATTCAAGAAATCATTCCTGAAACGAAAAATGTTGTGACTGAACTTGATGCTGAGAAAATGGTTGAAACGATGGATGAACCACTCGAAGTACATGATATAGTTCGTATAGTTCTTCGTCCGTTTATACATGACTCCAAGAAGTTTTGGCGTGATGAAGATCGCGAGAAGATATATGAGTATATTTCTGATAAGAAAAAAGGACCTTACGTCGGTCGTTGGGATGGTCAGGGTATTGAAGTATCCGTTCCTGACTCTGATGAAGAATAGAACATTAGCTACGTTTCCTGCACAAGATCGCCGCAGCCCCACATAAAAATACAAGGGCTAGTACAAGACTTGATTTTTTTGAAACGGCCTCAAAACCTTCTTTTACTGAGCTAGAAGGAGTGCCATCAGGTTTCATGGTTTTTGGCGTGGTGTCAAATGTAGTACGGTCTACAAAGACAGGATTTCCTTTTTTATCAAGTTGTTGCACCCAGCGAGTTTGGTGTGGGCGTCCATTTTTATATTCAACCGGACCTTGTACCCAAACATCGCCAGTATTTGGATCTTGTATATGACCAGCTTCACTTCCTACAGGAAGACTTTGTTTTACACAAACAGGATATACCGAGCCAAAGCCAGCATTGATCATGGGGCGAATATCTAAGGCAGCTTGTGAGTCTTCAATAATTCCTGGTGCAAGACCTCTTAGAGCGGGCATACCCATTTCTTTCATTGCTTTCTGGACCGATTTACCGAGTGCATTTCCTTTCGGAATACCTTCAAAGTAGGACCACATATCTGCACCATTACTGCAACTAAGACCAGTCTTCATAAAAAAGTTTATTCCCAAGTGTTGGAACGGCATACCTCTTGTCATAAAGCTCGAACTTTCACCAAAACCAATGACGTCTGTATAGTATACAATACCCTTGGCAGCATTCGCAACATCGCCTAGACTACCACCATTTTTTACACCAATTTGTTTCGGTGTAGGAAGATTTCCTGTAAAATCATAGGTAGGTAGTATAAATCCTGTATCTTCAGGTATTTTACTCGGTAGAATTTCACCTCGTTTTTCAGTTCCACCACTTGCACCACCATAGATAGATGTTTTTGACTTTGGTAATAGTGGAGGTGCTGAACCTAACATAATCCCTACTTATTCGGGAGTAATTAAAATTAAGAATAAGCCTAATAATGATAGTAGAACTCCTATAATTTGTAAGTTATGTAGCTTTTCATTGAATAGATAAACTCCAATCGTAAACATGAGTAGAGTACTAAACACATTCCAAATAAAGTTTACCATGCCAATCCCTTCATATTTGAGAGATAAATAGAGTAAAGGAATAACTATGATTGCATAAATTAACGAAGCTACTGGGATGGAAAAATTTGTTTTCATTCGTAAGGTAGTAAGACCAACCGCTTCAATTAATGATACAACGAGTATAAGAATCATTGCGTTAGCAATCGTTGTCATCTTATTCTTCACCTAATCCATCTAGCTTTTTAAATCTGAAATTATTCGATTCCATATTAGCCATAATACGATTAATATCATCCTTGGTTCGTACTTGAAGACCAATTACAACTGGAGCTGTTTCTTTATTGATAGATCGTGTATAACGAAAGTAGATAATATCATCACTTGGTGCAAGGACTTTTAGAATAAATGTTTTGAGTGATCCTGCACGTTGAGCAAAGTCAATCTTAAAGTAGTGTTTCAGACCCTCATAGACTAGTGATTGTTCTAAGATATCTGGCATACGAAATACATCCGAGTTTCCTCCTGAAATAATACAGACGATGTTTTTTCCTTTGATTTCAGAATTATTATCAAGAGCACACAATGAGAGTACACCAGCTGGTTCAATAATAAAGCCATTATCATTGTACATTTGAATAATTTTCGAGCATACATGACCTTCATTAATAAGAAACATATCATCTAGATTCTTTTTACAAATCGGAAAGTTCAAGTCACCTACTTGGCTGATTGCTGCACCATCTACAAAGTTATTAATAGATTCTAATTTTATAGGTTGATTTGCCTTTAATGCTCCATACATAGATGGAGCACCAAATGGTTCTACACCAATAATCTTTGTAATCGGTGAAACTTCTTTAATATAAGAGGAAACACCTGCTGATAGTCCACCACCACCAACTGGTAGGAAAAGATAGTCAATAGGAAGTTGATTCATTTGTGAAAAGATTTCTACACCTACTGTTGCTTGACCTTCAATAACTTTTTCATCATCAAAAGGATGGACAAATTCTTTCTTCTGCTCCAATGCATGTTTCTTTGCGTGTCGAAAGGATTCTTCTAGATTGGCACCTTGCAGAAAGATATTTACATATTTTCCACCAAATTGTTTTACTTTTTGAATCTTTTGCTGAGTTGTAATAATCGGCATGAAAATATCACCTTGGATAGAAAGATTATTACAAGTATAGGCAACTCCTTGAGCATGGTTTCCTGCCGAACATGTAACTACTGAGTTAGATTGTAGTGATGCAATCTTATTATAAGCACCGCGAAGTTTGTAGGAACGAACAGGTCCTAGATCTTCACGTTTTAAGAATATGTTTGCATGATGGCGTGTTGATAATTCTTGATTGAATTGAAGAGGAGTTATTTTACAAATAGATTCTAAACGTTTTACGGCGGCTTGAATATTTACAAGCTTTGGATAGTACATTTCGAAATATATTATAATTACTATATAAGACTATTTACTATCAATTTTTTAGGTAAGTGAGTAGTTGTTGTACCTTGGGATTTTTTCTTACTAGGTTCAATATATTTTCAATAAATGTATTAAATGTCTTTGTCATAAAATCATTTGTTTTCCAATGAGTATGAATACAAACTACAGGAATATTTTTTACTGTAAGTTGTAGACTATTATTTGCAGACCATTCAGCTTTTCGCTCAGTATACGATACAGGAGCTTGAAACATACGCCACCAACCATAGTTAATATGCCTTCCAAATATATAGGGTTCAATATAATTTGCTAGTTGGTCTAGAGCCAGTTGTTCAAAGAACTTACTTACCAAGGTTTCATTATACCATATTTCTACTATCTCTTTACTCTGTATATATAAGAATCCAGCATTATACTTTCCAAAACGAGCTTCGTCCCTTTGTTCTATTTCATGGGGACTTAAGGCAAGTTCAGTATTTTCTGGTATTTCTGGAAGTGGACCTAGCCATAGTATGTCCGCATCACAAAATAAGACACCCTTCTTATGTTCTTCTATAGCCCACTTCATAAGATTAGTTTTTTCTAATGTAAAATCATGAAATAAGTTCGATAGCTTCTTCCGACTTGGTCTTAGTTCCATTTCTTTCCGTGTAAGATTCTTGTAGATTTCGAGTTGTTTGGTTGATGTATGGATTAATCCTTCATAGTTAAATGATTGTAGAGTTTGTTTTACCGACTCAGTACAATATATATACAAGGTGGGAAGACTAGTATTCCATAGCTGTAGCGTGTATAGGAAGATTTTAAGATCATCAAGGGCATTTTCATTTACAAGTAAGGCTATTGCATCTGGTTTGAATAAAATTGATCGTTCAGATGTTGACTCCATTATTATATGCTAGGAGTATGGATAATGAATTCTTTACACTCCATCAAGCTCAAATTCAAATAAAAAAACCCGAAGACCAGTTCCTAGACCTACTCTGTGATGAATTCAAATACATGTCAACCCTTAGTGAAGAAAAAAAGACTTTCAAATCCTGTACAAAGTGCAATGCAGGTGAAGATAAGTTACTTCAAAGTGATACGATTCTATGTATAGATTGTGGAGAAGTACTAGCTCGTCATATCGACTCTTCTGCCGAATATAGATACTTCGGTATTGAAGATCGTGGTGGTGGAGATCCTAGTCGTATTGGTGCACCTTCCGATCCTCGTCTTCCTGAAAGTTCACTCGGCACTGTTATCTTACCCAAAGGAAATTCCCAGCATATGGGAAAGGTTCGTCGCTATCATCAATGGAACATGCTTCCGTATAAGGAACGTGCATTACTTGGTGCATTTGATCGTTTGAGTCTAGCAGCAACAAACCATGGTCTAAGTCTATCTGTAGTTGAAGATGCAAAGGAACTCTATGTAAAACTCAATGGATTATGTGATCGTCGTGGTCTTTCAAGAGATAGTCTCTTAGCAAGTTGTGTCTACACTTCTCTTAAACGTGCTGGTTCACCCCGAAAGCCTCAAGAGATCGGTGCTATGTTTAGTCTAGCTCATCATACTTTTACAAAGGCATTCAAGTTCTTTCAAGAAGTTCTTGCACAAGCGACTCAAAAAGGTTTATTAAATAATAATTGGACACCTAGTAACTTAACTAGCACCCGTGCTATTGACTATGTTACGGTTCCACTAAGCAAACTTCCTATTAGCCGTGCTGAATATCACAAGTTTCTTCTTGAAGCTCAAGAACTTGCTGAAAAGGCAGAAAGTCAAGATATGAGTCCTGAAAATACTCCGCCTTCACTTGCTGCTGGAATTGTCGCTTATGTCTGCGAAAAAGCAAAGAAGGGTGATATACCACTTGCAAAAATTGCCGCTTCTTGTGATGTAAGTCTTGCGACACTTCAAAAATGTCTACGCAGACTACAAACTATTTTAGATACGTGATTATTAGGATGGGTGGTACAGTTAGTACAACTAGACCAGTTACTCGTGAACAACTTTTACAAAGTACACAGAGTAGTCGTGACTTTGTAAGTAAGTTATTTCAAGTTATGATTACAAAGTTAACACCCGAAGATTTCATGAAACTATCCAAGTCACAAACATGCAGCAGTTTTGTTTTTTTAATGGCGGATTCTATTGGAAAAATCTTTGATGACCTACGCATACGCCCTAAGCGCGATCATGATTCAGGTGTAGTTTTTTTCCAAAAGGTAGATACTCTTCGTGCACAAACCGCTGAAAGTCGTCAGCTATGTCTAATTATTGCCTATTTTTATATTCGCATTTTCCAAATCTTTGGTGCTCTTGCTATGACAGTCATTGATGATCCTTCAGCTGGTGCAGTACTTGGGGTACTTAGATACCAGCCAGGTGCTCCTGAAGGTCCTGGTCATCGTATTCCTGGTGCTCGTGGAGCAATGTTAGGTGGTGCCGATTCTAGTCACTTTGCTGGAAGTGGTATAATGAGAAAGTTTTTATCTATCAAAGACCTACTCAATGATCCTGAAATGTATTCTATAAATGGAGAACCTGATAGAAAGGGTTTTCAATTTATAGATTCTGAAGTTCGTCTATTTCCTAATCGTACAGATTCTAGAAACTTATATCTTGAAATTGATGGTGGAACAGTATTTTCTACTCTTGAACTATCAGATCCTGTTCGCAAAACGGACTCAAGTCATTTAATGGTGGTTAAGTTGCGAAACTTTAAGTTTGTAGATGCTTCTGTTGATAGCTCAGTTCTAAGCGTTGCAAATGCAGCTGTAAAAACATTAACATCAGAGTTTAAAGTAAGTTCAATAGACGGAAAAAAAACTTGGTATCGTGAAGGAAGAAACCTTATAGAATCACTAGAAGATGAGATGGCAAAAGTGGTACGTCGTGTTCGTGACTATGTCTTACATCCTGAAAAGGCAAAAGGAAGGGTTGTAGAAAGTGGTGCTATTGCACAAACAGATGTAGGTGTACCTCGTGGATTAGTCAATCAATATATTATCCAAACCTTGAAAGGTATGGTGGGATACAAGGCAACATCATTCTGTGTAGCTCGTGCCTTACAGCTTTTAGATGCAAACTCCTTGTATCAACCTCGTCCTAATGAATCGACATCTGGTATCTGTACAACACGATTTGATGCCCTGCCTATTTCTGTTCCTGAGTCAAAAAAGGCGATTAGTAGTGTTCCTGGAATAAAAGCCCTTGATCAACTCTACTATGTCAATCCGCATATTGGACCCAAGGAAGAAGTATTATTTGATAAGGTTGACCCTGATTATGCAAATTTTTTATCCACCATGACTGGACTCTTTGGAAGTTCAGGGGCTGCAGCAGCAAGATTTACTTCTATTGATTCTGTATTAGCAAAGGATCCGAATTGTGCTCCTAATGCTATTAAACACTATCTACGTATTCAAGATCCTAATGCCATTCAGAAAGTAATCGTAGTTGTACAGCAATTATTTACAAAACAATTAGAACATAGTAAAAAGGTAATAGGGTTTTTTAAAGAAACACTATTTGTTATTAAGAAAACTCGTGATCCTGGAAGTGGAGTAATAGGTAGTTATGTTGAAATCCATCCTCGTATTTTACAAGGAGGTCTTGATGAACTTGCAAAGATCAGTAAGGCTGCACGTGATATACTTGTAGAGTATTACAAGGGCTGTGAAGAATTATATCAGAAAGGTGTGCAGGAAGTTCTATCGTCAAAGTATACGGTGGTGGGTTAGGATTCTTAGACCGCCGAACATTTCATAATCAGTATAAGATTCTTAAGATGCTAGTAAGGAAAGTATAGGTCGTGTAACAGGACTTCCAGGATCAAGACCATAGGTTGTCCATGATGTCTGTCCTCCATGTTTCCAATTTAACTCTATATGAGGCATTGCTTTAGGAGCTTCAATAAAGTCATATGGAAGAGCATCTATCATAACTTCAAGATTAATTGCGGTTTCATACAAGGTTTTTGTTCCAACCCAGAATAAGATTTCACACCAATGTTTTTTAGCGTCCTCAATTTCAAAGGTCGGCTGAATTATGAGAATATTTGATTTATATTTCCATACTTCAACAAGTGAGTATACATCCTTTTCATACAAGATAAGACCATTTGGATTTTGTTCTAACCATGCGGCACGTATAGTTTGAATACAATCTTCAATTGGAATTTTATGTATTTTTACTGGAGATACATATAAGTTTGACTTTCTGTAAATATTTGTTTGAGTATATAGTGGTGGTAGTGGACTTTTTAGCCAACCATCATTACGGAAAAAGTGTATAGGTCGTTCTTTTGTAAATAGTTCAATTGCAAATAAAAGACAGTCCGCAATACCTTTTTTACGCCATGAACTATGTACACATAGCCATGTAATAAGTCCTGTCTTAGTGTAGTTTGAATCTATAAATAGTTGACCAGTATACCAACTAAAAACAACACCTATTAACTGTCCATCATGGTCACGTAGTTCTGCTCCAATTAAGGTTGTTTGTAAAAATGTTTCAAAGATTTGTGGCGGTATGCGAAGTTTTACACGACCAGTATAGTGAGTATATAAGAAATCTGAATATTCTTGTGCATGATTTATTGTGGCTTTTTTCGGAACATTGTCTAGGCATGACTTGGATATCTTTTGAGGTGTGTGAAGGATTTGTTTCATAGGTTTTGAGAAAGGAAGAAGTCTTCGTTGTATCCATGTAAACCACCCGATAGAAGGAGCTTTATCAAAAAAACGTTCTTGCCCCATTATTAATTAGATATAGAAATAATAGTTTAAATAAACCATATTGTTTATCATTTAATAATAATGAAAGAAAAAAAGAAAAATGATTAAACAGATACAAAAAACCAAGGATGCTACTTTCTTCAATGAAAATACTGATTTGAATAAATTTGAAGCATGGTTTTTATATTTTTATGTAAAAATGAACGACTTTACAGATGAAGAAGTTATTGAAAAAGGTATTCCTTTGTATTTAGGAGTCCTTGGTTGTAGAAATGACTTGATACAACAGAAAGTTATAGAAGAAGTACTTATACCTATCATTGGAGAGTTAGGTAGACTACCTGATAAGTGTATTCTACCTTCTGAAGGTTCGAGTAGTATCTTTCTATCTGACTGGGCTGAGTCATTGAAAATACCTCTTACTGTCTATGAAGCAGATTGGCGTCGTCACTTGAAACGAGCAAAATTATTTCGCGATTCACGAATTCAGAAAGAATCTACGCATTTTATTATCTTCTTAAATAAACGTAGTGAAGCAAATCAGAAAATTGCATATCGTTTATGTAATCTTGGTAAGAAAGTGTTTACAGTTTCTTATAAAGATAATACCATTGAGGAATTGGTTACTCATTATTCGGAGATTGAGAACCTCCAAGAAGAGCACGGGAGCAAACTAAGTACTGGAAAAGAGCAAGGGTTGCGGCAATGGATGCAGTTAGAAGACCTTGAAAACCGATGCCTACTGATAAACCCCTAGGGAGTTTGTAACTTACTAAGATTCCTATTGTTCCAACAAACGCAAGTACAGCAACGGCAAGATAGATCCAGTAGATTACATAGTAGGTATTGCATATCGTATTACTACTTATCTTCTTCATCCATTGAGGTTCCATGTTTCTAATTAGTATGTGCGATTTTTTATACACCTCTTTTAGAAATGGCCAAGTCTCGTAAATCACAAAGACGTAGTCATAGACGTACTCGTAGACGTATGCGAGGTGGTCAAGCTCCTGTAAATTATTCTAATCCTGGACCTATGCGACAAAGTCTAGCTCAAGGTGAAGACTTTGAAAGATACCATAGTGGTCAACATGGTGGAATGAGTCCTTACCCGGCTTCCGTAGTTGCTTCAACACTACCCGCTGAACTAAGTGCATCTGCTCGTATTAATCCTACATTACAAGCGTATCGTGAAATTGCGGGATTAAAGGATCCTGGTCAACAAGGTGGTCGTAGAGATCGGAAGAGTCGTAAGGGTCGCAAGAGTCGTAAGGGTCGTAAGAGTCGTAAGGGTCGCAAGAGTCGTAAGAATCATAAAAGCAGCCGCAATAGCCGCAAGAATCGCAAGAATCGCAAGAGTCGCAAGCAATACGGTGGTGACTTTGTTCGTTGGGGTGGTGGTGGTTACAATTTAGATGTAGATACACCTATGAATATTGGTGAATCATATAAGATGCTTATACCTCCGAACATGGTAGCTCAAGCTGGTCTACATCCTGAATGGAAAGATGCGGCCAATCCTAGTTCTATGACACCCAAGTAAACTAGTGCATTCTATGAGCACTAAATTTGGTTAGCTTATCACCTGAAGGTCCATCTGGATTTGTAAATAGTCCTTGAAAATACTGTAAGTTATTTTTTAGAACTTCTAATTCAGACTTTGTTGCCTTTACAATAATTGTTAAATGAAGCTCACCAAATCGTTCATTATCAATCGGCATACCTAGTCCATTAAATACTAGAGTTTCTGTATTTTGAATTCCTATAGGAATATCGAGCAAAATACCATCAGGATATCCAGGATGGTCCATAAAACTGACCTTTGTTCCACAAAGACTTTGACCAAGTGTAATGATACGTTTAGATTTTAAAATCGGTCCTTCACGTACCCACGAATTATCTTCATCTGCCGCTTGAATTTCTACAATCACATCACCTGCTTCTTCAAATTCATCTATATGACTACTTTCACCAGGAAACGTAATTACATCACCCGCCTTCATTCCTTTTTGAATGTTGAGTTGTAGGCTCTTATCTTGACGAATAAACTTAGAACCTGAACATCCCCTACATGAATCTCCACGAGTCTTTCCTCGACCAGCACAAGAGTTACATGGAGCCATATTCTCCATTACAATAGGACCCATTTGTACAACTTGGCGTTTCATACCTTGTCCATTACAATCATTGCAACTACGGGTATTTGTAGCTCCTTCACCCTTACAATCTGGACAAAAACGTTGTCTTTCCAAGTTAATTTGTAGTGTACGACCATAGTATAAATCTTTTAGAGTTAAAGGAATTTGTGTCTTTCGTGTAGAAGCCTTTCCAGGTCTACGTCCTCTTTGTTGTTGGTAGCCACCACCCATTCCTCCACGACCAAACATACCAAACATTTCATTCATATTGAACGGAAAAGGCATTCCACCTGGCATTCCATTATTCTGAGGATTTTCACCAGGTACTTGTCCTGTTTGGTCGTAAAAAGAGCGTTTTTGATCATCACTTAAGATTTCATAAGCCTCAGAAATACCTTTGAATCTTGCTTCTGCAGATTCTTTTTGGTCACTTGATACCTTATCAGGGTGGAATTGACGACTTAACTTGAGATACTGTCTACGAATTTCACCAGAATCGGCTCCACGAGAAAGTCCTAGAATACTATAAAGGTCTTTTGACATCTGTATCTAAGAATGTACATAACGTTTAGATAGTTATGAGCATGTACATCCTAAAGAATAAGACTCTATGTATACTAAATGGAAACTTCTATCATATGTCAAAATGAGGTTGTGGAAATCTGCAATCGTGCCTTAAAAAGTCCTACCCACTTATTCATGTATGGTCACCATGGTCTTGGCAAGACTACTCTAGCATTTGACTTTCTCGATTCGTATGCCAAGTTACATAAAATTAGTCCCCGTGATCCTGATTTTTTTCTATGTCTAACTGCTGATCAAGATCGTGGCATTCATACTGTACGTCAAAAACTATCTGATTTTACTCGTGGCGTTCCTAAAAAAACATCGATTGTTCGTTGGGTTCTTATTGATGATGCTGATACACTACCTGAAGTAAGTCAACAAGCTTTAAGAAGACCTATTGAACAATATGCCCATTTAACATGTTTCTTATTTATTGCTAATAGTTCAGAATGTTTAATTAATGCATTACAAAGTCGTTGCCAACCTGTACGATTTATTCCTGTATCAATAATGTCATGCATTGATACTCTTCTAGAACGTCAGAATTATAATATTAATGATGAACGAGTAAAGGCATGGCTCGGTGCAGCGAGTCTTTCTAGTGTAGCAGAATTTAAAAAAATGTCACAAACTCTTCAATGGATTTCTCCTGAAAATCCGAGCGTAAAAGACGCAAAGGATATATGCTCTACTCATGATTATGATAAATTTATTCCTTTATTAAAGTCCATTGCCTATAATAATCCTGATGATTTATATAAACAAATTGGTATTTTATGGCAAAATGGTACTAGTTTTGAAGATATCTTATACGCAATTCAACAAACCGCTGATTTATACTTTGTCCTACCTTCAAAGTCACAAGAAAGATTATACATGTTTCTTGTAACAGGTTGGTCCTACCATGCCCAAAGTCGCTGTAGTTTCTTAGATATCTTATCATGTGCAAAAGATGTTGGACTATTACAAAAATCTTAGTATTAGTAGTCTAAATCTTTAGAACTAAGTATAAATAAGATGAAGATATTTTCTCAGCCTCCACCATGGAAGGTTGTATTAGAAGTTTTAACATTACTACATATTCCTACTGAATTTCCCTGTACATTTCAAAAACAAGATTTATATGATGAACAATTTGTGATGTGTGCAATTATACTAGAGCCGTATTATTTACCTTGCAAGGCAAAAGAGTTTTTAGAATATACAACTGCACTACGATGGATTACAATCTTGCGTCATATACTTTCTTGTTATGGATATATGATTACAACTATTGAAACAACACGGAACAGAAAAAAGGCCATATTATATACAATTGAACGAGCTTCTGGGACATTGAAAAGTGCAGTGGCAGTTGATTTCTCATAATGGTCTAAACTTCAACTTAGGATTATATCATGAACATGATATGGAAAAAGTAAAACAATATATACAAGATCATAACTTACTTGTTTGCAAGTCTAAATAAATATGTGACGGCTAGATCACTTTCTTTAATCTGCTCTTCACTCATACGTAAAAACCATCCAAACATTCTGCGTTCTAAGAGTTCAGGCCAAGGAAAGGGTATATATAAAGTTTCAGGATGAATCGTAAACGGTAGATCACCTTCTGTTCCAGCAGCTAGTAAGTCTTCTAGTTCAATCTTACGACCATTTGATTTACGTGTAAGTTCAGCATTCGGCATGATCGTTATGTCATTTCGACTACTTCCAGAAAATAATGCATCCCAGCGACTATCATTGCGAATTTCACGACCACCATGTTGTTTTTCAATACGAGGTTCAAGTAAGTTTTTCCAAGTCGAGAAGAAAGGATGCTTCGGTTTTGGAGACCATAAAGTATGTTGATTTGGTAGAATAGTTCCTTGAGGACCTGCATAAGTTTCAAGAGGATCTGAACCAAAGAGTACTACCTTATCATTAGGTAGATTAGGAAGAGACTTAATACAGATTGTTGCAGGATTCATCCAGAGTCCACCAAACTTTTCTAAGAAGGCAACTTTTAGATAGGTCATTTCTTCAGAACGAAGAGGAATATTCTTATTACGCATAGGAGTAGGCAAGTAGCCTAGACGACGTTGAGCATCCGCTAGACCTCCAATGACTTCTACGTGATACTTTGTTGTTGCTGCGGCAACAATAGATTGGTAACAGAGATTTAAGAATGGTAGATTATATACACGACTAGAACGAGCACCAAAGTCAGCCCACCAACGACTATTTACCTCACTATCATTAATAAATATCCAAATCGTAGGAGTATTTAATCCTAATTGAATAAAATTAGGATCTTCATATGTATCTTTTACTTTCTTTTTTTTGTAGATCGATGCTGCAAAAACAGCGGCACTTAATATTCCTAAAGAAACTAAGACTGTACGGGAGTCCATCTGTTATTCATTTAGGATATTATTTTTATTTTTATTTATTTAATAAAGGGGCTGAATTGGTTTCACTAGATTCACTAAGTTCACTAAATTCACTATATACTCTATATACTTGTGTATGTTCTAATTCACCACATATATCTGGTAATTTAAAATCAGGTATCTTACTAAATTTTTCATAACATTTATTTTTTATTATTGATGGAATTTTGGCATTTCCATCAATAGATACTTGATTAATATCTTGACGTAAATATTTCATAAATGTCCTACATTCTTTTCGAGCATCGGGTGGGATATAAATTTCCTCTTCAATCTTTCTTCGTATTGTTCCCCACATGATAGAATACTGTTTATGTTCTGTAGCACGGGTTGTATAGGATAATTTTTCTTGAAGCATATTTGTAATACTTACAATAATAGATAAGGAGCCAAACGCCCATGCCATTTGAAATCCATTAATAATAATACCTCCTGCAATAACATTTGATAAACCACTTATTATAGTGAGTACATTTGAAATAATTGTTATAATACGTGCACGTGATTCAAACTCAGAATATGCTTCTGTATGCATCCATTCAAAAGCCTTTGCTTGATCACACCATTTTGCTAACATAAGTTCAATAGATGGTGTCCACTGCATCCTTCCTGATGTTGTTAGGTCATCCTCTTTTTGTTTTTCAAGTGTAACACTCATTTATTATAAATATATATTATTTATTATTTATGGGTAATAACTAACTGTTTCATACGTTCAAAGTAGTCTCTTGCTCCAACTTGTTCTTGAGCTGCACGAATTCTTCTTGCTTCTTCCTTTGACTTTTGCTGTGCATCAAATTGTTGTAAGTAGGCTAGTTCAGATTCTGAGTAACGATCAGGAGCTCGTTCACGTTGTGCTTGGTATGTATTAAAATCTCTTTGTTCTACACGAATTCCTTGAACTTTTTCTGTAATAGTGTTTTCCTTTGTATAGGCTTGACGTAGATCTGTATACTGTACATCTGCGTTTGGTGCAGCAGTATAGTCAGATGGTCTATCACGACCGAGTTCTACACCTGAAGTTGGAGCTAGGATAAGTTCTTGAGGATGTTGGAACTGTATGAGTTGAGAGTCATTACGTCCATAGGCGTGTTGTTCTTCTTCAAACATTTTATTAAAGACTTCACGATTAAATTCATCACTAAATTTCTTACTTGAATTAAGTTTTTTATGTTTATCTTTTTTATCAGATTTTTCATCCTTGAGCCAATCACCATATCCATCATCGTCAGGATCTGGCATACGAGTTTTTTCAAATAAGTTATTAAATGCTGTAAGATTAAGATTTTTCGCATCAAGGACTACTGGTTCACTCGGCATTTTCCATTCTTCAGATTGTGAAGAACGTTGTGTTTGTACAGATTGTAGGTCTTGTACTGGCTGTGAGGAGGATTCTTTACGGCCTTTGACAAGCTGTAAGATATCTTGTAAGTATGCATAAGCACGGGTAACAGCATCAAAGGCTTCTTTTGAACCGCCTTTATCAGGGTGTGCTCGTAGTGCGGCTTTTTTATAGGCGAGTTTTAGACCTTCTTCTGTGAGAGCAACTTCTTCTTGAATATTGAGAACTTTGAGACAAGCTGTGAAGAATGACAGAGCTTTTTCTTTTTGTTTAGGTTTGGATACACGCTGGTAAGCATCTTGTTGGTAGTTTTGGGGTGTTTGTTGTACAATCTGCATTTGGATTGGGTGGGGTCTTTGTTGTATGGATTGTTGCTGTATGGGTTGTTGTTGTATGGGTTGTTGGTATTGTTGTTCACCTGGTAGTAAAGGAGGTTGGTGTCCGTGTCGGATAGCTGCAGAAACTTGTAATAATGTTCCATAGATACCTGTGACTTTTGCCGAGTGAACAATAGCTTGATCTCCAAGAAGTGTATCAATCATTTGGAGACGTGTTTGAGAATTTTGTATTGCTAGTAATTTCTTATATATGTTAATATGTCTTGAATCTATTCTAGTCTGGACTTGGCCCATTTCCTACACTTGGTTTATGATGTTGAATTTATTACATGACGCAGACGTTCAGGTGTGAGTATAGGAATCATGGCTTCACATTCCCACATTTGTTTATGTCCAGCTGTAAATAATTCAAATGATTTAGGAAAGTACTGTGGTAAGTGTTTAGGGATTTGGCGTAACTTAGGATCACGAACGAGCCAAAAACTTTGAAAGGGAAGTACAAGAGCTAGTTGTTCTTGAGGCTTTAGTAAGATACCATTAATGGGTGATGAAGGAAGAGGATTCTTTATGAGCCAACTACTTAGGTCTGACCATAGCGGAGGAAGAAACCATGCGAAGTGCCAAGACAAGTTTACAGATTCACCCATATAGTATTTACCAATCCATATAAGTCCCTTGCAGTATTCGTAGCATAGGTTGTCAATATCAGTTTGACTATGTATATTCAAATAACGTCCATAATAGATTCTTTTCCAGTCAGCTTTTAAGGTTGTAGGTGTTTCCATTAGTGCAAGATCATCGCATAATCTGAGTGGAGTCTTGTTCCATTCATCTTGTGCATGTTCCTTCGACGTGGTCCCACGAGTTCTTTGATGACGCTGTTTAATCTTTTGAGATACTGATTCTTGAATAGATTCTTCTTCATTATATGCCAAGTAGGCAAAACAGCTTTGGAGAGCTTCTTTGTTCCATGAATTATTGGAAAATAATGGCATCTTAAGTTTGGACCGTACATCTAAAAGCATGTGTAGTAATAAGTCATGACCACCTTCTTTTAGTTTTACTGACATACTATGCGGTAAAAAGTCATTTCCTAAGAGTGACATACCCATACAATAGTCTAGTTCATAAGAGGGGTCGTTTTGTTCTTGAAACATATAAGATCGTAGTTTATCTATACTAAAAAATGTATATTCTTTTTCACCCATGTCACCACAAGCCTTATTACCTAGTTGTTGACTAGGTGTAGGTTTAGAATCGGCTGCTTCACGAAATAACCATATTTTTTCTCTAGATTGTAAGAGACCTAGTACAATTAAATCTGCATCAAGACCATATATAACATGAGTATTTTCAGTTTGAGTCTTACGTAGTTCATGAATGAGTTTATGTTCACCTTCACCCGGTTCATCAGCAGTACTTATAATCCACTTTACATCTTGTCCCGACATCATATGGAGACGCTTTCCAAGTCTTTCCATAAATTCCGTTCCAGGTGTAATTGCATTTGTATCCCAACGAGGCTCATAAGCTTGTCGTATACCTATACGAACTTCTTCATCTGCTGTCCAATAACTCTTAAATCTACGAAGACGTTGTTGTCGTATCTTAGCCATAGGTACAACACCATCTACACCTATATAGACTTGAATTGTAGGTTGTACTATCTTGACCAAGTCTTTTACATACTTACAAACGGCTTCAATCGTTTCATTTTCCCATTGAAGCCGTGTATCATCTCCTGCATACAAAGTTGCACCAGGACGACGTATACAATGATAAATCATACAGTTGAAATCAATCCAAAAGTGACTAGGTCGTTCTGGAAGTTTCTTTAATACTAAACCCGGTACAGTATCACATAATGTTTTATAATACGAAGGAATACCCATGCTTCAAACAGGAGAAGCACTCTATGTCTTCATATATCAAAGAAGGTTTAGGTGTTTCATCAGAACTTATGCAAAAATTAACAGGATTTCTTCATCCTGGTCCGACGGAATTTATGCGAAGTTTACCCGATTCCTTATTTTTGGGAACATCATTTTTAGCACTCTTGACTCAAAACTTTCCTCTTGGAATTCTTGTATTTGCCATGACAGAGTTTGCTGTACTTGATTGGCTTTTAACAAGTGTTCTTAGTTCTGTAGGAAAAAACAGCGGTAATGTGGATTCTGATATGTGTCTTCCTGGTCTACCCAGCCCCTATCAAATTAGTATCTTAGGACACTTATATCCACAAACAGAGTTTCCGAGTGCTAGTATTTTATTTATAGCATCTACAATATTTTATACAATGGCTTCTATTCTTAACTTTCGAGATGAACTTAAAGAACTTGGTCAAAAAGAAGCTGAATGGAAAGTACGCATACCCCTGAGCATGGTCTTTTCAACTATTTTGTTACTATGTTATGTATTCTGGAGAGTTGCATACGGATGTGATGGGGTTGTTTCTGCACTAGGTTCCGTTGCTCTTGGTGCTATATTCGGTGGAATTGTATACTTACTTCATGTCTACTTATTTGGGAGAAATTCTATTAACTTCTTAGGCCTTCCTTTACTTGCTGATAAAGCCGAAGGTGGTCATCCTTTATATGTATGTGCAAAACCCATGAATAAGTAGTAGAGTGGCAGATGACTTCCATCATCAGTCCGTTTGTATGCGGAACAAGAAATTTATTAAGTCAAGGATTTCGTGGTCTTCCGGTTATACTTGGAGGTGCAATTCTTATTCTTGGAATGATACAAGGAAATATAAATTTTCTATTCTTCTTCATTGGATTATGTGTACTTGCTCCTACTTCAGCTCTTGGTTTAAATATGCTATGGGAACTAGTGTTTTCTAATACACCTTCTTGGTTGACAGTTCCCTTTGTCTTATGGAAACTTCCTGAAGGAAGTTCTGAAGCATGTGCAATTTATTCTATTGGTTCCAAGCTACCTCCAATAACTATGAATGTAGTTCCTTCCTATTGGCTAACAATGATTTTCTTCTTTTTTACATATTTATATATGAATGCACAGAACTTATATAATATGCAAGAAAATAGTAAGGCTCCTAAGGCAGCTACAGAAGCTCGTAAGGCTCAGAGTATGTCAAGTATGATTCTTCTTTGTGTTGTTAGTATAGTTACAGTAATACTACGTTATGCGACAGGTTGTGAGACTGGTCTTGGCATAGTTATTTCTGGACTACTCGGTGGATATATGGCAAGTCTTTGGTACAAGTTTATGAGAGGGTGTGGTCTAGGAAGGTTAGATGATATCTTTGGAATTAGTAATCGTATCTTACCTATGCAAAGTTATGAGTCGGCTGATCCTACTGTTTGTGTTCCTGAGTAGATTTTTCAAAAAAATTGATCCAAATTCTAGCTTATTTTCTAAGTTAGAGTTTGAAGTTTAAGAATGTCCACGATTATGGTAATTCGTTTTATGCGTGATCTTTCTAAGCAGAATGAAGATGATGTAGTCTATATTAACCCTGAATGGGATACACTAACAAACGATATGTCTCTTCTTCAATATCATATTGTTATGAGGTTTTCTGAAGATCGTTCTAGTACAGAACAGCGTGTATCTGCACATAATCTTCGTAAGTATCTACGCTCTCTTCTGAGCATTATTGCAAATGATCAAGATCCGTTCAAGGGTGTACAGATTGATATTCCTAATACTCCTAGTGTACTATTCAAGGTATCTAATCTGATGGATTCCCTTTCTAACATTATGTGTCTTCTAGAAGTTACGATGGATTCTTGGCCAAAGAAGATTGGTGTATGAGTCTAAAATTTGAATTTATACTAAGTATAGGGACCATATAAGATACAATTTAAAATATCAATATAAAAATCTCCAATATTTGGTGTTAAGTTATCAGGGAAACCAATACCTGAATATATTTTTGTACCATAGACTCCTGTAGCTCCTATAACTCCTGTGGATCCATTGAGACCATTAACTCCTGTAGCTCCATTGAGACCATTAGCTCCTGTGGATCCTATAAATCCTATAACTCCTGTAGCTCCATTGAGACCATTAGCTCCTGTAGCTCCTATGGATCCATTGAGACCATTAGCTCCTGCAAGACCTGTAGCTCCTATAACTCCTGTAGCCCCTATAGCTCCTGTGGCTCCTATAGCTCCTGTGGCTCCTGCAAGACCTGTGGATCCTATAACTCCTGTGGCTCCTATAGCTCCTGTGGCTCCTGCAAGACCTGTGGCTCCTATAACTCCTGTGGATCCTCTAACTCCTGTAGCTCCTATAACTCCTGTAGCCCCTGTTACTCCTGTAGCCCCTGTTACTCCTGTAGCTCCAAGTATAGAAAAAGAATATGCCCAATCATTACCTGAATTAGGAGTTAATTTACGAATTTTACCATCACAATTTAAAAGTAAATTTCCATTATTATCAAACACAATAAAACTAGCAAATGAATTAGCATTTACACCAAAATTAAATAAAGCAGATGTACCAACACCATCAATAAAACCACTTTGTATACCTGTTAAACCTCCACCAACAATTGTTGTTACTAAACCTGTTGAAATTACAACTTTACGAATACAACTATTGCCACCATCTACAATATAAATATTATCATTACCATCTCCTATAATAGCCATAATTGTCATGCTAAATAAAGCATCACTTCCAAAACCATCTGCATGACCAGTTGCTCCTCCATTTCCAGCAATATTTGTAATTATTCCAGTTGCTATATTATACCGTTTGAGAATACGTAATAAAAGTTGATGAGCTGAAGTAGTTATTCTAGAAGTAAGAAAGTATAAGTTTCCAGTACCGTCTGAATATATAGGACTACCTACAGGTGTATTTACAGCAGATGGTGTATATACATCATTAACTAAATTATATGAACTAAGTGATGAAGCTTGTGGAAAAGTAAAATATATAATTCTATTATAAATTACAGCAGCACCGTAATCTTTAACAACACCACTAGTACTAAGTGTAGATATATCTCTCTTAATTACAGAAATAGAAGGGGGTCCTGAAGGATTATTAGGATCTATTACTATTTTTATAATTACACTACTATTATCCTGGGAATTAGCAGTATCTTTATCAAATCCCATAACATATAAATCATTAGGATTATCAGGATCTGTTACACCCCAGATAATAAATTTAATATATTCTGTACAATTCCAATAAAGACTACCAGTACAATTTCCATATAAATCTGTATAATAGTAAATTTTTGTTTTGTCTTGTGGTACAGAATAAAAATTATTAGGATTATTAGCTTGAAATATCATAAATGTATTTATAAGAGGTAATGCTGGAGTTGTAGTTAAAGTTGATGTTGTATAACCCCCATTAGCTTGAAATCTATAGAAAAATCCAGATTTTGTATTTATATAAGAATCATTTAATCTACCAATTTGTGTAAGAGGACGATAACTAGTTCCACTATATATAATACTTCCTGTATCTCCTATAACTCCTGTGGATCCGTTAACACCTGTGGATCCTCTTAGACCTGTAGCTCCTGTTGACCCTATTAGTCCTGTTGAGCCTATAACTCCTGTTGACCCTATTAGTCCTGTTGAGCCTATAACTCCTGTGGCTCCTATAGCTCCTGTGGCTCCTGCAAGACCTGTGGCTCCTATAACTCCTGTGGATCCTCTAACTCCTGTAGCTCCTATAACTCCTGTAGCCCCTGTTACTCCTGTAGCCCCTGTTACTCCTGTAGCTCCAAGTATAGAAAAAGAATATGCCCAATCATTACCTGAATTAGGAGTTAATTTACGAATTTTACCATCACAATTTAAAAGTAAATTTCCATTATTATCAAACACAATAAAACTAGCAAATGAATTAGCATTTACACCAAAATTAAATAAAGCAGATGTACCAACACCATCAATAAAACCACTTTGTATACCTGTTAAACCTCCACCAACAATTGTTGTTACTAAACCTGTTGAAATTACAACTTTACGAATACAACTATTGCCACCATCTACAATATAAATATTATCATTACCATCTCCTATAATAGCCATAATTGTCATGCTAAATAAAGCATCACTTCCAAAACCATCTGCATGACCAGTTGCTCCTCCATTTCCAGCAATATTTGTAATTATTCCAGTTGCTATATTATACCGTTTGAGAATACGTAATAAAAGTTGATGAGCTGAAGTAGTTATTCTAGAAGTAAGAAAGTATAAGTTTCCAGTACCGTCTGAATATATAGGACTACCTACAGGTGTATTTACAGCAGATGGTGTATATACATCATTAACTAAATTATATGAACTAAGTGATGAAGCTTGTGGAAAAGTAAAATATATAATTCTATTATAAATTACAGCAGCACCGTAATCTTTAACAACACCACTAGTACTAAGTGTAGATATATCTCTCTTAATTACAGAAATAGAAGGGGGTCCTGAAGGATTATTAGGATCTATTACTATTTTTATAATTACACTACTATTATCCTGGGAATTAGCAGTATCTTTATCAAATCCCATAACATATAAATCATTAGGATTATCAGGATCTGTTACACCCCAGATAATAAATTTAATATATTCTGTACAATTCCAATAAAGACTACCAGTACAATTTCCATATAAATCTGTATAATAGTAAATTTTTGTTTTGTCTTGTGGTACAGAATAAAAATTATTAGGATTATTAGCTTGAAATATCATAAATGTATTTATAAGAGGTAATGCTGGAGTTGTAGTTAAAGTTGATGTTGTATAACCCCCATTAGCTTGAAATCTATAGAAAAATCCAGATTTTGTATTTATATAAGAATCATTTAATCTACCAATTTGTGTAAGAGGACGATAACTAGTTCCACTATATATAATACTTCCTGTATCTCCTATAACTCCTGTGGATCCGTTAACACCTGTGGATCCTCTTAGACCTGTAGCTCCTGTTGACCCTATTAGTCCTGTTGAGCCTATAACTCCTGTTGACCCTATTAGTCCTGTTGAGCCTATAACTCCTGTTGACCCTTTTACTCCTGTTGAACCTATAACACCTGTAGGTCCAATAAATCCAGTATTTGCACCTGTATCTCCTTTAACACCTGTAGGTCCAATAAATCCAGTATTAGAACCTGTGTCTCCTTTTAGTCCTTGAACTCCTGTTACTCCTATAACTCCTGTTGACCCTATTAGTCCTGTTGAACCTATAACTCCTGTTGACCCTATTAGTCCTGTTGAACCTATAACTCCTGTTGAACCTATAACTCCTGTTGAACCTATAACTCCTGTTGACCCTATTAGTCCTGTTGAACCTATAACTCCTGTTGGCCCTATTAGTCCTGTTGAACCTTGTAGTCCTGTTGAACCTTGTAGTCCTGTTGAGCCTATAACTCCTGTAGGTCCAATAAATCCAGTATTTGCACCTGTATCTCCTTTAACACCTGTAGGTCCAATAAATCCAGTATTAGAACCTGTATCTCCTTTTAGTCCTTGAATACCTGTTTCTCCTATAACTCCTGTTGACCCTATTAGTCCTTGAATACCTGTTTCTCCTATAACTCCTGTTGACCCTTGTACTCCTGTAGGTCCAATAAATCCAGTATTAGAACCTGTGTCTCCTTTTAGTCCTTGAACTCCTGTTACTCCTATAACTCCTGTTGACCCTATTAGTCCTTGAATACCTGTTTCTCCTATAACTCCTGTTGACCCTTGTACTCCTGTAGGTCCAATAAATCCAGTATTAGAACCTGTGTCTCCTTTTAGTCCTTGAACTCCTGTT